TCTTTTTTTTCGGGTTCTCGCGGTGTTAAACCATTATAGATCAATTGGATTTGTTTTATTTTAGTTTCATTTGGTTTATAATTTTCTTTGATAATTCTTGTAACAACTGAAGTAGACATTCCTACACTACGCGCAGTTTGGGAGTAATTGCCTTTTTGAGCATATTTGGTTAGAATTTCTTCAAGTAATTCCGGAGTAGGTTCATACTTCTTGCCCATATTGCCCCTCAAAGAATTTATTTTTTACCGCAAATTCCATTCTACGATTTAATTCTTTTACAAAGATATTTGCGTCTTTAATATTGTCAAAGAAAATTTTTCGCCAAACTGACTTATCAGAACGTAACACGTGAGCATTATATACTAAAGCAATATAGTTATAAAAGTCTTCTGGCTTCAAACCAAATAACGCAGCTTCAAACACTTGAATACCAAACAATGAAGTATTGTGATGTGGGCATTTGGTAAAAAGTTCCCAAACCTCTGTAGAACCAGAAATAAAATAACACTCATAAGAAACCCAGGGGCTTTTATCAAAATTAAAATATTTATAATTTGTCATATTAAATCACACCATTCTTCATTATTCCAAAGACAATAATAGATGTCATTATATTCAGGGTTTTCTTTCGGTTGCGGCCCAGAATAAGCGAGGATTTCTTTTGGTTCTTCTTCTAATGAAACGCCACTTTCAAGAAACTCTTTTATAATTCTTGTCGCAACAGAAGAAGAAATTCCAACTGCTCTTGCGGCGGCAGCATAAGTGCCTTTTTCATTGTAAGTTCTAATTAGTAAATCATATTGTTCTTTTGATAAAACTGTTTTAGCCATATTTTTACCTTCTTTCTTTTATATAGAAATTATATAATAAAAAAAAGAGGAAGTCAAATTTCTTCCTCCGTTAATGCTCCTTTATGGTTAAACCGCCACTTTGAATGATGCCGCCCCATTGGTAAAAATAGTAAGTTTTAGGTTCTTCATTATCTTCTCGTGCAGTAACTAAAATCCATAAATTGTTTTCACTTGAATGCCAAGAAATATCTACTAGTTTTTCGCCCTCTGGCAAATCCAACTCAGTTTTTCCACCGAGACTAAGATAACTTGTAGATGTGCAAGAAGAAAAAAGAAAAATACAAATTAGTAACACTAAAATAAGGATAGTCTTCTTCGTCATACTATTCTCCTAACTTCTTCATACAACATTGTCGCCTTATCATTAATTTCTCTATTATCGTGATAATGTCCAAAATACCAATGGTCAAAATTAATAGTATTTTTAATTTCCTCTAACCATTCTTCTGTGCGGTGGTCTACTTTGCTTTGGTCAATTACACCCTTCATAAATAGGTCTGTAGGTTCCCAACTTTCAGGGCAAGTGTGGGAAAGAACAAAATCATATTTAAGGTTATTTTGATATTTCTTTAGTTCTTCAAGAATGGTATTTTGAAGTTCCGGTGTGAGCTGCTCATCTTCATACCAAGTCCAATGCATCAATTGCCGCCATTCTTTATCTACCGAATATGCGCCTTGAAGGACAAGAAAAAGCTTCCCATAAATCTCCCAAACGGGAAATTCGTTCTCGCAAAAATACCATAGATTAGAATATTTTTCATCGTGTAGCATTGGTTGGACTGTTAAAGGACAATGTGTTTTTTGAATGTCCGGGCGCGGCGGCCGGTCATGGTTTCCTTGCAAGCCAAAAATTGTAATTGGAAATTTAGACACTTGTTCTTTTCTACGAACTTCTCTACGATTATTGTATCCTTCAAAACGAAGGGCATGGTCGCCAAGAAGAATAAGGATGTCAGAATAGTCTGTTTGTTCGTCTTGGCAAAATTTTTCAAGCCAATCATAGGAGCCATGCGTGTCTCCTCTTACGTAAATACGATTACTCATTTTCTTTCTTCTCCATTTCTTCAAATTTTTGTACATACAGCCGCTTCATTTCTTCATTATACATTACACGAAAGCCTGGCTCCTTATAAAAAGTGGGAAGGAATGGCTCTGCGTTTTTATCCAAATCATAAATATGCCCATCGTAATTTGGAAACATCATAAAACTTACAATGATTTTCTTGGCAAATTCATCGTAATTTTTAACTTCTTTAATTTCAATTGCGGGTGCGAGTTTTAACATTTTTATTTATTTTCCTTTCTAATGTAGTAAGATGTTTTTCTCTTTCATCAACAAGACCATAATAATCTACGAACTATATCACTCTTACGATTTAAAGAAGAATGCTCATCAACTAAACCAACAGCACCATTTTCTTCACCGCAACGAAAATCATTGCGTTTAAAAGTCGTTGCATCATAATTATAAAAATACATATAACCACTTTTACTTAGATAAATGGCTTGCCATCCAGTATCATAAAGTGAAAGAATGTCTGCATGAATATGTTTAATACAAAATGGAGTTTCATTTTTACACAATGCAAATTTAAAAAATGTGCGGCCAGAAATTCCTTTTTCATATGTTTCATCTGGAATTACTACAAACCCATCTACAACTTCAACTTGCATACTTTCAGGTAAATCTTCAAAGTCTGGTAAGTTCGCGAAGTTTTCAATTGTCATATCGCTAACAAGCATATTATCTTTCTCCTTGTTTTTCATTAACAGTTTTGAATAGTCTATAAAGCCAATCATTTAGGAAGTCATTAGTTTGCTTATTAAATTCATTTTTATGAGTTAAACAGTAGTTATCACAAATAGTGTCAATTTGTTTAAAAGCCCACTCACGACTTTTCTCGGCTTGTTCAAATGGAAGTTTGTCTCGTTTAAAGTGCATAAGGATTTCGCGTTCTTTTTCAGAACAAACTAAACATTCCTTATATGGCATATCATTTAAATATTTTTTGAGAAAAATTAAATTACGATGTAGATGATGTAGTTCTTTTGGCATATAACCATATTCTTCAAAGATTTTTTTATTACCTTCACTTGGATGGCTAAAACCCCTATATTTGTTATATGCTTGGCCTCTTACACACTGAATTGCGGCATAACGATTATAGTGAGCAATATCTTCACGATGTCGCAAAAGTTCATTCCAGAGGTCGGTATAGACATTAATTTTATAAGATAAATCGCTATAGTCTGTGAATAGTGTTTCTACGAAATTAATGTTTTGTTTTTTATAACAAGCAATCATCTCTCGTGCATCTTTAATGTCTACATGAGAAGAATCCGGCATTTCTAAAGTGGTGGAAAGAGGCTGTTTATCCAAAACCATTTTTCTCCAAGTTGGAACAACGATAGTTTTTGTATCTATATCGCTATTTTCATCGTCAAGATTGTAATTTTGACTGCCTTGAAGTAATGTGATAAATGGAATATTGTTTCTTTCACGAGCATATTCTTCTGCTTTGTGAGCATGTTTATTTAATTCAATAATAATATCCATAGTTCAACTTCCTTTCCTTTTATATAAGTATTATACGATAAATTTTAAAAAAAGTAAAAAAAATAAAGTGCCGAAGCACTTTAATTTTTATTTTTTAAAATCAAGTTAAGCACAACACCAGCAATTAAAGCAAGTGCTACACCAGATAAGGCAAAGGTTGTGCTGCCAATGGCAATACCACTAATACCTAGAGAAAGAACAACAGAAACGACGGTAATGTTCTTATTATTATTTAAATCTACTTGTTGTAACATCTTAATACCACTACAAGTGATAAAACCATACAAAATCAATGCTGCGCCACAGAATACACAAGAAGGAATAGAAGTAATTAACGCTTGCACTGGACCAAAGAAACCAAGAACAATCATAATAATTGCAGCCCAAAGTGTGGTCCAAGTTGATGCTACCTTAGAAAACCCGACGGTGCTAATTCCTTCTCCGTATGAGCATGAACCTAATCCGCTAAATAAGCCATTAACCAAGTTAGCTGCGCCTTCACCAAAATAAATCTTACTTAGGCCAGGGTTTCTATATAGATCTGTTCCAATAATCGCACCAAGTGCGGCGTGGTCAGAAAGCAATTCCATAGAAGCGGAAACGGTATAAACAATATACAGAACAACAATAGAAAGAATTGCACTCCAAGAAATTGTTGAGAAATGGAAGAATCCAAAATCAGGAACAGCGAATAACTTAAGATTCTGGAATACGCTAAAATCAACAATGGGATAAATACCAGTTAGAGTTAAAATAATTGCGACTCCATAACCAATTAGTGTGCCGAGTAAGAAAGGCAAAATTTTACCAAGTCCCTTAGCATATTGGGAGATTAATGCAATTGCGGTCATAGTAATAAAAGCAATTACAACGCCCCAAATTGAAGTCTGACCTGCAATTTGTACATAAGTTAAGCAGAACGGCATAAGATTAATACCAATAACTGCGGTAATAGCGCCAATTAAAGTTTTTGGGAAAATCTTATAAATATTATCAACATCAACTTTGGAAAAAATGTATCCAAAAATACAATATACAATACAAGAAATAATTCCACCAATCACCGCACCAGTATAACCTCCAAGAGTTAGAGCGGCGAGAACAGGTGCAACAAAAGCGCCAGAACTACTAATATACATTGGGCTTTTGAAGTTAGTAATAATCAGATAAAAAATCGTGCCAATACCTGCGCCGACAAGTGCAGCAGCTGCGGAAACACCGCAAATTTGAGCAATTAAACAAGTTGCGACGAAACAGGCAAGCACAAGTTGGAGAGAGAATAGAAGATTCTTTCCAAAAGGTGGGCGGTCAGAAATATTATAAATCATCATCAAAACTCCTTAACATATTCTTTATTCATAAATTTTCATGATATTTCTCTGGCAGACGTTCAAAATATTTATATGCCCAAAGATACCCACCACAGCTACAACGCTTTCCTGTAGCGGCATCATTAATATGTGGAGCGCGATGCCCAAAAATTTCCTCACCAGCACGAACGGCATTATCATAGCTTTTTATATATAATCTGGTTTTTAAATCATAGCAATGAATCTGTTTTCCCCTTAATGGAGGTTGATATGGAGGAAAATTCTCAGTATAGTGATAACTCCACATTTTTCCCCCGGATTGATGATGGTTGTCATTTAATAAAGCACATCTGCTTATATCGCCACGACTTTGAGGAAAACCTATAGCACGAGCGGCACTTGAGATACTGCAATATTTTTTATCAAAACTGCCATCTAAGTTATAACAATAAATTTCTGTGGTTTGACTACTTGTAAAGTTATCCATATTTTCAAGAGTACAGCCACCATTGCTACGATTATAACCTAAATTATAACTATCATAGTAGTCAATCCAATATCGCTCACGTTCAGATAATTGCTCTAAATCACATTTTTCAATAATCTCAAATTTAAAATAATCTAAACCTATTTGATTCATATCTTGATATAAAGGAGCATCACGATACTTCTCACGTTCGCTAGGTCGCCAATGCTGAAGTTTCCTATCGTGGAGGTTTTTTGTTTGACCAATATAAATCATATTGTTCTTTAAATTTGTAATTTTATAAATACCGCTTTGGCGAGAATCAGTAAAAAGGTCGTATTGGCGCTTTACTTGCTGAATAAGTTCTTCACTGGTAGAACAAATTACGCCATTCTTTTTAACGTAACCAACTGCTAACAAATTAACATATGGCCATTGATTCTCGCCAATCCCACTTAACATTGCGTCCAATTTACCAGAAGAATAAGTTTTGCTGCCTTCTCGGCTATCGTCATAAAGTGCAATAATAGTTTTTCGGTCGTCTTGTTCGCATAATGCACAAAAATACGCCGTTTCATAGGAGCTTCCTATAGGAGGAAGGTCTCCAGACATAATACTAATTACTAAATCTGCTTGTTTTAGCCGAGAAATATCTCCTACATAAATATCAGCAGAAGTTGCACATTGTGATTTATCGTTAATTGTTTGGTTATTTTGCGCCAAATACAAATCTAAATCAGGGCATACTTTCAAAATTTCTGCTTCTAAATAAGAATTAAAATTTCGGTCTCGTTCAGTAAAAATGGGCGCTGCTAAATATGCCTTCATAGTAGGCGTTCACTTCCTTATTTTTTTCTTTATTATATTTAAAATTTTTATTTATGTCAAATTTAAAAATCAAATAACTACATTAAATTTGCAATGCTGAGAGAAACATTCAATTTAGTATTAGCAGCAACTTGATTAGCAACAAATCCCCAACGGGCTGCTTGATTTGCATCGCCGCCACCTTGACTTGCAATCGCGGTCATCCATAGGGGATAAGCTTGGTGGGCAGTATCAAATTCTACATTAACATAAACGATGTCAGCAATTACGTCTTGATAATTTTGAAATTTTTCAATAAGGCCGCGTAATATGGCCGTGGAAGAGACATAAAGATTATTAACATTCATAACAAATAGAGTATTTTTTTGATTCATATCAATACCTTTTTGTTGCTGATTGAAGAAAAAATTTACTCTATTAAATGCCAAATCTAATACTTTTGCCGCAAGTTGCATTTTAATATAATTTCTTATCTACTCCTGAACACCAGCATCACCATGATATATAGAAGCAGTAGATTGATTCAGCATTGCGAACATTATTTGTGCAGTAGGAATAGATTTGTCTGAACCATTCTAACTAATTAAATCTAAAGAACTATATAAATTAGTTCCAGAAGCTTTCATATTATTAAATCTGCTAATATCATCGCCCATTAAACCAATAGAACCAGTCATACCACCTGCAGTACGTTGCTTTTCTGAGAAAGCAATGTAATATGGATTCTTTCCCACTGTCGCCGCTTGAACACTATCTACTTTATCAAATTGTTTTTGAATAGAAGGGAGGTCAATAATATTTTCATTAAAATAGTTGTCTAAACTTGCTTGTAAGTTTGGTAAATCTTTTTTCCCGCTAATTGACTTTAACCAAGTTTTGAGTTCGCGCTATGAAACGCTAAGGGCATCTTTTTTATTCTTATTTTTTTGATAGCCTTTAAAAATTTCTTCATTCGTTCGCTTTAAACGATGTTGCGTGCCATACCGTTTATTTTCATTATCAAAAGCATTAATATCTGTTCCTATTCTTAAATCATCATCAGACTATACTATGTCTTTAAGGTCTTCAGGGCCTGGTACTAATATTTTTACATTTCTTGTATCTTTCCCTGTTAGCCAAAGCTTTGTTATAATTTCTTCCCATACTGCACCAATGGCCTATTGATAGGCTTGCTGAACTGAATTATTTACATCTTGTATATAGGATTTAGCCATTGCAGTTTTAAATTGCTCGGCAAGTAGTCCTTTTAATGGACCAATTTGTGCTTGGTCGCCAAATACAAGTGAAATAAGTTGCCGTACTGCATAGTCTTTAGTTTGTTCACTTAGCTCATTGACAGCTTTAGTTTGAATTTCTGTAATTGAAGAACGAAGTTTTTGTTGCTCTTTATCTGTGGCTTTTCGTCCAGTGTTTTCCTCTAATTGCTATTTAGCCACATCATAGACTTTTTGCCTTAAACTATTTAAAATTATCATTGGGTCGTTTTTACCTTTTTGATTTAATGCCTGACCAAGTTTACTGGTTCTTGCATTCCAATTGGCAAATTTAATATTATTCCACATAGCAAGAAGTCTTTGTTTTTTCTTTTTACTGCGTTTACTTTTTTTATCTATATCACTGCGGATTTTTTCTTGAAAGGCAAGTAATTCCTAAATAGCCGCGGTTAATTCTGGATTTTTAAGTTCAGTGGTATTAGAAGTAGGGTCATAAGAATAGGCCATGTCTTCTTTGTTAATTGTCTCTCTAATTTTGTCAAAGGTACTATTCATATCTTTAATAAATGATTCATTATCTAAATCTAATTTGGAAAAAGATTGCGCCATTTTCGCGGCTTCTTGCTCTAATTGACTGGAAGAATTTTCCCATTTATGAATTAATGTTTCAATGATACCAGGACCAGTTCGTAATGCTTTTTCATCCATATTAGTTAATTGATTAGCTAAGGCAACTAATCCGTCTACTAAAGTATTATAAACTTGATAATAATGTTCAGAATCTCCACGAATTTGGGCGATTGTTTCTTTACGACTCTTTTCTTTGTTCTGCCAGTCGGCCAAATTTTGCTTAAGATTTTGTATCATTTCTGGTGTGCCGCTCATTACTTTAGAAGTTTCTCCGCGTAAGGATTTTATAATATTTTCAATAGTTTCATTGCCATAAGCTGCCCGTATATTCCTTTCTATTATTGTTTGTTCTTCATATTGCTAATATAAAATAGCAAGAATTTCCTATGTTGTTGCCTCAATATCTATTTGGCCTGTTGCAGCAGTGACAAGTGCTTCAAAACTTGCATTTCCGCCGCCATATAGCGATGCGCCTTCTGGAGTTAGAATAACAGCATAGCCGCCAACGCCAGAAAATCCTCCACTCATAAAGTTTCACCACCTAAAAAAATAAGAGAGCCTAAGCTCTCTTAATGAATGTCTTTATAACGTTCAGAACTTAGTGCTTCAAGCATTAGTTCTACGCCGGTTTTACCGGTCATAATTTGTTCAAAAATCGCGGGGCTAAAGCCGCTGATATAACTGTAATTTCCATCAAGAGCAGGGATGACAGGATGTTTTGCGTTGACATTCCAGAAAATTAATTTAGGCATCCTTATTCCGACACTTTTCCACTTTTCTTTAATTTGGTCAATTAAAGTTTGAGGATTCGCCGCAGGCATATAGTATCGCCCGCGAATTTCACAAACCCCTTCGTCCCACTGCATATCGGAAATAATTACAAGATACTCTGGAATATCTTCTTCATTTAAATTATACTTCACAATATTATTTAAAAGAAGATCAAAAGTAGCTTCAATGTTAGTATTTTCACAAAGATTAGTTTGGTAAATACGCTGAACCTTGTCAACAAAATTGACACCCTTAATTTCAATCAATTGAGGCTTAGAGGAAAAACTGATATAATGATTCTTAAAAGGACCATTAGCTTTTTCCGCACAATACATACCAAGAGAAATTGCCACATCAATAGGCGCGGCGGAAGCAGCACCACTACGCATAGAACCAGAAGTATCAACAATGGCCAGAGCATTAAAAGTAGCATTATTGAAATAGTCAGCAAGATTCTCCCAATACTTCTCAAGAGTATTGCAGGTTAGTTCATCTTGCCAATCAGCGTTAATAGCTTGCTTTACGACTTCATAGGGGAATAAGGTTTTTGCATTTACCTTAGTGGTCTTAGACTTCATAAAGGCTTCATAGCGTTCTTTAGTGTAATCGTTCTTTGCAAAAGCATTACGATACTTAAAGCCGGCCTTAGAAGGTAATTTATCAAATTGAATTTCATCCCAACGATTCTGAGACATTAGAGTTTCAACAATCTTAATCTTCGCGCGCAAACCAGTAAGCATCTTACGATATTGCTTAGGAGTTAAACGCATATAATCTGCAAGTGCCTTACCATATTTCTTATGTTCGGCAGAAGAACAATTCATTGACCAAATCCACTTTGCACATAAACTGGGAGTTTGGCATTCCATATCAAGTCGCAGTTGGCGATCAAAGAAAGTAAAAGCATCCAGCATACAAGGAGTATCCATTATAGCATAGAGGTCGTCATAACGGCCAACAAATGGAATATAGTTAATATTTCGCTTCACAACTTCGGGATGTTGTGTAGCAAGCCAATGAAGGCATACACGGAAAAAGCGACGTTCACCATAACCATTGCCGCGAATATCACGAATAAAGAACAAGCACTTTAGCGCGAGTTCAGGATTCTCGTCATATGCTTCTTTAAAGAGAAGAATAACGTCATTGTCACTCTTTACACGATAAGCGCCGCCAAGGGCAAATAGATCAAGGACTTTGTTTAGGGTAGATTTGTGCGCTACTGCGCCATTGGTGGTGTAGGTATAGTTGGTTTCTTGCTTTAGGGAATTTAGTAGATTATTCATGTTTTCTTTTCTCCTTTTCATTTTGGAAGCAATAGAGCTATTGCTTATCTTTTATAGACATATTATAGGAGAAAATTTTAGAAAAGTCAAATTTTAAAATAAAAAGAGTAAAGGTCGCGTCTCATTGCCGCATCCATACCTTTACTCTGTTAGAGAATTATTCTCCCTGTCGGTTCTAACCCAATTCTGGCTTGCATCTAACTCCCCGACTTGCTATACTCCACATACCTGTGGGCCTTCCTGCGGCACGACCGCCTACTGAGCAAAATATGAGGTAAGCAGTTGTCCCATCATATTTTTGCGCTCTGCCCGCTCCTTTAAAACAGCTCGGACTTGCCGACACCAATTACTCAGGAATTGCACCTTATGCCGCGGCATCTTGGCATACACTGTTACGTCTGTAAGGGGTCTCCTATCTCGTATAGCGTTTCCATTGTAGAGCCTAGCTCTCTGCGTGCCATATTTTATGAGGTTTTCATGATTACATTTAAAATCATCACGAGCAGGTATTTACCTCTAACTCTCAGTCTGGTTAAATGGAGCCGAAATTCAGAATTGAACTGAAATCTAAGCTTTACAAGAGCCTTGCACTACCATTATGCTATTTCGGCAAGTAGGAGCAACGAAGCTCCTAGATTAAATTTGTTTTAGGTTAAAATTAGGAAATTATTCTATGCCTTATTTTATAATAGATTCTAAAGCAACGGTTTTGTGGTTAGGAAAATCAAATCTAATAATACAAGCAATTTAGTATTTAATATATTGAATATATTATATTGAATTATTAAAGGAATAAATTTTTGTTCGATCATTATAGCACTTAATATTTATTTAATTTACTGTATATTTTATGCAGAACAGCCACCTACACTGCTTCCTTTGCAATTGTTAGAACAGCCCAATTGGCAAGTAGTTCCACAGCTACCTTTGCAGCGTCCAGAACAAGTATTGCGGCATGACCCTTTACAAGTCCAATTGCATCCAGTATCACAATTTTGACTGCAACTATCTCCACAAGAACGACACGTTTCTGAACAAGATGTATAACATAAACCAGTGCAGGAAGCTTTACACCCGGTTGCTTCTAATGTTGATGCAGCCTTTTCTGCTGTGGTTAAACTATTTAACATTGTTTGAATTGTAGTTAAAGATTTTATTGTAATTGGTTTATTTAAATCATAATCTACATTATTAATATGACTCAATGGTTCAACAATTTCTGTAATATGGCTAACTTTTATTTTCCCTTTCTATACAGGCATATCAGTATAGCTCGTTGCATAGTTTGCTACACTTCCTTCTGCATTTCGCCGAGCTAATTCGTTTTTAACTTTTTCTTTAATAGCAATGAAATCCTCTGCTGTAATTTTATCTCCTTTTAGCCAGCTCATAAATATCACTCTCCCCATTGAGAAAGTGAAAGCAACAAATCATATTCTTCAGAGGGTATTATCTACAAAGCATATTTTTGTTCAAGATAAATTGGGAATCTTTTTTCATTTTCTTCTAAACGGTATTTAAGATTCCAATAATAGACATTGGCCAATGCTGCGGCTCGGTGCATCCAACAAATATTCGTGCTACGCTTACCGATCTTTTTAAATTGCTGATAATTCCAAGCACTGCACCAAGAGCAGCCCGCGGCGATTGAACAATGCGTACATTCTTCCGTAGACTAATTACTACGAGTTAATGTACAAAGTTTACACCTAATTTCTTGACTTTCTGGCGTATTATAAATACCATTAGTATCACCAATAATTAAAGGCTCAACTTCTCCACCTAAAGAGCTTTCCATATATCTCAAACAAGGATAAGCATTTCCGTGCGGGTCAAAAGCTAACATATGTCCATCACCGCCGCACCAGTTCGTATTATCACTAATAGGCAAGGGGACGTTCTAATGGCTATCAAAAATACTACATTTAATTTCTAAATTTAATAACAATTTATTTGCTAATTTTTTTAATTCATTATAATATATTTTTGCCTATTCTACTGTCCATTCTACTTCATAAACTGGATTGGCATTAATCACTGTAACGCCTTCATTTAAGAAATAATCTACAATTTTATTTAATTGAGATAAATTGTCTGGAGCAATGGTAACTTTAGTTTCATCTCGTCCCCCGACATCTTTTCCATAATATTCCCAATAATGGTGCGCCGCGGTACTTGCTCGTTCAAAACTACCATTACCATCACGGTCAAGACGGCAAATATCATGAATTTCTTTTGGGCCATCAATACTAACGGTCATAGAAATAAAATTGTGAAATTTTTGTAAATATGCCTATACTTTTGGTTCAAAATAAAGAATACCATTTGTTGCAAAACTTGTGCGAAAATTATAAAGCCACTCGTGATTTTTTTGCAAACATTGGTCAATAAAGTATTCAGTAGCAAATTCCATAATTTCAACGTTCATTAGAGGCTCGCCACCGATAAAATCAAGAATTATACCATGAGTTGTATGATTGATAAATGCGTCTGGCTTATCTTCATCATACATTCTAAATAGTAAATCAATAATGGCTTTTGCAGTCTCTTTTGTCATATAATTGTGGCTTTTATGAATTTGATAGCAATATGAACATTTTAAACAGCAATCATCGCAAACCTATAAGGTAATGTTTCTACAACTTCGTAAATCAGGTTCTGAATATAAAGTTGCAATTAAATCTAAATAAGACTTTTTCATTTAATCCTCATATATAATAACATTATTATCAAAGTCAAAAGTATAATGTTGCCAATCACCTTGTGGCTTATATCGCATGCCATATTTATCTTTTGCTTGTTCTAATTCAATATATAACTCGGTAGCTTCATTCACTTTTTTATCTAAAAAATCTGTATATTTAGAACTATTATCATTCATATAAGCCAAAACTGCAAGCAATGCATTATACTTATGAAATAAACGTTGCACTTCAATACTTTCTTCATATTTAATAGGCACACTTTTTATCATGTTTTTATCTCCTTTTCTTTTATTATAAAAGAAAAATTTACTTTTGTCAAAAAATAAAGTCGTAATATTACATTACGACTTCACTTACGAAATTTATCAATACCTTTTGGAAAAACACCATCATGAATTCTATTAACAAGAAATAAACTATCAAATTCCGCGGTCGCGTAGGCAACACCTAACATAGAACGTGCATCAGCACGATAACTGCCATCAAAATTCTCAAGAGTATACTTGTCTGCGGTGCCATCGCTATTAACACAAGAAATAAAACTTCGCATGTCAGTAGCAGTAATTAATTCAATATTTGCTCTAATCATAATTAGTTCCTTTCATATGAAATAAAAACAAGACAGGATACAACCAAGAGCCTACCTTGGAGGTGAAAAATGCATTCATCTAAATAAATTGCTGATCTGTCTTAAGGCCTGGTAGAGGAGAAGAGATTTGAACTCTCAGTGTTTCTTCGTGGTTGATTTTGAGTCAACTGCGTCTCGTCATTCCGCCACTCCTCCATATTAAAAGGGGAACTTCCCCTTATAAGTGGGACCTGCATCAGTCCCATTTTGTTTTGTGTAGGATAGTATATTCTCCGCGGATGCCCTCCTACCGAGCAACACATTTCTCCCTGTGCCAGGGCGACTAATGGCCGAGGGCGGAATTGAACCGCCTACTCCGTTAAAACGGTGAGATAACATTTCTCTACTTGCGGCCAAGGAGATGGGAGAAATTCTCCCATTTGTTATGAAAAAGGATTATAAATTCCTCTGGTCGGAGAACTCAGATTTGAACTGAGAGCTGCTTGCTCCCAAAGCAAGCCGTCTGCCAATTGACGTATTCCCCGATGGTTACAGGGGCGGGATTTGAATCCGCGACTTGCATGTTATCAGCACATCGCACTATATCCCGAAATAGCAAGACAGTAAATAATAACGTAATTTTAACAATCGCATCTTTTGAGGATTTGCTGTAACTGTCTTAAATGGTACGCCAAGAGAGATTTGAACTCTCACTGAATAGATCCTAAGTCTATTGCCTCTGCCAATTGGGCTATCAGCGCACGCGTCCTTATTCTTTTATGTATGGCAAGGAATAAGGAGACTTGCTTTCCGATGCAAAATAGCTACTTTCTGCTTCACTTATTTCTAAGTTATACGGCCATCGGAGAAACTGGCACGTCTGGTGGAGCAGAAGGGATTTGAACCCTCAACTTTCAGCTTGCAAAGCTAACACGCTACCATTGCGTCACTGCCCCATAATCAAGACACATTCTTGTTCTTTAAAAACTGTAAAGAAAATAATAATCGTTATTAGTATCTTAAATGGTGTGCAAGGTGAGACTTAAACTCATAAAACCTGGCTTCTTAGACCAGTACCTATGCCAATTCGGTTACTCGCGCACATATGGCGGAAAGGAGAGGATTTGAACCTCCGGAGGGGAAAATCCCTCAACAGATTAGCAATCTGTCACTTTAAACCAACTCAGCCACCTTTCCAAAAAACAAGACGCAGGGTTCTTTTGTGGGATTTGAACCCATTAAAAATTTTATACAACAAAAATTTTATTAACCACTATAAGTATTGCTGTTTAACCTGTGTCTTTACTATGGTAGCTCCGGCGAGAGTCGAACTCGCGTCTCTGGGATGAAAACCCAGCGTCTTAACCGCTTGACTACGGAGCCATAATATTGGTCTATTTTGCTAGCACGGATTTAGACTCACCGCAGACTTTGCGCCCATCTCCCGCTTACTCCTCTTGGAAGCAGTAATAACCCGCTTCACCTTTTTAACCGACCTTCACGCAGTCGCAGAGCAGAGCAACAGTAATTGAACTGGTTCACGGTAGAATTGTATGGAAAATTCTACAAACCCTGACTCGCTGTCTTCCGTAGTCATAGCGCAGATTTCTTTCACAAGAAGCTAACTTGTTCTACTTGAAATCAATTGGAGCGAGTAATGGGAATCGAACCCACGTAACCAGCTTGGAAGGCTAGAATTCTACCATTGAGCTACACCCGCATATCGGGCGGTAAACCGCCCACCACTTACTTCGCTTCTTATATAGCGCTTCCGCAAGCTACATATCGCCGCTCTCCTATTGGGTCTGAGACGCCAGTGGTAGTTTAGTGGGAATCTGTGTAGCGCTTGGTTGCTCAAATAGGATTTGAACCTATATCTAACGACTTATGAAATCGCTGCTCTACCGTTAAGCTATTGAGCATCATGACCTCGCCTTTAAACCCTCTTTATGGTAAACTTGGCAAAGGATAAAGTTTTTCAAAGTTCTATTGGTTGCGGAGGGAGGATTTGAACCTCCGTTTTTCAGCTCATGAGGCTGACGAGATAAACCACTTCTCTACTCCGCAATGGTAAAGCCAAGGCTCGGACTTGAACCGAGAACACACAGACCCAAATATAAACAATCGCGGCCAAAATCTTTTACAAGATTCCTTTTTACTCTATTGCTCTACCAATTAAGCTACCTTGGCATATAACTTCTTTATGGCCTGTGAATAAATAGATAATTGCAACTCTCTATCTTTCACACCAATCCGCTCCTCTGGCGTGGCTCTTATGCCGCTGTTCAGAAGTTATTTTGAAGAACACTGTTACAAACTTCATAATTTACCTATTATCAGGTCGTGGACTTACCTATAATAATAGGCAAATTACTTTCCGATCCACGTTGAGGACAGAGTTTTTTAAATATTCAATAATAGTGCCATTTTCATGGACAAGCGTTTAAAGGCGGCCAATTATTCCGTCGTCTCCCTCGTAGGTGTCTTTCAACTTGAAAGGGTCCAATTCATCACATAGGTGCGCCTCGGTAGTTAACCGATATTTACCTCTCCTTCGGGCGCTGAGTTCATGATACTTGTTCTTGCCAATATGCACCGCGGCCTCACGCGTATTATTGAATTAATGGAGGCTCGTGCTGGAATTGAACCAGCCTAGGTAGATTAACAGTCTACTGCCTAAACCACTAGGCTAACGAGCCATAAAAACAAGACGCATTGAGAAATTGAATCTCTTAAGCTTTTTTGTAGAAAACTTTTTAACCAAAATATTAGCTGTATGCGTCTTTATTTTGGCAGGCGAACCCCGATTTGAACAGGGACGAACGCTTTTGGAGAGCGCGGGACTACCATTATCTTATTCGCCTATAAACACGGCAGGAAATCGCATTTGTAATCCCTAATCACAAGCTTAAAAATTTGCTGTATCTGCCGTTCATTATGTATTAATTATAATTTAATTTTTCATTTTTGTCAAATTTTTTAGTCGTTCCAAAGATTGAGAATAATATTCTGGAGAAATTTCACAACCAATAAATTTCCGATTGTTTTTAATCGCAGCAACACCAGTTGTGCCACTTCCTGCAAAACAATCTAAAACAGTGTCGCCTTCATTAGAATGTTTTAGAATCAAAGCTTCCATTAACTCTAATGGCTTTTGTGTGGGATGGAAGCGGCCTTTTTCATGACAAATAGGATATTCATAAATTCCCTTATCATATGAACTATTAAAAGTTGGTTTAGATTTTTTTATTCCCAAAACCGCAACTTCACGAGTGTTAGTTAAATAGTTGATTTTGCTATTAATTGGCACAGGATTGGTTTTAATCCATTCAAGAAAGCGAATTTGTTTAAACTTATTATTTTCATAATATTGTTTAATTGTTTCAATTTTCCATAAATCATAAAAACAAATCATTGTGCCGCCATCAACCAAAATCCGCTGTGCTTCTTTAAAAACCTTTTCTAAGCCAAAAAAATTCTTATCCCAATCGCCAAAATCCATAGAGATACGAAAACGGTCAGTATCAGTTCCAGTTTCTTCTCCACTTTGAAAATTAGTGGCGCGAGAAATTTCATATGGCGGGTCAATTAGAATAAGATTAATGGATTTAGAAGGAATAGTAGGAAGGAACTCAAAACAGCTTTGATTTTTATAGGTTTCTTCTAAATTCAATTGGGTCATAATAATAACATCCTTGACAAGTTTCAGATTTTTCGTCGCCAGAAATAAAATCTTTTAAAAAGCCAAGAGAAGATGCTTTTGGCCTAAGTTTGTTTAGACGACATTTTTTACAAATTTCTCGTTTAATATCATTCATCATTTTGCATACAGGCTGAAAATCGGCCATTGTATATTCTGAATTATTATAACGAGCATTTTTATGGTCAATTTCAATATTGTTTGTTGTTCCTGTGAAAACACAAGGCTTTCCTTTATAATAAGCATATACTTCTGCAGGAACAGAATGATTTTCATTTGAAGTATTTTTGCCTACTAATTGAATTGAATCAACTCGTCCAGATTTATAAGTTTTTTGAATTAAATACTGTTTTCCTAGCCAACCATTAGCTCGGCTCCATTGAGAACCATTAGTAGTACGAAATTCTGGTTCAATTTCAACTAAATCTTTCATATAAATTTGAGGAGAACAACCATTATCATCAATTTCTATTAAATCAACAAATAATTGACCCAATTCTTTAGGCGTCATTTATTTTCTCCATTTCTTAAGAAAATCTTCATAATCTTCATCAATTTTAATTGATTTTGGCGCGTCATCCTTTAACTCAAAAACTTCCCAAAAAAGTTCTTGTAGTAAAGCATCTTCATATGCTTCATCATAATCTTCACCATTTTCTTGTGCGTCATGAGCAGCATCTTCAATTAAAGAAGAAATACAATGATAACTATCAATTACATCACGAGACATTTCTGCGCCGATTTCATTAGCTTCTTCAATATTATTTACTTCTTCAATGGTAAAGTCATATATTCCTTGGTCATAAGAAAAAGACTGACTGCCTGCAAGAATTGCTACTTTCATTCAAAATTTTCCTCCATAAAACCTTTCAGGCCATCTTCTTCTAAAGGATTCATTAATTCAGAAAGTTCCATAGTGATAATTTCTGTACCGAAATATTCTATAATTTCTTTTGCTGCTTTAGAGTAAGACTTCGCGCCGATTACACCATGAGACAAACTAATATCACCATCTTCATTGCGAAAACGAACTTTATACTCAAACATATTCTTATTTCCTTTCTTCTTTTACTTTAATTGCAAAATGATTGTTGGTGTAGGGTCAAGGGAATTGAACCCTGTCCTTCGGGCTCCCTGCAAGAAAGAATAATTGCTGATGACTCTTTGCCAAGACTCACTTATAACCAACGTGCTGCCATTACACTAACCCCACATAAGAAGTAAGAAACCACTCGCATCCCACCAATTTATTAGGAACTTTTTATTAGTTCAAACGACTTTCATCTCCTACATCAAAGTTCCTTCACTTGCCAAAGCCTTGTCCGTTTCTCACTTTCTGAATATATTATATATTTATTTTTCGTTTTCGTCAAATTTTAATTCAAATTCTTCAGTAGAACCGCCTTCGTAATCAGGAGCATATGTATCAAATCCCATATAGTTGTAATATTCTTCACAAGTAATCTTATACAAATCATCCAAATCAAACATCGGATTCTACCTCTTTATAATTATTTATACAGTCCCAGCCGCCATGGCAACAAGCTCCTTTAGTTTTTTGCCAAAAAGAGCAAGTTTTATAACAACCATCTCGCCAATAAGTAAGATTGTATGGTCGCATTTCTGTAAGATAAGGAGGAAGTTGCTTTATATTATAATCTTCAACACAAAACCACCAGCATTCACCAATTGATTGCGGAACACAATGAATTACTTTAAATAATTTACCCATCTGTTCTTGTGGATGCTCTGATACGCCAGCTTCAAAAGCTGTTTGCAAATCATATAATAAAAACTTCATAACGTCTTTCCTTTCTTCATCTTATGTATATATTATAAAAGAATTTTTTATAAAAGTCAATTTTTCTTTACAACAGAATACCAAATATCTCCATTGGTTTTAGTTTCAGAAACCACCTGATAATTTGCATCAACATAAGTTTCTGCATCATCTGTCTTAGGATTAGATGGGTCAAAATTAACATAGGTGCCGCCGCGGACAATAATATGAGCTAGGCCTTTCTTATAAGTATCGTTTTGACAATTTAAAGTCCAAGGCTTAAGTTCACCATTTACTCCATTCTGCCAAGGATAGGCTTCAAAGAAACCGCCATTGATAATACAAGAACCATTGCGAACATATATTGCACTACCGGAACCTTTATAATGACCACCATTAATAATAACAGTAGCACCATTTAATACGCCTACGCAATAAGGACAATCTAAGTTTTCAGTCGCTGTAGCAGTGGCGATACCGCCTTCATTGCCATTTAGGATAACAGTAATTTTATCTCCATCGGCATATAAGCCTGCCCAATTACTGGAATCAGAGCCTCCTAATTCAGCAGGAACTAAAACCATATTATTACCAAAATCTACAAAAGCATCTTTGGTAATTTTTGTGCGACTTTCTTCTGTTGTATTCGCAGCGGGAATAATAATATTGTTTGTTAGTTTAATTTCGCCGCCTTCTTGGAATTTTTCATTTAATTTTTCATAAGTATTAAGTTGTTGTAAGGTAGCGAATAATTTTTCAACATCTTGAGTAGTTGCAATTTCATCACGACTAATGAATTTGTCTTTAATTAAATTATAAAATAAGGCTAAATGATTAGTTAAAAGAACTTTTCCATCATTTTCGTTCTTAATCATTGCCATATTAAAAACCTCCTTTATTTTACAATAGCTCTGATGTCATCATCAGTAGCAAAAACTAAGTCAGATTCCGCTTTTAAGCTCTCTAACCATTCTTGTTCTGTTCCAGAAAAACCGTGCTCTTTGGCAATCTCGTAAGCACTTTTTCCCGGCGCGCCGCTACTGCCACTTTGCTCAATTTTTCTTAATAAAGCATAAGTAATAACATCCATAACTATCTCCCTTATAAATAAAAGACCGAGCATTAACTCGGTCTTCTTCTCTAAATAAAGTATTAAAGATTCTTTATATTTAATAGGGGTTTTGCTTTGTCTTGTAAATTTTCTTTAATAAAAATAGCAATGAAAGAACCGCCAATGAAATTACCTAAAATTTCAATACCGAGAACTTTTAATCCGGTCTTGTAGTTTGCCAACGGTAAATACCAAAAATACCAACTATCAGCAATACTGTGTCTAAAACCAGCAAGCAAAAAACCAGCTACACACATAATAGTTAGCCACATAGGAGTTAGCGAATCTGTAGCAATAACCATTAACATACCGCAAAAAATAGAATAAAAACCAACTCGCAATAAGCTAACATCAAGGAATTTCATTCTTGCAATTGCATATACATCCACTGGAAAATTTGGCACTAAACGCATTATAGCTGTGCCGGTGATATTAAACAAAAGGATAAAAATTAAATGGTATATCTTTAAATTTTTATCAAAATAAAGTTTCCCAATGGAACCAGTAAATAGATTTAGTTCTTTGATTCTAATAAAGCATAATGCAATTGAGAATAAGAACGCGGCAACAATCTTATTCTCAATACATACATACATCATATTTCCTAAAGCGATTAAAATACCAGCAAGAAGAGAGCCAGTAAAAAGCGAACTAAAGGTCATTCAGTTTGCTCCTCCACTAGTTCTTCTTGCGCTTCTTCCATATCTGGTTCTGCCGCTTCATCCTTAACAATACCCTCAAGGCATTTGAAGTTCCAATTCTTCATTTTATAAACCGCAAAATTATTCCGATTCAAAATACGAGCAACAACGCCTTCGCGTACATGGGTTTTACCAATAGGGTCAGGACCGTCATAGTATTCTTCAACTTTACGTACTACATATTCACCAGGATGGGGTTCATCTTGAGGAATTACGAATACTTCAAATTGAGGAACAACTTTAACTCCCATTTGCTCACAACGATAACGGATTTGCGCAGGAGAGTAATCTACCACATCGCCGTCATCATTTACCATAGTCATACGATAAACATATAATTCACAACAAGGATGTTCATCTTCATAACCATTCGCAGCATTACAATCATAAGAGAATACAGTTTCTTCACCATATTGCTTCGTGAATGCTTTATCGGAAATTTTAGAGTTTTTCACAGAAGACATAATAGGCGCGCCATTGGGACCTTGAAAGCCTACAATTTCTCCATAAATAGTTTCTCCACGATGGAGTTTTCCTTCAACCTTTTTAGCAATATGGCGTCGGAAAGCATTGTCCTCATAAAAACCACCAGTATGAGTTTCATCCAATACAACGCGGCGAGTGCCAATAACATTTCCATAAGTTTTGCGAGTGCGACGAAGAATTTTATCTAGCAAAGTCCGAGGTTGCAGCAAAGGCAGATAGCCCATTCTCGCACTGGTCCCGTGCATTTTAAGAGTTAGCTCTACAACATCTCCTGCACGGAAAGCTTCAAGGTTGTATGCAAGTTGAGCGGTATCGCAATGCTCAAAAAAGGTAGGAGCAAAATTAACCTTTTGCTTCCTTACTTTTTCAGTATAATGGTATGCCTTCGTGCGATGGGGAATATACTTCTTACAAATTTCGTGCCCATTTACAACACCAATAGTGTCGCCAACCTTAAGGTCAGAAATAGGACAGAACTCCATCATACAAGTAATGGGCAGATATAGACCATCACTTTTTTCACCGCGCAACTTCAACGGACGAATATTACGCTTATTTGGGTCAAGATAGCCACCTGCAGGATTGCCATTTTCATCTTTACGACGAACAAGGTCATTTACTTTACAAAATTCCTTAGAGAGCTGAATATCAGAAGGAAAATACACGCCAATGTCATCAAGATGGGTATCAAGACTAACAATAACATTAGAGTCAAAAATAGTAGCAATTTGAAGACGGTCAGCATTAGAATGAGGCCGCAATGAATTAATTTTTACAACATAACCTACATGTTCAGACATTTTTCTCTTCCTTTCTTTAGACTAAAATAGATTTTACAATATTACTTACAATTTTCATATCAACTTTGCCATTAAGGTTTTCCTTACAAAGTTTCATAATCTTACCCATATTAGCTTTGACAGGTTCAACATTAAACTTAACTAAAAGTTGACTAATAATCGCTGCAATTTCGTTTGTGTCTGTAATAAGCTTAGGAACATACTCGTCCATAATTACGGCGTTTTGTTTATATTGTTCAAGAAGGTCAAGACGAGATTCAGGACAAGTATCAATCATTTCTTGTGCCATCTTACGACTTTTTAGAAGAACTGTATTTACGACTTCTTCAGTAATATTATCACGACAATTTTTATCAATAGCTACGCGCTTAATGTCAGCAATAAGACCAGAAATAACTTCTTTACGAAATTTATCTCCGGACTTCATAGCAGAATACATTTCTTGCTGGAGTGTTTCAAATGTCATTTTCTTTATTTCCTTTCTCAATCCAATCTTTAATGCTGTAAATCATTCTTTCAATATTCGGCTTATACAACACAAACAAAAAAGCCAAACAACCTATTCCTAAAATCCATTCCATAGATTTAACTTCCTTTCTTAATTTTCTATATTATATCGTAATTATTTTTTATGTCAAATTTTTATAAACCACCACAATATCCATCCAGAAATCAAATCTTCCAATCGGAACCGTTGTATGACTTACATTTACAATTTCACCGTGAAAATCCCTAAGCCATTCATTAAAATCAACCCAAGCATCTTCACTAAAGAATCTTCTACTACTATACATAGTATCTCCTTTCATAAATAAAAAAAAGAAAAGATATTTTTCTCTACTAACTGATGGACCTTCGCCCTACTTTGTGATTTCTTCAATCTTATTCCGCCATAGAGAAGATAAAGGCTGAGCCAAGTTAGCTACTCCTTGACTTCTTTATCCAAACAACGCTCTAACGAGATTGACTACTCGCACTTTTCACCCAAGCCATTCAGCAAATTAGAAACAATAGCCAATTTGTATCATCTTTTTGTTCGCTGTGTTGAGCTACTCAGACTACAAACCTCTGTTATATCACATTTCTGTGTTTCATCACAAAAGAACTTGTGGTTGTTTCCAAGGCCGTATCTTTTCCCCGACAGTCACCAGCTAACGGCGCCTTGGATTCGGCAGGACTATTCATCCTGCTTTCTATTGTGTTCTCCAGAGAAATTATGCGTTAAATTGCGAAATACAAAGCACACAAACTTGATATTGGAGTCTTTTCTCCTATCGCTAAACATCACTGTTTTCGCGGCTCAGGCATATAATGTATCCATCATATGGAGCTGGCTATCTTCCGTTTGTTCTCGGCACATTGGCCAAATGCTCTTCACCGAGGTATCATATAGTAAAGAAAAATATCTTTTCTTTATTATGGATTTATTATAATTTAATTTTTTATTTTTGTCAAATTTTTTTCAAGACACATTGTAGGTAATCAGCCAACTATTATGCGATGTAAAATCTTTTGCTGTATATGTCTTTTAAAAAAGAAAAGAAGAAAATGAATACAAGACGCGAATTATTTGTATTATTTTATTTCTAATAAAAACTTACATTAATAATTGGCTGTATGCGTCTTAAGCTATGAAACTCCCATCGGTTTGAGCATTATTAAGAGGCTTGATGGGTTGGATTTTCACACCATAACAACTTTATATTTTAAACCATTCTTCATCAGAATAAGAATTGATTTCTTTTTTAGTTCGTGGAAGATTTAGCCGTTCGCAACATCGTCTAATTGATGCTGCAGAACATTCATATATACGGCCAATTTCTTCCATAGGATGTTCTCTTATTAATGATTTTAATATTTCACGCGGGATATTTACTTTAGGCTAATTACTAATTGCTCGCCGTGTCTAACCTTCTTTAGTATTAACATATTCCCAATAATAACCACCACAAGTTTTTCGTTTCCCAGCACAACATTGTCCAATATGACTTGGACTAGTTAAGGTTGCTTCTGCGGCGGATTTTATTGTTGGATACTCTGCAATAATATTACCATCTTTATCTTTCTGATAAACAGCGATACTAATCCGTTTATTATAATTATAATTTTCTTGATTATCCTATAAATAAACTTTTGCCACAGTATCAACATTACATCCAACAATAGCAGCAATTTCAACCTAAGTTTTTTCTGTATTTGCTAATTCACGAATCATATCATAATTAATATATTGTTTTCCATCTCCACCTAAAGTAGCGTTATAACCATTGCTATTTGGCCAACCAATATAAGAATTATAATATTTAATCCAATAAACTTCTCGTTCTTCTAAATTAGTTTTACATTCTTCTACAGTCTCAATAGAAAAATGCTGAAGACCATATTTATTCATTGCCTAATAAAGCGGACGATTTTCTACTTTTCTCCGGTCTTTATCATAACAATGTTCTTTCCATCTTGCTTCAACCGTATTTAATGTTTTACCAATATAAACTTTTCCATTAATATCATTAGTAATTTTATAAATATATCCCATAAAATTCACCCCATATTATAAACAATATGAAAGCTTGTGTATGGGGCACATTACTCATTAGTTAATTACTCTAATGCTCCCTTTCATTGTAAAGGCCTTTCGTTATTTCAGTCAGTATCGCCACGAGAAGGCAGACCATTTGATACCTTAGCCCTCTTGGATTCGAACCAAGACCTGCGGGGTCAACCCCACTTACTGATTTAGAGTCAGCTGTTGTCACCATTCAACTAAGGGCCATCGTATGGGGAGAATTACTTCTCCCCTTTATAGCGAGGTGGAGTTTTATCTCCAGTCAGAGTAAAAGCGTGTTTCATAAGCACCACTCCTATCGCCAGTCTGGTGAAAGATTTCTCTCTCACTTTCTGTATATATTATAGATTAAATTTTTATTTTTGTCAAAATTTAATTCTATAAAATTTTCTTACAGCAAATCAAACAACATATCTAAGGTACTAAAACCCTTAGGCACATAGCCATACTTACGAGAATAGGCACTTAGCATCTTACTTAGCTTAGTGTATTCTTCATTATAGTGCTTGCCAAGAGCATTATATTGCTCACGAATTGCATTTACAGTATCTTGTTGAATCTGTAATTGGGCCTTAGCATCATTTTCCGCCGCCTTCTTGGCTTCTTGAGCAGACTTAGCTTCTACTTCTGCGGCCTCACAGGCTTCGGCAGTGTCATAGAACTTAGATAGTTGTTCAGAATAATACTTCATATATTATATCCTTCTTTCATAAAAAAACATTTACAAAGGAGAGAATTCCTTCCCTCACTTTGTAAATATATTATAGATTAAATTTTTAAAAAAATCAAATTTTAGCCCTAAGTATTTTCTTCGTCCTTTGCTTCCGCGTTAAAATCGGCGGAAGTATCAAGGGTTTGAACAGATGCAGAAATTTTCTTCCAGTTTTCCACAGAAGCTTTTCCCGCATAAGCAAGACGCAAAGATACTACTGTGGTTGTAAGATAAGGCACAATTTGAACACAATACATCGCCAAATCAGGTCTAATCCACATTATAATTAATAGCAAAATAATTAAAGCAATGTAAGAAAAAGTATCTATTAATGCAATTTTTTTACTAAATTCGTTTGCTCGTGCGAACAAATTACGCCAGAAATGCTTTCCTTCTTCAGTTTGTTGTTGCTTGTCGTAAGAGGTTTGCTAATTGTTCTGCTTCACTTTGACTTCCGCATTTAATTCGGACATAATATAACCCCTCCTCGCTTTTAGTTTTTTCAAGGAATTGGCTCATCATATAGCCTTTCTGCCCATTATATACAATGCCGCACCAACCTTCTGCTTCTTCAACAACATCAACAATTGCCCCAAGAGCAATGGTGGCAGAAACACTAGCTTCTTTAGAAGGAGCAGAACGCATACGAACTGTTGAGCCACTGTCTGCTACTACTTTTGCTTGATAATTCACGCTTATCACCTCGTTAGTTTGTTTTTTTTTAATTAGTCCTTGCGGCTGCCCAAAGTGGGTCCAAGGATAAGAAGAAAGCTTAGACTTAATAACTCCAGCACTACTACCACGGGCGTCAATTACATAGCCATTGCCAAGATAGATGCCAGTATGTTGCATAACTGAGCCTGTCCAACGATACAGGCAAGCAACCTAATCTTTAGGAAGCTAATCAATTGTGCCTTTACGAGCCCATTTGGTTTTCTTCCATTGGCTGGTTGCGCCGCTTACCATAGAAATGCCAATTTGTTTCATAGCATAACGAACCAGCGACGCGCAATCATATACAGCCTTTCCAAGATACTTACTATTTTTTGATTCAGAAACATATTGAGGGTACTGAGCGATTAACTCTTGCAACTTCGTTTTTGTTAATACATATCCTGTTGCTCCCCAAACGATACATAACCACAACCGACTTTGGACTCTGCCCAATTTATAATTTTTTGTTCGTTTGTAGTCATAAGAGGCATCACCTCCTCATTTCAACCTCAGCAGTTGAGAGATTTTTATATAATTCAGAAGTTATTGGGATTTTAATTTCATATGATTGTTCTTCAATTTTATGAATATTTGTCCCAGGATAATAAAAACTTAAAATCTACTTATATTCAAAACCGGCTTTTGCACGATTTTTCGCGCCAATCTAACTCAACTAAACTCCGTGGCCATTGCCTTTACCATCATCGTATTTATCAACGCCACTTACAGAATAAGGCAGGTCGCCACCCCATCGTGTTTTTGCACTAATCATATAGCCGCCATTAGAAGCAGAGTAATAGGCTTTAGCGAGTTTATCATTGTAATATAAAACTTCTCCTTCGGTATCTTTAACGGCCTAAATTACATTAGGATAACCCGTTAAACGCTCACTTCTGAAAGCTTGGTCAGAAGAACTTTTATCTGTGATATAACCTTTACTTTTAATTGCATTTAGAGCAAAAGTTCTGCTTGCCACAGCCTAAGACTTACAAGCTTCAAGTGGTGCATTTCCTATTTCTGCCGCGACACATCCAACCAAATATTCCTCTAAATCTATTGTAATTTGATTAGAGCCATAGAATTTAATATTTTTATCATTATATAACTTAACTGTTATATTCATATTTACTCCTTATGTAAGTAAGATAATAAATTATCATCAATATCCACAATACCATTAACAGGTAAAGAAAAACACTTCTAAATATTTTCAATAGCGGTTTTAGTGGCAAAATCATAATCATCATTTACCTTTACCTATTCTCCAAAATTTAAAAGTGCAATTTGCAAAATTAAAACATCCAGTCCATGGTCTCCAATGGAGAGTTTGCGCTTACCTAACATATAAAAATTCTTTTGAGGCTTATAAATAGAATAATCATAAATCTGGCTCATTGTTCCCCATTGTTCCCATTCCGGCGCGTAAAAAGGAACATCAAGAATTGTTCCAAATTTTGTATCTGTATAATAGACCCAAAGATTGGAAGTTTGTTCTCGTTTATGAAGATTTTTCCCTTCGTGTATAACGCCAAATAAACCTGGCTTTCTTACTAACATACCGGGCATAAAGATAGTGTATTCTGAAATTGTTCCATGGTTTCCAAAACACCAGTTAGAAAAAATCCAGGCCGTTGGAGTGTGTATATTTCTTTTACTTAATAAATTATAATGGCCATAAATATAATCAATAATTGTCCAGCCACAAGAAATAGTATTATTTTCTTCTTGTTCATCCAAATATTGTAAAAGGTCATTGATTGGGATTTGCTGTTTAGACATATTTATCCCTCCTTCATTTTGTAAGTGAAGAGAGAAAATTATTATGCTTTGGTTTTTTATAAAAAAAATAAGAGGCACTAATGCCTCTTACTTTTCTTCTTCTTTGGTCTTTGGTGTCTGACCGTGTGGGAAAATTGCACAAGCAACTGCGATAAAACCATCAATCATTGCACTTATATTATCATTAACGTCAATACCAGCCTTTTCCAACATATCAGCAATATAAAGTTTTGCATAATGATTACGCTGTTCTTTATCAAGCTCACCATTTAGCCACAGTTCTTCCGCCCTTTGCGCGCCATCCAGTGCTGCATTCATAACAAAAGCAATGATTTTTAAAGTCTGGTTATCAGGAACAGCGCCGCTTAAAGCTTTTGCGGCAGAAACTAAACCTTTAAGAACAGGGGCAAAGATATTATGATACTTTAAATAATCCTTCCCTAAATAAAAACAAACACCTAAACCGCCCAAAAAGAGCGCACCAATAACAAGAATAATAATTTGTTGATAATCCATTATAATTCCTCTCCTGCTAACACAATTCCGGGATTGTAATAAGTTTCAATTCCAAATTGTTCTAAAAGTTGAATTGCAGAAATTTGATCTGCTGTTAGCGCCTGCTTGGCATAAACAACTTTTTTAAGTTCAGCCTCAACAATCGCTTTTGCCCCTTCAAAAGAAGGCGCATCATCTAAAAACATCGTGCCACCTTTAATATCCTTTTTACGAGTTAAAACAAAAGCCACCAAAGCCGCACTATATGAAAAGTTTTCTGGGTCTGAATGGTCAAATATTCGTGATTTTGTACTTGTAATACCACTATCATTGGGCCATACTAAAATTGCTCGCGTCACCATATAAATTTCACCTCGCGTATTTCTAATATTGATATTATAGATAAAAATTTTAAATAAATCAAATTTATTACAAAATCTTCATATTTACAATAATTTTGTAATAATTTCAGATATTTTAATGTAATATGCGATTTTATCATTAGTTTTTGTTTTCCCATCGTTATTTTCACTTATACTATGAAGGGAGGTGGTATAATGGGTTATCCTTATGTTGGCAATAACGCACCCTATTATGCTCCATAGCAACAACCAATGTTCCCGCAACCTAATGGAAATGTATATGTAATCCAAAATAGTCTTGAGGTTGCGAATATTCCCGCCGGTGCAGGAATCACATTAGCACTTTGTTTAGGTGAAAACTTACTTTATATTAAATCCATGTAGAATGGCGTTCCAAGCTTTTTAGCATACAGAATTGCGCCCTACAATGAAGGACCGCAAACACAAACACAAACACAAACTACCAACAATGAAACTTCTGACTTAGAAGCTCGCGTTAATGCGCTGGAACAGAAGTTAAAAACTTTATTAGGAGGCAATAATAATAATGATGCAGTATAGCCAATATCCAATGCCAGTGCCCGCAAACCAACTCCCACAGAATGGGAAACCTAAAATAAATCCAGAACAATTTAAAGCTTGGCTTCCCAAACTGAACAATAATATGTTATCCCAACTTCAATAGCAAGCTCGTGCGCAAGGAATTAGTGAGGAAGAAATTAATCAAGGTATGAGTTTCATTAATAGCTTACGCTCAGGCTTTTAATATATTATAAGAGGTGTTCTATATGTTAGAAAACGGTATGTCTCCTGCTGACATCGCAGCAATGATGGGAAATCGTAATTGCGATGATTACGGTATGAATGGACTCTGGAATAACCCTTTCGTTTATCTTATTTGGATGTATGCTTTCCGTATGTTTGGAAATGGCTGGGGCGACGGAAACGCCGCACTTCAAGGCGCGTTAACTCGCGGAGAACTGTATGATGGCCTAAACTATCAGTCTTTAGACAATCAGCTAAATGACATCGCACAGTCTCTGTGCCAAGGCTTTAGCACTGTAAATACCAGCAATCTCCAGAGCTTTAATACCACCAATACCAATATGCTTCAAGGCTTTAATAGTGCTAACATTGCTAGCCTACAAGGCTTTAATCAAGTTGGCCGTGATTTATGTTCTGGCTTTAATGGCATTCAAGGCTCTATTGCTCAGCTCGCCGCGCAACAGGCTCAATGCTGCTGTGAAAATAAACAGCTAATCTCTAACCTCGCCGCCGAAGACTATCGCAATACTTGTGAAATTACTACCGCAATTCACCAAGAAGGCGAACTTACTCGTGGCTTAATTACTCAAAACACTATCCAAGACCTGCGCGACCGTCTTGCTGACCGTGACCGTGACCTTGTTGAAGCTAATAACCAAATCAGTCAATATAACCAAACTCAGTATCTTGTTAATATCCTTAAACCTCGTGCAATTCCTTCTTACGGTGTATGCAACTCTCAAGGCGGCTGCGGTGGAACCTATAATACTTATAATGGTTAACGAGGTGAGGTAAAATGTTAAATACCTACACCAATACCTCCCAAGCAGTTGCAGTTAATGAAACCCTAACTTTCAATAATACTGCTATTTCTGCTTGTCAGTTTGTTCGTCATACTGCTGGTAGCGCATCTACTGCTTTAACTGGAACTGGCTATTATCTTGTAATTTTTAACGCTGATGCTGCCATAACAGGCTCTACTGCTGGCAACGTTACTGCTCAATTAGAAGTTGATGGCACGGTTTATCCTGGAGCAGAGGCAACATTTTATTCTACCGCCGCAACAGATATTGGAAATCTTTCTTTTGCTACCTTAGTTAAAGTTCAGCCTAATTGCTGCGCTGTTTCTAATAATATGCCAAAGACTCTCACAGTTGTAAATACTGGCTTGGCTGCGACATATACTAATGCTGCATTAACTGTTTATAGAGTGAGGGCACAATTATGAAAGTTTTAGGACATTTGTATAAAATATTAAATGACCACACTAAAGACGCGGCTATGTTATTAGATTATGCAGAAGAACTAAAAAATGAACCAGAAATGGCTGATATTATGAAGTTCTTTATAACAACTGCAGCGGGCAGACTAACTAAAGACTATAAAGAAACAAAGGCTGTAATTGAAGCAATTATGGAAAAAACAAAAGAAGAACCAGATTCTATTGCATCTATTGCACTTGAAGAATTAGAAGACTGGAAAAATTCACTAATTCATAGAATAGAAAAACTTTAATAAGAGGGCTTCGGCCCTCTTATTTTTTTTGAATAATTTTATCTGGACAATAAAGTTCCGCAACTACTCGTTCAATTAAACAGCCCTTGCTTTCTTTCCAATTATCATAAAAATATATTGCATCTGCCTTTTTCATAAGTTTAATGCTTTCTGCAATATAATCAAAGCCGTCTGCTTCTGGCCCTAAATTAATATAAGTATCTAATAGCTCCATAGAAGAAGAAGTAAGAGAGCGCACTTCTTCTAATGCATTTTTTAAATTATTTTTAATTTCTTCTTCCGTTTTATCTTTCATTGGAAGGGATATAAAGACTTGCATTTTGTTCTCTCCAAACTAAATAGTCATATAAATGGTCAGCATCGGAAAAATCAACAATATTGCCTGGATATTGTTCGTCTGTAATCATGCCCGGCTCATACTCTCGACCGTAATCTAATTCGTAGATAAAATACTCTAAATCATCTAAAACCCATTTAGGATTAATGGAAGAACCATATGCCACCAATTGAGCCAGTAACTGAATGGCAGAAGAATATAGTTCATCAAAATCTTCTGTGTTGCGCAGTAAGTCAAGAACTGGTTCTGTTTTGCGATAATATCTTTCTAATCCATCAATATAATTTTTAAAATCTTCTCTATCAATCATATTTAAGCTCTTCATAGGCAAAGCCACAATCAGTAGTGTAGTAAATCTTTTTAATGCCCAATTCTTTAATAAAACCCATACACGAAGGACAAGGTCGCGCCATAGCTGGCTTTCCATTTTTAGTTTCTCGGTATACAAATACCTTTACTTTAGAAAAATCAATATCTAAATACTTAATTTTAGTAAGAGCAAGAATTTCCGCGTGTCCCTTTGCGGCAAAATATCGGGTAGGACTTTCAGCGTATCTTAAACAGTTGTAACGAGATTGAATTGTTGAGGTCTTATCGGTGTTGTGGCCTCGTGCGATAATGGAGCCATTATAACTTACAACACAACCAATTTTTACATTACTATAACCCTTATAATCCGACAACAAGCTCTCCGATTTTGCCAACTCAAACATATGCGTATCGCGTTTATTCATTCTCTTACTTCCTTTCATTTATAAGTTATTATAACAAGATTTTTTAAAAAAGTAAAAAATAAAACGCCCTATTTCAGGCGTTAAGGATTTCTTTTAGTTTATGAAATTCTTCCGTACAACGATTTTCATATATAATTTCATCTGCTACGCGACCAGTTTTACGATAAGCTTGCCAACGCTCCTCTTGCAGGAAAGTAGAATTCATACAAAAGTTTTTTAAATAGTATTCAATCCAATCTTTAGTAACTAGATTAATAACTTGGCCCTCTTTATTTCGCTCCCACCATTTATACTCATTACGATAGAAAATTTCATTAATATCCTTTTTAGACTTAATCTTGTTATATGCTGCGCCCGCACCAAGATAGTCAGCAATTAACTCCATCATATACTTATATGGCATAGGAATTGGAGTTCCGCCTTTATCAAAGTTATCAATCCACGCAACATAGTGATGCATATTGCGACCACGATGATGAAGCCAAGCATCAGAATATCCTTTATCTTTCTTAGCGGCATTAATCGGGCTATCAGTGCCAGAATAGTAACGAATACTTTCCCAAAATTCAGTTGGAGAATATTTGCTTAAATCGTGCAATAACCCTTGTTTGTATAAGCCAAATTTAAAACAGAAATACCTAACCCATTTGCGATGGAGATGGATAGTTCTGAGGTGACCAATAATTTTCTTTAAAGTAATTTTTGTATTCATTATTTTTGCTCCGTTAAAGTGCGGCAGTAGGGGAATTTTTCAAAATCATAAGAATTAAGGTCTTTGAATTTAATCACAGCATTAGCGCCATTAATAACCATAAGACTTTGAATATGATTAGTTATCTCTACAACAAGAATCTTTTTGCCCTTTGCATAAGCAAAGCCTTGTTCCCAAGCCGTCCCTGCTGTGCCAATACGACCATAGGACAATACAACTACAATATCGCATTCTTGCAAATGCTGTAAATCAGCCGTAAATACCATTAAACCCCATTCCTGATTTGGATAATCCCACGCCCGCGGTATATGCATCTGCCAGGGGGCATATACCTCAAACCCTTTAGATTCAAGAATTTTTTTAACTTGTTCTGCATTCCTGCGAATATTTATTTCTGTAGGGTCACCAACAGGAGTGGCAAGATAAATTTTCTTAGTCTTCAATATTCTTCTTCCTTTCTACAACTCGCCGTACATTATATTTCATAATTTCTTCAAGACGCATTAAAGCATAATGATACATTTGGGAAATTTCTTCTACATTATCACTAACACAAATACGATTAATATTTCCTCTAAGCATATCAACTTCACCAAGCATTTCTTCGCGACTTCTAATTGTCATTTCTTTGTATCCCTCGTCATTCTATTGTATAAATCATCGTAAATATCAGGATAATAATTTGCAATCACATCTCCTGACATTTTTATCCCAACAAAAATTCCACATACTAAACCGCATAGAAACCAAATCATTATCTCAACTCCTTACTAATATATTATATAAAATTTTTTCTAAAAAGTCAAAAACCTCCTACGATAGTAGGAGGCAAATATTTACGACTCTTGTAGCTTGCGCAATTCACGACGTGTCTTACGCAGAAGATTGAAGTTCTTTACTTCATCACGCATTAGAAGAGAAATACGATATTGTAGCATACCAATACGAGTTTCCTTAGAATAAATCATAATTACATAATCCTTTCTACATTTTCTTTATCCCAAGAACCATATAGATGGTCAAAATTGAGAAAGAAAAATAAATCATTATTAATATCCAAATCGTCATTCTTGCCGCATCTTACTTTGCCATTAGTATAGTTAAGTTGCGTAAATACCATATTAAATTTTACCTTATTGTTCGTAATTCTACAAGTATCCTTAACAATAGCATCACCAATAAGTTTTACATCATAGTATCCAAAACGCAAATTATTTTGCCATTTATTAGGAATATTAGTAGAATCAACAATTGTGGGATTAATATCTTTCTTCTTACATTCTGTTGGAAAAGGCCCAGCACCGTGTCGTGTCATATAAGAGCGAGAAACATAGTAGATTTCTTTTTCTTCCGCCGCGCCTAAATTGAACCAATGTTCAATATTATCAACACCGGTAGAGGCAGGAGTTAAGTATGGAAAGAAATCCACATTAGTTTGAGAAAGCAACAAACCTTGGCTTCCTTCAAAAATAATGGTATCATATTTTTTTAATACTTCATATGTTTCAAATTGCTCTACATTTTTAGTAAACCATTCCGCGGCCTTCATAAAGTTGTGGGCATTATAGACCATATCACTGCAAGAATTGCTATAAAGTTCTTCAATTTTCTTTAGTTGTTCCCAAAGTTTCCAAGGGTTGGAAAGGTCTCTGGCTTTTAATTCAAATAAACTCTTATCTCTAAATACGGTTTCAAAAATGCCCATACCGCAACTGCCATGTTTTTGCGCGCCACGACGAGTTTCTTTTAGACGATTATTCCAGACATCAAAAGGAGTAACCACACGACAATGTGGGCTTACATAAAGTTTTGGTTCAATAAATGGCCCGAAACTTTGCTTCCAACTTTCATATTCTAAATAAATAGCGATAGGGTCAATGACAAACATTTCGCTATATAGAATATCACTGTCAAAAAATAACCCAGCAGGTAAAGTATGAAAAACGCCTTCAATAGTGGTATGGGCGCGTTGGCAACCGCCACTAAAAAATACAGTTAAAGTTTTTTCTTTACGCTCAAATGCTTGCTTTGCAAGCCAACGAGAAACTAAGCCTTTTCCTGCGTCACCAAAACCGCAATCTATTACTGCCTGAAAACGCTTCATACTTTCTCCTTTCTTACCAACTAATACCGTCAGCGGAAGATACGACAGTATTCATATCGGTTTTTGCATTAATAATAATATCAGAAATAGTTTGAGATAGGTTATCAAGATTAGTTACACGATAATTTTCACCTAAAACTTGCCGCCAAATCTTATCTGCATCATTTTTATGATAATTATAAGAGCTAGTTCTTTCGTCAATGGAAAGATGATAAATATCAAACTTTTCTCGTGCGGCTTGATACAATTCTTTAGTATTAATATCTGATTGCTCATGGCAACCAAGGCAAACATTTAACTCTAGATGAGGCATGTATGGATTCAAAGGTTCATCGCCCATCGTAATAATAATACCCTTCTTATTGCGTTTCCAACAATCAAGAGAAGTATTATGTAGCCCAAAATACCAAGGCAATGTATAACTCTCAAAGCGATTACCACCGCCACCAGCTTCAAAATAAACTAAGTCTAATTGGTCAGAAATACGAATATCACTTTCAAACTGACCTGCTTGAAAAGGTGCAGAATCATAAGAAAGGTCGCCAAGAGCACAAATCATAAATTCAACATCTGTAATTTGACGATAAAGTAGTTCCATAATTTCGTTTAGCTTGGCGGCGCAAGCATTTGCTGTTTGGCCCATTGACCCAGTTACGTCAAGTGCAAGGAGCACCGGAATTGTATTAGGATGCTCACTTGAATCTACACATTCACGCATTACTTGATATGGATTAAGTCTGTCGCTAATAGTGCGTTGAGTATAATATTGTAAAGTTGATATACTACTAAGGTCAGCAACGGCAGACATAGTTGCAGAATTAAGTGTAGTCTTAATACCTCTCTCTGCCATTTTAGAGGTATAAGCCATTGAGGTCCAATTTCCGCTTCCCACAATATCACTCCTTACTTATCTTCTTCGGTAGAATCATTAGAGAAGTCAAACATTTCTCCAATGCCATCAAACATATCACCCATATTACTATTCATAAACATCATCATAGGCAACATATTACTCATAGGGTCAGAAGAAGGATTGTCACCCCTAAACATTTTAGACATCATATAATACTTCATCATATTCTTCATACCCTTATCCTTGCCACCAAGATTAAAGAGAGAAACAATTTTACCATAGAAATAAGTCTTGCCCATAAACACATGATGCTCAGGAACAATGGTAGAAATAGTAGAATCTTCATAGCAGAAGGTCTTAATTTCGTTATTCTTTACCTCAATTACACAACGCGGCTTGCCACCAGCAAGAATAACATCGCCCTTTTCAAGATGGTTAGTAGGAATTAGAAAGAAAAAATCTTCACCAATATCAAAAACAAAGCTATCACAATTAGTTAGATGACCAGTTTCTACATCATAAGTCTTATAACCCTGAGAAGTCTTGATTGCCATCTCGCCGCTCATACTAAGCCGGCACATACCAGAAGCAATCTTACCGAACATTCCGTTAAACATATTAGTAGTATTGAAATTCATATTATTTCTCCTTTTCCTCTCCAAAAATATAAAGTGTTTTATCTTTCTTATTTACAAATCGTCTGTGGCAAAATGGACAAATTTCAGTGTAAATTTCGGACACTTCACCACAAAAATCACAACGAATTAATTCTCCATGATGATTATTTGGGTCTTTTATTTTATGGAAATAGGCAATTCCTTCATTTCCGATTAAGTCCATAACACCACTCCTTTATTAGCTTATGGATATATTATATATTAAATTTTAATTTACGTCAATTTTTATCATAGTTTTTAATTTTTCATTCATATCATTTGTTCCGACAAAAATGGCGCCGCACCACTTACAAGAACAAAGAGGTTGGCAATCTATTGTATATAAAACTTGAGTATGATGAAGATTCTTTAAAAGCACTAATGGTTGTCCCGCGGCTTGACCGCAAATTGGACAAGTTGTTTTAATTTCATTATCCATAGCTCTCTTCTCTTAATCACAAAATATTTTAAGTTTATCCATATGTTTTAAGCCGCCAAGTCTATTTCTTAAAACAACTAATAATTGTAAGTTCTTTATTTTCCAATAAGCTATCCGTTGGTTTTCTATCGCGAATTTATTCGTATTTTCTGTCCACATCCAACGCATACAAGGCTGATTGGTATTACTATTTACTGTCCAAGTTTTTATTAAAGGAAAACTTTTATGAGTATAATGAAACATATCCATTTGAAACGCGGAAATTTGGTCATCAGTTACACATTCATCAAAAATAATATACCAACGATTTAAATATTCTTTATCTGTATGTCCAGAACAACAATATTGAGTTTTTAGTCCAAGTAAGTTAAATAAAATTATAGCTCTACGACATAATGGGTCAATTTCCTTTAAAGGTAAATGAATTACTTCTTCTCCCATTACCACAAATCCTCCGAAAACAGTGCATTACCATTTCTTTTATAACCAAAATAATCTAAATCATCTTTTCGTAGTTGATTTGCTTTTTCAGCAATTAGGAGCGCTTCTACTCTATTAACAAAACGAGTAGGTTTATCAAATTCTTCGTCATAAGCTATAAAACCCTCAACAGTAGAATCAGCATCATATTTAATACCAAATTCTTTACAAATAAAGTAGGCATCACTATGACGATGGCAAGGAACGAATTTTTCTTCACCTTTTACACTTAATTTAACTGCCGCTGTAATAATTCGTTCCATAGCTTAGTCCTCTTCTTCAAATTTAGTTGAATAAAACTCTTGTGGTTTTTCCTGAAAACTTCCTTAAACATAAATACATTGTGTGTTTGAACATCAAAAACCCCGTATCCATAATTACAAGTCTTTTGATTATTAGCATCAGTAATCTTTACTAAAATTCCCAGGCCACTCTGTAAATACTCCAAAGAATTTTCATCAACACAATAATACTTCATATCTTTCATAACCTCACTTTCTGTATATATTATATATAAATTTTTTCTTTTTGTCAAAAAAATAAGCTGTGTAATAATTACACAGCTAAACTATCTTCTGTTGTTTGCATCGGCACATATAAAACCATTTCGCTCCAATCACTATACCACGGTAAATGCCAGAAATCGCTAAATTTGTATTTATAATTAATTACATATGGCTTCGCTTCATTGGTATATTCCCAACGATCAATTTCTTTATAAATATTGCCATCTTCAGCTAAAATTGCGCCTTCAACACTAATGACTTTAATTCTAGTAATTTCTGCAATTTCGCATTGGCCTGCGGGTGGATGCACTTCAAGGCTATACATTATTGCAAGAGTTCCAATAAGTAAAGAAAACACTAGAAAACAGAATTGTAAAAAATCCTCACTACGTCCATGAGTGCAAATATCTATTGTAATTAACGCAATAGTTAAACATACAAAAAGAATAATCCAGAACATATTAAATTCCTTTCTCTGGCAAATAGCAAACAGTTTTAGTTATTGTGCTCATCCAAGACATAACGAAAAAAGAGTTATAAGAATAAATTGTCTTTTCTAAATAAGGTTTTTCTACATCTGCAAATATATAACTATCTGCAGAAACATCTTTTGTGTCATTAGCTGTACGATAAACCAATAAACCATCTGTAGCATAAACAGGAATTTTTTCAATTATTGAAATAGTGTATGTATTTAAATCAGGATGAGTTTCTTCATGAATTGCTGAACTAATTAAAGACCAAAACGAACATAGCGCAACTATCCCAATAATAGCAAAAGCAAATAAAGCAGTATTCGTTACCCAGCCTGAATATTTATCAGAAAAAATTGTAAAACCCACATAAATTATAATCAAACTACCAATAATATACCAAAACATTTAAATCTTCGGCGGCCTCCTACTATCATTATCATCAATAAATAAATAGGCAATAAACAATAAAATAAAACCAGCACACAAAATCCACCCAAAATTACCCATTATTCCACCTCACTAAAATAACTCAAATTAACCCATCCTCGGTCAGCAATATAACCCCATCCATCTAATTCGACAGAAATGGTAATTTTCTTTCCCGCTTTAATCCAATCATTTGTTTTCTTTCCGTCTGGCTCTTCACGAATAATAACACGACCGCCAGAAGTATTTTGGTATTTTACTTTTTCTAAAGAAGAAGCAACATATTTGGCATTCACAAAAACAGTTCCTGTTTCGCCGCCTTCAACTTCAATCCAATTAACATTATATCCGATAACCTCTAACTTGTCTCCATATTCAAAATGGGCTTCTACTCGTGCATTTATTGACGGCGAGGCGCGACCATTGAGTGAAGAAGCGGTACAATATAACGTTTCACCTTTAGCAGAGGAGGAAAGAATTAGCAAAAGAACTGCAACAAAAACCCATACAATAACTTTCCACCAAGTTTTAAAGAATTTTGTCATTTGCTTCATCCTTTTCTATAATTTCAATACATCTATGAAAAAAATCTTTTAATTGTTTTTTGTCTCGTGTTAGTAAAACAAAACGAGAACCATTTACATTTTCAAAATGAGAATCTAATAAATATGTGCGTTGTTTATTCATAATGTCAGAATAAAAACGCATATGACTATTACGGTCTTTAAAATCGGCGCGCATAGTATCAACTCACAATTTTCTATAAGACTTACAAGCTTTTGCGTCCCATCTGGTTAAGATTTCTTCCTTATCACACCAACCATAATCTATATCACCAGAACATTGGTCATATTGGAGACAACAAGAGCATATATTATTGGTAGTTTCAGAATCATAATTGGTATAATCTGTTAGTGGAATAGCTTCTTCCGTTTCGTAGTTAAACATAAATCTCCTTATCCTTAGGTTTAAATTTTTTACAAGCGTGATCGGTAGTTTGAATGGTGCAATGTGGATATTTAATACAAGAAAAGCGCTTTAAGAAAAATTTACAATCGCCGCAATATTCCTTTATGTCAAAATATTCACAATCGGCCTTAACAGTATTATAATTCACTTCAATACCTTTATGGCCACACCATTTGTTTTCGCCTTCAAAATTGCGGCAAGTCCAACATTCACAAATTTGAAGTTGTTTTCCTTGAATATGTTTAAAGTATTCTTTGCCTGTTTGAACCGTTATCATAGTTTCTCTCCTTTCTTGATAATTATATTATATAAAAATTTTTTATTTTTGTCAAAAAAAAAGAAGAGTGCTTTCGCACTCCAAAATTTTTATTCACCAATAGACAGTAAAGGCATAGTATTATTACCATTAACAACTGTCGTAGGCATAACACCATTCCAATTGGAAATTTGGGTATACTTAATAAGGTCTTCAGTTAAAGATTCACTAATTTTCTTATTAGCTTCTGCCTCTGCATCTGCAAGCATCTTTACACGGTCTGCTTCTGCTTGGGCATTAATACGCTTAATCTCTGCATCAGTCTCGGCTTGTGCTTTATCACGAGCAAGTTGAGCTTCCTTTTCCATCGTTACACGTTCTTGCTCAGTTTGAGCGCGCAACTTCTCTTGAGTCGCAACCTGTTTAGCTTCAATCGCAGAAGTAAAAAGATCGGAATAATCAATGTCTTCAATTTGTAATCCAACAATTGTGATACCATATACTTCTAATTCTTTATTCATTTTTTCGCAAATAGCTTTAGAGATAGAATCACGTTGACTAATTAACTCTTCCGCCCGATAATGAGAAAATACGTCTTTCAAACTTTCCGCAACACGAGGAGCAATTAATTTCTCAAGATAATTTACACCAACTGTGCGATATAGATTGACGGCGGCAGTTTTATCAATGATATAATTAACACTGCCCTTAACCGCGGCCTCTTGAATATCAGAGCTATAAGCTACAGTATCAAAAGCATAACGCTGTTCTTGAATACTCATTTGAGTAACAAAGCTCCAAGGCGCCTTTACATACAAACCAGCTTCACGAGCATTTTCATCTACTTTACCAAAAGTAGATACAACACCTACATGACCCGCAGGCACACTTGCAATAATTGATAAAATCCCGAATAGGAACGCTGCCCCAAAAGTAATGATGCTCGCTCCTTGATATCGTAGAATAGCAATAATAATCGCCGCAATTAATGCCAATACTGCTAAAATAAACCAAATCATTATTCAATTCTCCTTTTAATTCCATAACATAGGAAAAACTTTACTTAACTCCAAAAAGAGTTGATTACGCTTTTCAACTAACTCGTCTGCACGGTCAGGATAATAGTCAAAAGAATCAATTTCAGAATACTCTTGGAATCTTTTGCTTAAGTCTTGAAGATATTCTACCCATTTTTCATGAGTCTCATATGGCGCGAATCCAGGATAGCTAATAGTTGTATTTGCAAGTTTTTTTAACCCAACAATAATAATATGAATTAAATAATCATCCAAATCCCAACAATCATATTCACTAATGCCTTCCTTAAGGCGTTCCTGCTTATATTGCCGCTTTGCTAATCCAGATAAATCCCACCAAAATTTATCATCCTTCATAATTTTCTTCCTCTCTTTTCTTGTGCTTGGGTGGCTTTTTGCGTTTATCGGTTTCAATTTTTGTAGCGGGCTTAAAACCTTCTGGCCATTGCCGCCGCATTTTTTGATAAACTTCTTCCCAGGGCTTTACAGGTAGTTTTTCATTTTTCATTTAAAGCAAGCCACCTTTCACAAATTATGCCTTCACTTTCAAAATCATTTAAACAATTAACAGGTGGACACATACTTGAATAATATGGGCAATTTTCACAAGAAATAATATTTGGCACTTTACATAAGACAAATTCTTCATAAGTCATAACTCTCAACTCCTTACAAGAAAATTATATATGAAAATTTATTAATTGTCAATTTTATTATGATGAAAAGCATTAATAATTTCTTCAGTGAGAGTGAAAAAAGTTTTAAAAGTACCATTAGGATTTAGGGGAGAAATGCTAAGTTCTTTAAGTTTCTGAAGAATTTCTTCAGGACTATTTTTGTCTGAAAGAAAAACATCAAGATAATTCAATTCTTCTTTAGAAAAGCGCTTATCTAAGCTATCCATTACCACTTCACCACCAAGCAAGTCGTTTGTTGATGATCAGATTCAAAATTTGCTTCATAACCTAAATTTTGCAATACTTCTGGCGCATAACTAATAAGATTATACTCATATTTATTAATATCCACATAACAGATATGTCCGCCTATGTTTGCAGTAGCGATAACTGCTTCCTCTACTGCTTTTAAAAAGCGGTCAAGTTCTACAGTTTTTCTTTCTTTGGTTAATTCTCTTGCTTGGTCTGCATTAATCATCATCTTCACCATAATCCTTGTCAAAATGTTTATTATTCCAAGTAATAATAAGATTGTAAGAACTATCTGTTTTTACTTCATAACCATATTCATTAAGTATATAATACATCCTTTCAATTTCACAGCTATAAAAGTTTGACATATCAATTTTAACATGATCTAACCGCATTTCTACTGCTGCGCGAATTTGTTTATCTACAATGGATATTAATGTTTCTAAACTACAATCAAATATTGTGGAATGATAAGCCTCATCGGCAGTCATTAAATCGTGGCCCAAAATTTCTTCAATGCAATTCATTTATATACCATCCATTTAATTTCAAGACCAACAAGTTCATAATCTTTTGCAATTTCACCAACAATGTAATCTTGGGCCTCTAAACAGCGTCTTAGATAAATCCATACTTCAGTTCCAAAATTAGGATTAATACAACAGGTTTTCCATTGGCCCGCTTTCGCAGCAGCACTAATATTGTTTTGAATTTCTTTTGCAAGTTCTTCAACTTTTAAGGCTTCTAATGTTGCTTGACGAGCATATATCGCTGGTTTAAATTGTATCATTTTCTTCTCCATACCAATTAATATATAAGTGATATAAACCTTCCCATTTACTGTAAAATGCAGAATAACCATTGTGTTCTAAATTAGCAACATAAAGTGTCATTAATTCATCATTTGCGTATTTATTTGAAAAAATAATTAATGTAGAAGTCTGATGTTTAGAAATCGCATCATAAATTTTTGTTAAGATATACATAAACGGGTCGTCATACTTATAATTACTCCACGCCCGTGCTTCTTGTGCTGTTGGTAGTTTCATAGATTAATCTCCAATTTGTTTTAATCACGGAATTCATTACACCAATTAACGCTAACACTTGTTTCAACATATGGAAGTTGCTTTTCATCGTATTTAATAATTCTAACAGTTGTTTGAAATCCATCATTTTCAAGCATATTTAAAGCTTCAAAAAGTTCTTCCAAAGAAGCATAAATAGGTGTAGTCATTTGCAATTGCTTCTTTTTTGTAGCTTCAAGAATTTTGTCTTGAATAGCTTCATATAAAGTAGAGAAAAAACCATCTTCTTGTCTCGTTGCTTCATTATAAGCGTCATGTGCAGTCATTCTAAGCATAAATCAATTTTTCCTTTCTCCCAAGTAATGTGAAATAACCAATTATTACAACTTGTTCCTTGAACTGACGCAATACGAGTCGCGGTGGATTGGAATCCATGCTTGTTAAATAAGCTTAATAGTTCTAATAATTGCGCATCATTAAATATTTGACTAAAATAATATTCATATTTATTCGTTTTGTGCAATAAAACAATATGGGTTCTAATAATATTATTATATAGCGTTTTAATTTCTGAAGAAACTTTTGTTCCAACCGTTTTCTTTCGCCGCTTCACTTTAACTCACCCCAATAAGTTTGAAATTCATTAACTTCTTTTCCGCAATTTTCACATACAAAATGTCCATTAAAACGATAAGAATATCCCTTATAAGAGTCAAGGCATACTTCCATATCGTGTAGATTTAATCTATTAATCATAAGTGGCTGGCCACAATGAGGACAATTACCATCAAAACGGAAAGGGCTGTGTTCGTGTGTAGTATAACATTCGTAAGGGATAATTGTATCTACTTTTTGAATTTCTTTACGATTTTTAATATCAGAAATAATTTCATCAATACTCACAGGGAAATTTTCGTGCGCATCCAACTCCACATGATAAGAGCCAGTCTTATCGTCAAAGCGATTCTTGGTATGGCTATGGCCGCAAATATTATGCACCTTCAAATAAGGCTTTTCATCATCATCATAATTTGCTGTAGCCATTGGATAATGAGAAAGCATAAAACGCCACTTCTTATATTTAAATGGATGAGCATAACCAAGAATAGTAAAGTTAGGAAGCGATTCATACAAAGTCTTACGATTATCCGTATCGTGATTGCCAAGCACAACACGGACATCTTGGCATTTAATTTGCTTTAGATATTCTATTCCCTTGTCGTTATCGTTTAACATAAGGTCGCCAAGAATATAAAGAATATCGTCTTCTGCGACAACCTTATTGATATTTGCAATAATATTGCGGTCGTGTTCTTCGATACAAGAAAAACCACGAGGCTTAAACAGAAATTCGCGCAAATGCCCCAGATGAAAATCCGAGGAAAAATACACTTGATTCATATCTTCTTTCTCCTTTCCTTAAATTTTCTGTCGCCGCATAATGCTACACGCACCATAACATTCAATGATAATTTTTTCAATCCTATCATCTTCTTTAAGATTTGGCACAGAAAAATTATTAAACATTTCCATCATAGCCTTGCTTGGTACAACAGCTCTACCTTCACGTTGCTTATTACGACGGTCTGCAGTTTCATAATCGCAAATAATACAATACATAACAATATTGTAATCGCGACCAAACTTTTCATCAACAGCGTGGAGAAGCTTTTTGCGGCTACCATAATTAGCTTGAGTGGCATTTGCAATTACAATTTTATTATTTGAAAGAGCATTAGAAATTTGAAGAATATATTGTTCAAAAACTTCCTTTTCACGACAAAAATATTCTTCATCTTCCCTTACCATCCCATACCGCACGAGGTCGCGACTTATGACCTCTCTTTTTACTTCTCCATCTGCGTAAAGAAATTCACTATTTTCAATTTGGTAATCTTTACCACTTCCCGGAACTCCGACCATAACAATGAGGGTTGGTTTTTGATTTTCCATACAAATACTTCCCTTCGTGCTTTTTTACAAATTTTCTTAAAATATTTTTCATCGTTTTCATCAAGAAAAATTACCGATGGAATCATCCATCCAACTTCACCGCCACCGCCCTCTTTACTGGGAACCGCACTTCCAGAAAGATACATATTAGTACGGTTATGCCCACAAGAAGCGCAAGAGACAGTTAATGACTTATTATCATAATGCCAGGCATCTTCAGTCCCACAATTTGGACAAATATTACTATCAAGGACGACTATAGGCTGCAAGTTGTCTTTTGGATGATAAGTACAATGTTTAAGAAGATACATAAAATCTTCGTGTTTTAATGTAATATGGTAATCATTCATGACGTACTCCTTTGTCTTTGAAAATAAGCAAAGAACTTGCCTTTATGTGGTCTAAATTTACGTTTGCATTCCCATCATCTAATACAATTAATGTTCTCTCAAAACCACATTGCGGACAAACAATTTTATTATATTCTCCTACAACACCATAACCTGTCCTTTGATGACAATGCGGACACAGCTCAGAGCCGCGAATAACAAGATAATATGTTTTATTTGATTTAGATATCCAGAGCTTTTCTGCGCAATGTTCTAATAAATATTGAAAATCTTCGTGTTCTAATTCAATTATATGTTTTTGTCTCATATCTTTGCTCCTTTCTTTGTTAATTGTATTATACACGAAATTTTCTTTTTTGTAAAAAAAATAAGAGGACAAAATTGTCCTCTTAATTCGTAATGGAATTACCACCTGTTAAAATCGCCGTAGATAAATCAATTGAGCCGACACTAGAAGAGAAGTTTTATTTTTTCTTCTGCGACTGTTAAGCGCTTTCCCGTGAATTGGATAATAAACTTAACTGCTATAATATCGTCTCATCTATTTTGATTTTAGGAATTCGTCAATTCCTCTTTATACCCAGTTAACTGATTATAAATTTTTTGTCCTACATAATTAAGCGGCGTAATGCCATCAATATTATCAAAATGACGAATAGAATATGTATAATAACGAACAACAGTATCATCACTATATATATCTACTTTTTCCGCCGTAGTAGTTAATTGTCCTTGACAAGATTGTTCAAGAGTTAGAGATTGAATAAGTTTCGGTTTCTTTTTGAATAGCATAAATTTCTCCTAAAAGTCTTGAGGCACTTGAATACATAAAATGGTCAATAGGAAGATTTTTGTAGTAATCAATTATGCCATTCTTTTGATAATAGTTAATTGCTGTATTAATTTTTGCTTTTTCTAATTTGCATACAGAGGGAATAGGGAAGAATAAATCTCCAGTATTTTCATACTGTGAACCTGCGCATCCCTTTATACAGAACTTATTATACACACAAGTATCGCAATGAGGAGTAGCGTAAATATTGCTCATATAAAGAAATCGTTCAGCAAGATAAAAATTATTTTCCTTAATGTCTACGATGCGACCATTTTGAGTTTGAAAATAGCCATAGATAAATTTATCGTATGCTGTTCTATGGCAAGGTGCCAAAGCTAAATCGCCTAAACGAATACATAATTGACACGGTATTGTACAAGAAAAAACATCGGAAGTTAGCGCAAGTACCCAAGGAAGGTAAGTATAGTTTTCTTCTAGTGTTATATATTTACCAAAGATAAATTCAGAAAAATTTTCTATTGAAGCATATTGAGGATTTTCTTCTCTAAAATCATCCATTAAAAATGTAAGAAAATCACAATAAGTTTTAATCTTTTCTTCCGTCCAGTCATCATTGCGCACTTCCAACATCATTACACGATAATGAGTTGACCAATTATATTTTTGGCACATTTCTTTCCACCAATAGAAGTTTTCTTTCCATTTTTCAATAGAATAAGCAGCAACCATTGGATGGAAGAAAAAATCATTATGATAAGCAAAATCAAATACTTTATTATAAAATTCGTCAGTATATAATTTAGAACTGTCATTACGTGGACGATTCAAGTTGTCAATTACTTTACCATCAATGGAAAAAGACAGTTGAAGACTTGTCCCAAGGTCTTGGAAAGCATTGATATAGTTTTGAATTTTCTGTTTAACCGCATCATTCATAATAAATGAGCCATTTGTAGGAATCATTATTCGTTTAACTTGCAAACCATTTTGTAAAGCTTTAAAGGTCAAATCCAAAATGTCCAATCCTAATTGAGTATGCCAAATTTCGCCAGAAAAATAATCAATAGTTTGAATATAATAATTATTTTCAATAAGCCAATTAAAAACCATAGTTAGATTATTAAGAATTGTTTTTGCTTCTGTGGCTTCTTTTGGATAGATATTGTAATTATTATATAAATAACAATACTCACAATGTTGATTACACTGGTTAGTAATATAAAACTCAATTTGAGAAATAGAATGTAAGTCTTTGCCATTATTTGAAGGTTTCTTCCAATTCTTAAAAAACCTTTCATTTAACAAAAACTTTAAAAAATCGTTATTTTCTTCTTTAAATGTTTTCATCATTATTCTCCAAATATGGCAAAGCACCATTTAATAATAAACGAATTAACCCTACAGGAACAAGAGAAAAAGATCCTGTAATGTCATAATTATCTTTTAAACAAAAGTATTCTCCTGCTAAAACTTGTGCGGCGTGAAGAGCATTAGATTGCTGTATATATTGTTTATCAATCTGGCCGCTTAAAGCCAAAAGAGTGATTTGATTGCATAAACCAACCAAAACTGATGTATTTGCAGTATAACAGAAATTACACATTTGTTCTTCAAACTTCTCATATTCATCATCACTATAGCATAGATGATGTTGATTTTTTGATTGACGAGTTTTCTTTTCAATTGTGCCGCTTTCTTGCTCTTGAGAGCGTAGTTCATTATATTGTTTTACAGTTTGAACAAATCCTTCATTACATACTGAAATTTTGTCTTGCGGCAAAAGTCCAATATTAGAATATCCCATACCACAACCAATACAGGATTGATAGAAAGTTAGGTTTTTCGTTTGTTTTTGATATATGGAAAAAGGTCGCACATTAGTATAATATTTGAAGTATTTCTTTGCGTGTTTGCTTACTTCTGCACAATTTTTCGCAAACTTAGCAAAATATAACCCGTCCTCTTTTGTTGCTGGACAAGGAACGCCCATATTCGGAGTGTTTGTGTAAGCTTGAACATTATTAAATTCCAACTTATTAACTAAATTAATAAAACAATCTTCAAAGAATTGGTAATATTCTATAATTTTTTCTTTTGTATTTAATAAACGAACTGTTTCTAAATTTAAAGTAGGCTTAGGAACAATAGAAAGATTGATATTAGCAGGCAATCTCTTTTCTAAAGACTCAACCAATCTGGCATAATTTTCCAAGCACTTTAAAGTTGTGCCTTTTCCGCGCCCCAAATCGTTTAATTCAGTTGGGCCATCACAAGAAATTTGGAGTTTGTAATTAAATTGACGGTCTGGCCATTGCTTAAATTGGTGCATCAGGCCAAAAAATTGTTCTATCCAAGTAGAAAAAGAAAAATTTGTAGAACTGAAGAAATTCTGTAAATATGGATAATCTTCCACAAGTCGCGGCAATACCTTATATATTCTATCCATATGGAGAAAAGGTTCGCCGCCCCAGGTTTCTAATGTGGTAAGAGCACAAGGTTCAAAATACTTATGCACTCGTTGCATTATATAATCTGGGTCGTTAAAGAAATCTTTCAATTCTTTATCAATTTCAATTAGAGCCTTATTTTTACTAATGTTGCAGTATGTACAGTTTAAATTACAAACTGCGGAAGGAAATAAAGTTAAGACAGTATGCTTTAAATTTTTATTCATTCTTTTCTTTTATCCTTGTGTTGTTTTATAACGAATGTTAATATCGATACCTTGCTGACAATCTCCGTGAGGACAAGTGTTAGCAAAAGTACCGTTACTATTTGTGCCGTTAGGGGAATACATACCATTGGTGTTGCTGCCTTTTCCATCTTTTACGGTGGCGTTGGAGCAAGTTTTAGTATGCCAACCTTTATTACCTTGACTACTATAATTAGTATTACAAACATGATTAGTTCCATGGTCACAAGGAGTTAATCCTCTTTGGCAATAACCATTCGTATTATCACCATTACTATTCGCCCCATGCTGGCACGCAACGCTATTTACACCATTCGTTTTTGCAGTTCCGTGATAGCAAGTAATATATTGCCAAGAATCAACCGTTCTATCTAATTGATTTTTCCAATCTAATAACGGTCTTTGCCCACGCTTACCGACAGAAACAGTATTATAATAAATTTGTTGTGCAGGATAAGAAGCGTTATTTGTTTGCTGTAAGTATTCATCTGTTGACATTCGTTGAATTATTGCATTAATCGCACTAAAGTCAGAAGGAGTATAAAGTTTTCCTGTTGTGCCATCTGAATTTATGGTAATTTTATTTGGGACTCCTTCTGTAGAAAAAGCAAATCCTAAATTCTTTAAACGCTTAATGGCATCAATAATTCTATTAAACCAAGAAGCTGTAATTTTTTCTACCATATTACTTCACCTTAATCCAAATACGATTGCGCACAGAAGTATTATGTTGGCCCCAAATCTCATATTGAGGAATTTCACTTACATAGCCAATAATACATTCAGGATGTAAAATTTTTTCCCATTTCTTCATCTTACAAACTGCACCATTTGGACCGCTGCATACAGCATCACCAATTTTTAGTTCATTTTTATCTTCTAAATAATAAGCCAAAACTCTACCGGCAATAGTAACAGGAACTGTATCAATATCTTTCTCACCCAAAGCATAACCATAAGTGTCAGATACAATATAACTATTTGGAATCATACGCTTATCAGAAATCATCAATTTGCCTCGTGCAGTTTCATATACACAGTTTCCTGCCACATAAGAATCAAAAGACTCCCTAAATTCAGCAATATCATTCCAAGCGCCGCCATATAGTACATTATCCTTACAGTCAAGATACACACTTGGACTATATTTTAATGTAGTTTTTTTATTATTCAAACCTTCTTGTGTCGCGCCAACAATAAATACCTGACGGTCTGTCGCGCTACCTTGAGCAAAACTTAGACTAGCACCGCTCAATAAATCATCTAACACATCTTTAACATATGTTTGGCTACCAGTCGGAGTGGTGTATTTTACTTTATCAGCGGTAAGAATGATTTGTTCCCAAGTCCCTGCGCCAGAAAGGAAGTAATCTTTTGTTCGTTTTTCTACTTCAGGAAAAGGAATTAGGCCACTTGTGGTTCCTTCGGGGATGTTATTGCTACCAAAAATATAGGTGGATTCTTTAATATCTTTTTTTACTTGTTCAATATCTTTTTTAGTTTGCTCAGAAAAAGTAGTAAATTTATCATCTACCGTAGCTTTAAGCTGTTCAATTTTTTCTTGCGCTTCACTATCTTTTAATTTCACTTCAATTTTATTATACTTGGATTCATTTGAAGTATTAAAAATAAACCTATCTACTATACTATTTGTGGCAGTTGCACCATTTGGGTCTTGAGTTATGAATGGTTTATCTTCGTCTGTGTTGATTGTGAGAGCATAATTTTGAATTTGACTTCCATCAGGGTATAATGATTTTTCTGATTCTGCCGCGGCTAAATATAAACCAATATTACGAGAAGCAATTTGATTTACAATTTCAGTATACTGTGCGTTATCTAGTTTTTCTGCGTCAATTAATAAATATGCAAAATTCAAATCAGGTAAGGTCACAAGTTGGCCATTGGTCGCGCTTTCTGCTAAAACTTTCCAATCATTCGCTATATCAGGCGGCAACTTCAAGAAAGGTAAATCATCCCATTTGGTTTCGCCATCACCAATTTTTATACCGTGAGTAATTACATCATCTTGAATAATTTGTCCTTCTGCATCAATTGTTAATAGGTTTTTTTCTGGATAAGTTCCAATAAATTTTTCCTATTCTTGCACAGAAGACTTTACAATAATATTTACTTGTTTCATATTTCATCCTCCAAAATTATTTTACAATAATTTTTGTTTATAGGCAAATTTATTTTACTGTAATCCAAATTCTACCATTAACTTTAACATTATTTGTTCCCCAAGTTTCATATGTAGGAACTTCACTTACTATTCCAACAATACGGTCAGGATTTTGAGCAATTTCAGAATCTGTCATTTTAGAAACGCGGCCACCCCTACTAGCACAAACAGCTTGACCAGTATAGTAAGTAGAGGGGTCTTCAGAAGTATATACTAGTACGCGACCTGCAACTGCAAGAGGAACAGTAGCTTCATCTGTGCGGCCAATAGAGAAACCAAAAGTATCAGAGGTAATGCCTTCACAATGTTGCATACGAGAAGAAGTGCGGAAAAGTTTTCCATCTCTATTGCAGGTCATACAATAACCTGGTTCGTAGGATTCAATTGGGTCTTTTAAAGCACGGTATTCTGCGTAATCGTTAAAGACTGCGCCTTCAACACTTGGTGCGGAAAAAGTTCCAGAAGTTGTTAAATAAGCTTGAGAATATTCTGTGTCAGAAGAATATGCTCTAAGATATAAATTACCCACACTACCATCACTGGTTGCTACATACATCATTCCACGAGGACCACCTGAAGCATTGCTTAATAGAAGCTATGGCCAAGCGTCTTTGCGAATTTCTATCGCAGGAGAAATTAATCGTCCGGTCATTGTATCTCCTGCTTTTGCCACTCTGTCGGATGCAACCGGAGCATATAAAATATTTTCAGCGTTATTAATAGTTAAAGTGCCAATTTGTTCTCCACTCGTAAGTGTTGAAGTCCAAGATACCGCTGCGGGAATTTCAAGTTGATAGGAAACTAATTGATATTTTTGAGTAGCTTCATCTAATTGAAGTTGAGTAAAGTTTATAATATTTTCTTCACTACTTAAATTTAATATACCATTATTATAAATTTTACCTTCATTATCGGTTGCTAAACCAGAAGGAATATCACCAATGTTAATCGCAATATCTGTAATTGGTCGCCAAGAGCCATCGCTAAATAGAACTTTGCCATAATCGTTTTCTGTTGGAGTCGGAACCAAACCTTTATGCCCAGAAAGATAAGTTGTTTCGGTAATGTTGCCATCTTCATCAGTAGTTTCAACTTTCCTAACACCTGTCATAATAGGCAAAGTATCCAAGTTAATATTGGAAGCATTAACTTCATCAATATAAGCCATTTTGCCCAATCCAATTACAGGCGCATAGAGGTTAATTAGATTGTCATCCTCATCCATTTTTTGTAAATTAACTGTACCACGAAGCATTGTTTGTGCGGCGACATCATATGGATAAAGGCCAAGAAAAATTAAATAACTTATACTACCGTTTTCGGAGCTTGGAATTTCTTCTATTTTTTTAGCTTTTCCTTCGTCTGAAAGTAAATATGCGGCAGAATCAGGAATAGAAGATGTATTTAAGAAACCTAAATCAAACAACTTTTGAATTGTTAAATCTTTTACGCTTACTGGTTCAAAAGGAGTAGCGACATTTTGCAATGCCGTCATTGCGCGCTCGCCCGCTTTTGCTGTAGCAAAAGTTTCAGGTAAAGTATAAGCAGTTTGAGTTAAACCGTGAATTGCAATATCACTTACAGTGGTATCGGTGCTGGAATTACCACGAGCTACAGAAATGTTACCATTAATGGCGCTTTCTTGAATAGAAACAATACCAGTATTGTAGAAAGTATGGGTTTGAGAAGTTGAAGGAATTGTATCCTCTAATAGCCCCAATCCGACGCCGTTAGTATATTTTGTGTCAGTATACTAAACTTCACCGGTATTATTATCTTCAAATTGCTTTAAGTTCTCAATAATATCGTGAGCACGCTTATCATAATCACATTCAGAAAGACCTTTACCTTCTTCCTTAATTACAAATGGGTCATTTACAAAAGGTAAATCTTTTAAATATTTTTCTCCATTTCCTACTTTAAAACGCGGCACAATTCGTGTAGAGCGATTATTATAGGTGGCGAGAGCTTCAGAAACTTTTACAGATTGTTCTTGATATTCGGTTGAGGAAGTATTGGTAATTAATTTTAGTGCTTCAACTTCCGCCAAATATGCTTCATAAAAAGTTTGAAGCTCTTCCGCGGTTGTATCAGCTTTATAAATAATAATTTCGCCATCTTTAGGAATAAAGTTAATTGCCTAATTCCAATTTTGTTCTGTGTCTCGTTTAGTTTGAACACGAGCGTTAAGTTGTTTTGCCATAATTATTACCTCCTAATCGTCGTCTTTTCAGACGATTGGTAATTTCTTTATTCATCTTTTCAGAATAAAGATGCCAAAACGCCGCAGAATGAACAAGACGCTGCGGCGTTTGACTTAATAAAATAAGTAAATAATGCTAATAAATTTCATTTTTCTTTAATTATATTATAAAGAAAATTTTATAAAAAATCAAATTTATTGAACTTCTTCCCAACCATAAACGCCTGGTTCCCATACATTATTATCAATTGTGCTTATCCAAGTTTTACCATTATGAGTAACCTTATCACCCTTCTTGTATGGATTAGTGCTGTCGGGTTGCTCCCAAGGTAAAATCCCACCACTTGGGTCAGTTAAGATTTTTGCCCACAAACTAGCTGCGGCTTCAGGAGTCCAAGATTCTTGAGCGGTATGAGCGATAAGGCAACGATAAAGGGCGTTATTATATCGCACTCTATCCCCTACTGCGTAAGTACCAGTAGAAGTCCAAATTGGATAGATAATTTGTACTTCTAATGCTTGCTCATCAGTTAAGAAAAAACCCGCTTTTTTCATAGCTTCGCATAATTCTAAAATAGCATCAAGATAACGATTATCACTCATTTGTTGTTTCCTCCATAGAATTAAAATCTAAGCCTAAAGCTGAAAAAGCCGCGACAAGTTTTGTATTTTCTTCTTGAAAACATTGCTTTTCAGTTTTTAATTGCTCATTATTACGATAAAAATAAGTTCCATCATAAGTATCTCCAATTGCAACTGGATAATCATCTAAAGGAACTGCAGTGGGAAATTCTTTCGCATTTCCTGGATAAAGCGAAATAACATTTTGCACAACACCGTCAGAAATTAAAGCATAATTATAATTCATAAACAAACACTCCTTTACCACCATTTATCGGTGATTACGTATGACGACTATGCCACTACCACCTTTGCCCAGGACAGTTAGGCCATAGTACATGCCACCACCACCGCCACCGGTGTTTTCCGTGCCACTTGTTTGTGGGTGCCCATTCCACGCGCCATTTCCGCCACCGCCAGCGCCGCCATGGGCCTGTGCGGAGCCGTTTCCGCCAGCACCGCCGCCGCCCGCGTAGAGGGTGCCGGTGGATTCGCCGAACTCGCGGGTCGTGGTTCCCTGCCCCTTGCCGGGGGAACCCCAATGGTCAATGCCGATGTTGGCGGCGTTCTGCGGTTCGCCATTGCCGCCGTCCGAGCCGCCGTTGTTCACTTCTCTGTTACCATAAGCGCCGCCGCCGCTGCCACCTCCCAGCTTCGTGCCGCCACCAGCCGCCACACCAAAAGCGGTAGTGTTTCCACCAGACGCAAAGGCACTTTGTCCACCTGCACCGATAACAATGTTATAAGAGACATTTGCGGCTGATTGGACACTTTTTTGGGTTGTGGTGTACCCACCACTACCAGCTTTACCGTAGCCGTTGCCTGCGTCCCAGTAGCCGCTACCACCTGCGCAACCTCCACCCACGCAGAACACGTCCAGCTTGCCGTCCCACTTGCCAAGGTTGGTAAATTTCAACGTGCCGCTGCTTTTGAACTTGATGCGCCAGTTGCCGCTTCCGTCGTCGATCTTCTCATGGCCGCCAGTGTAGGTGTAAGTCATATTGGGGTTCTTTACCGTCAATGTGGCTGTACGACTTGTTACTTCTCCAGCGGCATTAGATATTATACAATAAATACTATGCACTCCAATAGATGCACTACTCCAACTGACGCTTGCTTTTGTCGCTCCGGACCATTTTGCTCCATCACGGTACCATTGATAAGTATATTCCGCAGGGACACCAGGAGTGGCGATTTCTACCCAAAAAGTTGCCGAATCACCTTGCCAAGCTGTGGCATTAGCAGGCTGATAAGGTGATAAAGTAGGCGGGATTTTCTTTTCTTTAAGACTTTGCACTAATAAACAAGAACTCATTTTTTACTCCTTATGAACTAAACCTAATCGCGGCTAGTCCATTCTTACCTGCTAAAATATTATTATTACCGCCCTAGCCATAACGTAAAGCAGCATTGCTGTTAAACACGCCTGGACCGCTAACCTGAAGATTAGAGTTACTTCCAAATATATATGTTATTGAACCGCCCGCACCAGCAGTTGCATTATTACTAGAAATGGTCTTTTGCTCTGTAATATAACACCAATAAGCAATTTTATTTGGAGCGAGATAAACATTAATAGCTGAGCCGTTATATAAAGCAGAAACTTGTTTTAATGGGTATAATAAATTTAAAGTCCGACTTCCGCTCCCTACAGAACTGCGATTTGTAATAGTATAAACACCTGTATCTTGATTATAACCATATCTATATTCGTAAATATTACCCGCTGTGCCATTAGGACTTTGGCAAGTACAACTAATATATGCGTCAACTCTGTTGCCAGCTTTTCCGCCCGCTCCTTCATTAATATTGCTAATAGTCGTCGTAGTTGAGCCGCCATTACCGCCTGCCGCAGTTAAAGAACCAGCCGCGCCGCCTGCACCGATGATAAACTGATAATTAGTGTTTTTTTCTAATTTCTTCTTTGAAGTAATAGTATAATAACCGCCACCACCAAGGCCAGTAACAGCTCCACCTGCACCGCCACCAAGGAGAAAAATATCAAACATTCCATCTTCATTTTTACCATAATTAGCAATATTTAAGGTGCCACTTGTAGTAAGATAGAAGGTATTATTGGAACCGGTAGTTATATTACCAGTGTATGAATATAAGAAATTAGGATTCTTTACAATATAAGTGGCAATACGAGAAGATATAATTCCCTAAGAGGTAGTTATAACGCATTGTATAGTGTGAGAACCATAATCAGTAGGTGTCGTTTCTGAATATGTTGCAGCAGTCCCAACTACTGCACCATCCTTAAACCATTGATAGGCATAATTTGTGTCGGTTCCGGCCCGACTAATTACAACTTTAAAAGAAGCATTTGCTTCTCCTCCCCAAATTATAACATCTTGAGGATAATTATTATCTAAAGCAGGCAAGTCAGTATTTACAGATGTCTTTCCACCACGACGTGTAATTAAACATTGTCCCATAACTTAACCTCACTTAATATCAATAATATTAATTGGCAAATTAACTGTAGGAACATCACCATAGCAATAAGCTGTTAATGCGCCACTATTAGTTTGAATATCATTAACATTACTCCAATTTTCAAGAATACTAGAAATATTGTCAGAACTTTGTCCGCTTAAATTAACATCAATTACTACCTTAGAATTCGTAGTAATACCGCTAACACTAATGATTTGAGTGTGTGGTGTAGAAGAAGACCAGCCATTGGCAGTTAGTGTCGCAGTAGTAGAAACAACAGATTGAGACCAACTGCCATTGCCACGTAAAACATAATTTTGTTGCCCACTTGCAGGAGCAGGAACAAGACCTTTTGTGCCAGCTGAACTAGAAGAACTGCCACCAAAAACAGCGCTTAAACTATCAAGGGCAGTTTTATCTTCTGCACTCATCAAACCTGCTACGGAAGTTGTGGCTTCACCACCAACAAATTTCTTAGCATAAACAGCAGTCCAAGGAATGTCCGCAGAACCAAGAGTAATTGGAGTAGTAGAATCACTTGTAATTGTTCCATTTAAAAAATTTAGAATTAAACGCCAAGCTTCGGTATTATCTATTCCATAACGATAAATGCACATTTGAAAATTGTTTGCGGTTTCATTAATATAGCCCTAAAACAGCATAGAAGATGCATCAGAAGCACTTTTACGACTAATATTTAAAGTATATAAATTTGCATCAGTTCTGCTACCAACAGAAAAATTACCTAACATAGCTTTATTACCAGAAATGACTTGAGAAGTTGTTGTAATTATACCACTTTGGCTCTAAGAAGCAGCTGGAATTGCGCCGATAGTTGTTGCATTAGAGTCAATAGTTAATTTTGCAGTAGGCCCTGCAGATGTACCATTAGTCCAAGTCCAAGTCCCAGCAGGGACAGAGGTTAGATATTCTCCATCTCCTTTAAGAAATTTTAAATTTCCAACTTTTGTACTTCCATCCCCAACTTTCATTTTAGGAATACCAGTACCGCCGCCATCAGAATATAAAATAATTTCGCCAGCTTTAGGAATAAAATTTGTAGCTTTATTCCAGTTGGTTTCAGTATCATATTTTAACTAAATTCTTGTTTGCAATATTTTTTCTGCCATACAAATTACCCCTTTTGTTCGTCACTTTCAGAACGAGTATTTGTTTTGAGTATCTTTTTTCAACTCAAATATGCGGCAAGAAGAATTCTTCTAGCCAAAATTAATTAAATTTTATAAGTAATCATTCTAATAGAACATTTTGTTTGTTAATAAATTCTTCTATAAAAGAAACTTTTTATAAATCCTTTATTTGCCGTTTTTGACGGAGAAGATAGACTTTAAAGATTAAAATATTTTCCTTCACTAATTTAACGAATTTAATTTTCTTATTAAGTGACTCAAAAGAATTAATTAAATTACAAAGGGAAAATTTTTTTTAAATCAAATTTGTATTTACAATTGTCTATCATTTTCTTTTTTAATTAGTGTATATTAAATTTCCATAAAAGTCAAATTTTATTAAATTCAAACTTTAATAATTATAATAAAAAATAAACAATAAGTCTTCACTTTAAAAAAAATAAGGGGAGGAAAATTCCTCCCCATATTAATTACGCATTCGCACCGCCGCAATTAAAGACTAAGGTATCTGTTCCTTGAATCAAATCATCAGTAGAGCCGCTCTTTGCAATTGCTGCTAAATCAGCGTCATTTGCCTTCGCATTTAAAGCGGCCTCTAAACCAGTGATTTTGCTTTGTGCTAAAACAGGGATGTCATCAGCAGTTAATTCACGAGTAGATACACTAATAAGACCATCGGTTTGAGAAATCGCTCCAATGATTGTGCCTTGGCCAGCAGTAACTTCTGTAAGGTCTAGCTTACCAAGCTCAGTATCAACATAGCCCTTAGCTTCGGTTAGCTTAGCTGTAGCATCTTTCTTGGTTTCGTAAGTTGTGCCAGCAACAGCAGTGGTTAGAATATCATCATAACCAGAAGCTTCGGTTTTCTTGATATAATTTGTGGCGGTTTCTACGGCCATGGTACCAAGGTCAGCAGTGTTAGCCTTTGCGGCTAAGGCATCGGTTAGACCGGCAATCTTGGATTGAGCAATAGCAGCATTAGCGGCAATATCGCTATCTACAACAGTGCCGTGCTTGATATGGGAATTTTGATCGCCCAGTTCTTCAAAACGGCCTTCTGTCGCGGCATCAGGCTTTACATAAATATGCTCAGTGCCATCAGTCTTGATGTAAATATCGCCGTTTTCAGCAGAAACAGGTAGATTCTCTACTACGCCCTTGAAGTGAGTTACGCCTGTCAAGCCCGCAATAGCTGTGTCTAAGTCGCTCTTAGTGATGGCCTTATTTGTTTCTTTATCATAGTTGTCGCTTTGGAAGGCCAAGGTATCTTGTTTTGCGGCCAGAGCGCCAGCAAGGCCATTCACTTGATTCTGTTCAATTGTGGGAATATCGCCTGCAGCCAAAGCGCGCTTACTTACAGAAATCTTACCGTCGGTTTGAGAAATCTTCTCAATAATTTCACCTGTGCCAACAGCAACCTCTGCCGCATCCAGTTCTGCAATCTTAGCATCAATTTGAGAATCAACAGAGCCGCCTTCGCCAATGGCAGTTTCTAGAGCTTCTACGCGAGTGTTGGTGGCATCATTAAGGCCCTTAGCATAAGCTTTGGCACCCTTTACAGTGTCCTTATCTACGGTATCTGCAGCCGCGCCAACTACAGCAGTAGCGTAGCCTTGGGCTTCTGTCTTAGTGGCATAGTCTTTGGCTTCTACGGCAGCCATAGTAGTTTTTTCATCGGCAGAGGCCTTCGCAGCAATTACAGCATCTTCTAACTTACCTAAAGTATTATAAGATTCCGCGGCGTCGCCTAATAAAGCAGTCTTTACAGCTGCGGCAGCACCCTTTTGCTCATAAGTATCGCTTAGTTTTAAAGCAGCAATAGCCTCGCTAATTTGAGTAGCGACTGCGGTATCACCAACTAGGGCCTTAAGAACATTAATATCCGCGCTGGGGTCGGGAATGGATAAAGTAGCGACCTCAGTAGAGTAATTCTCTGCGCCCTTAGCACGAGACATTAACTTATATGTATAATCGTTGTCGCCTTTAACAATTGTATATTGAGTATCAGTATCTTGAATCTGACCAGTAATGTAAGTGTCTAAGCCAGTAATTTCATCTGCTTTATAGGTAGGTTTGCTCGCTGCTTTTGCCCAAGTATGAACATCAGAAGCAACGGCTTGAAGCCAGGGTAAATCTTTGAAGACATTTACACCATCGCCAATTTTTTGAAGAACGGCGGGTGGCTTAGCGATGCCTTCAACAGTTACACCACTTGGAACTGCGCAGATTGCAACTTCGCCAGCTTTCAGAACTAAAGTAGATTTTTGCCAATTTTCATAAGTATCATACTTTAGAGTAATCCGTGTATTTAAAATGTGTTCAGCCATAAATAATTACACCTCGTTGTGTATGTGCAAGTATTTTATAAAAGAGAATAATTAATTTAATAATTAAGCATTCCCACCATTAATAATGAACTCTTCATTTTCTGGAACAAATAACTTACCAACAGAAAGACGATTAACTTCCATTTCGCCATTTCCTTGGATTGTAATTTCATTATCTTCCTTACTACCTTTAACAAGGCCAAGCGCGGTTTCTGTTGCAACAGGAATAACAAGATTCTTATTCTCATCAATTGTTGCGGCAACAGTACCTAATAAAGCACCCTCAATGATATTTGCTTGTGCATTTTCTACCAAATTGGCTAACTTTACATGTTCGGCAGCACTCATTGCACCCGCGGTAGTATTGGAAGCTAGAGCTAATTCAAGGCCATCCGCACTGACAGTTAGACCGTTGGCTTTTTCTGTGTTAAGTTGAACGGCTAAAACACCTTCAGTGGTAATAGAAAGGCCATCACCCTTCTTGACACCACCAAGGTCGCTAGCGGTTGCAGCAGGAAGAGTATATTGTTCTGCTAATGCAGCAAGAACACCATCTTCAGAAAGAGAAAGGTTCTTCCCAATCGTTTTGATGTTAGCAAGACCAAATAACTTGGTGATTTGCTCATCTGCAACAAGAGATTTTCCCTCTGCCTTATCAACCTTATTATTCCAAGCAGAACGTTCCTCATTAGTAATGTGTAGAGTTGTGTCAGCTTTATGGTTGTTTAAAGCAGTTTGAACTTCACTTACTGCTTCTGTAGTAGCATAGCCACTTAAATCAACGCTTGTGCCGCCGACTTGGACTAGTGCCCCGTCAATAAGCATATAATCATTATATGCGTCGCCAGAAGTAACTGTAGCATCCTTAACCATATAAATGGTATTGGCATTAGCCGTAGAGGCTTCAGGTAAAACTTCTACAATTGTGCGCTTAATATGACCAGCAGATGCGATTAAACCAGCAACAGCAGTATCAGAAATAGCTTTACCGCCGTCGGTTAGGATAATATCACCAGTCATAGTGCCACCGGCGAGAGCGAGCTTAGTGGTTAAAGCATCATTATTAGCTTTAATATCACCGCGAATGGTGCCTGCAGTTTCAGCATTACCTAATGCACTATTAATTTCATTTACAGAAGTTTGCAAAGAACCAATAGCAGAATTTAAACCTTCAACAGTTGTAGTAGAAGGCTGATACCAAGCAATTTCAAAAGTGCCATCAATGCCTGCGATTGCTTTAGGCTCTAAGCCAGCAATCCAAGGGTGAGTTTCATCAACGATTTGCTTTTCATGATGCCCAGCAACATAGCCTTCTTGCCCTTCTTCTCCTACTGCATCTACCCAACGGTAATATTCAACGCCCCAGTTTTTTAAAGAAAGCGCACCTTCGTTTAATACAATAGTTTTATTATCACCTATAGTTGCACTGCCTACTTCCTTTAAAGTGCCAGTAGTATCGGTGATAATGTATGCAGTGGAAGTGTTATTTACGTCATCAACTAATGCTAAAATTTGACCAACATAAGCGGTTGCGCCAGTTTTAGCGTAATTTTCCATATCCGTTTTAGAGTACCATACAGAACTCTTGTCAATTGGAATAGGATTACCACGAGAAAACGCAATAGGTAAGGAAGACGCATTAAATACCTTTTTAATTTCAGCCATTTTCACTTACCTCCTTAACCTAAAGTAATGGTTTGAATTTGGTCGCTGCCTAATTCAGCAGGTTCATATACCCAAACCTTATAAGGAATTGCGGTAGCACCATTAGCGCCTTCAACATTAACATTAGCGATTTGATTATATTCAGCAGTAATGTCAAGATTCATAGTGCTATCAAGAGAAACAGAAATTAAGCCGCTACGAGTAGAGTTAGCAGGAATCGCAACAACAATACGCTTTGCGCCAGCAGTGTTTGCAGCTTTAATCGTAAAGGATTTTTTTGCATTATAAGCGCCGCCAGCAGTTAAACTACGAACTAGCGCGCTATCAACAGGGACATCGGCAGAACTAGAGGCTACAAAACCGTAGAAGAAATTACGATAGCCAGTAATTTTAGCAGAACTAACGGCGCTCTTGGAACCAGCCGCGATAGCTAAATTGGGTTTTTCATTGCCGATATTGGTTTTGGGAACTGCGCCACCTTCATAGGTTGCTTTAGCAGTGATAGAGAAGTTGGTGTTGTCTGCCACAGTTAGTTCTGCAAAAGAACCTTCGGCAGTATTTAATGTTTCATCAGTTACAGAGTTGGTAATTTCCCAAGTCTTTGCAGTAATGCCAGTAGCAGGGCCATAAGAATAAGAACCAGCATTAAAAGTAGCTTTATAGGTAGGAATTACTTTAGAGCCTACTTCTAATGCTTTGGTAGAATTAGTTATATTAACAGAAACAGAGGGTTGGGTAACAGTAGGATTCTTTTCTTGCGCAAGAATAGAAGCCAATACTTCTTTTACATTTTTGCCTGCTGCTGTTACAGTGGCGCTGCCAGAAGCGGGAATGGTAATAGTACCAACTTTTTCTGTTGCGACAAAATCAGCATCAAAATACACATTATTAGCATTATAATTGCCATCCATCGCAGCCCAAGCAGTGCCATTGTAAACGTAAGAAGTGTAAGATTTCTTTTCGCCGTTAATTACACGTTTTACAACAAAAATGTCGTCATTTGCAGGGGCAGTTGCGCCCATAACACGAGCAATAACAGCTTCATCGGTTTCGCCTTCTGCGGCTTCACCTTCATAGTGCGCGGCAACAGATACATCAGAGCCGCTATTGGCATAATCTAAGTCGTTCCAATTACTTTCATCATTACCAATTTTAAACTTACCAGTATCATTTTCTACGCCAATTTCGCCCTTTTTAAGAATAGGGTTTACTTCAACCCAGCGAGCTGCCGTATCATTGCGTAGGCAAATTCTGGTGTTAAGACTTATTGCCATAATATCACCTCAATGAAGAATTAAGGGTCTACTTGGCTAGCAGTACCTCCAATCCACTGACTTTCATTTGTGGGACCTTCAGCATTGCCGCCAAAAACAAAATCATAATCTCCTAAACCGCCGCCAGAACTTTTAGGATTAAGCAAATACCAGCCATCAGACCAATAATATAATCCTTTATCTTTTGATAGTAAATAGACAAACTCACTCAAACCTTCCAATGGAAGTTCATCACAGAAGATAATTTGTTTTTTAAGTTTAGCTTCTTCAAGAATTTTTTTGGCATCTTCAATATAAGATTGCAAATTATCTAAAGCAGCAACACTTTCTTCTGTTAATGGGAAGGGCTTTTCTGACGCAGCGGGGAGAATAAAACTTTTATAATTATAAGATTTAGTTAATCGGTTCCCTTTAGAAAGCCAATTAATCTAAACTTCACATTTCCCCACTAATTGTGTATCGGTAGCAGTTAAGGTTATGAATAGGTTTTTATTTTCTAACTAAAATTTGTGTATGTAAGTATGTCCATCTTGACGGGTAAAAGTAACAATGGCTTTCCCATTCGGATCGGCCATATAAAATTCACTTATATCTAAGAATAAATCTGTCGCTCCTGCCTCACCCTAATTACCCCAAGGGAGAGGAGGAGAAATCTTTTTAGCAAGGTCAATCACTCGTTGACTCATTTATTGGTTCCTCCGTTTCGCTATATTTTTTTGGAATAGGGTCATAGGCAATAACATAAAGTGCGCCAGAAAGTTCGCTTTTAATCCACATATTACGGTCACTTTTAGTTTCGTAAATAAGTGGAATTGTTGAATATATTTTTTGTTGTATCATTGCACGGCCTCCTTTAAGCGGTCTTGGAGTAATATCCAATTTGTTGCGTTTTTGTAGGTAGTAAGTGTCCCTTTAGGCACAACAATGGGACAAGCTGACTTATCAAACACAAGCCCATTTTGGAGAATAGGAGGCGTAGGAGACTTTAATTTAATAGAAAGTAAGCCAGTGCAATCCCTAAAACAATCAACACTTAAGGTAGTAATTGATTGCGGGATTTCCAATTTTTGTAAATTCGCGCATCCTTTAAAGGCATTGGAGCCAATAGAAACCAAAGAAGAAGGTAAATGAATTTGCTCCAAACCATAATTATACAAAAAGGACGCGGCGGGAATTTCCTTTATACCTTCAGGCAAAGTAATTTGTTTTAGAGAGGGATTACTATTGTTGTAGGAAGAAGGTAGTTCAGAAATTGTAGAAGGCAAAATTATATTCTAAACTTTTACAGCATTTAACTTTGTAATAGAACAATTAGCTGGAAACACTAACGCATTTAAACTAACGCAACCGTTAAATACATTTTCCGCAGCGATATTGGTGCAAGAAGAAGGCAGCGTTAGAATTTGGAGAAAAGTTTGATTGGAAAAGGCATTTTGTTGTATGGTGGTTAAGCCTTTTGCAAAATGCGCCTCATATAAAATGCTGTTAGGAGAAATGAAGTTTGCCTTTAGTGTTGTACCATCACATTTTATAGTGTATGCGCCGGCAGTAGAATAGGTATGGGATAGAGTAGTACTTTGTGTGCCGTCGCCCCAATCAACAAAAGAAGCATTAATGTTTAGTGTAATTGTTGCGGCGGCGAGAAGTTTAATAAAAAGTAGGTGTTTTCCGGAGGTTGTAGTATAGATTTTACTACGAAGAAAATTATCTCCTACTTCTTTTTCCACGAGAAGAAAATTTGGAGTGGGAGAAGAAGGGAAAGGAGAAGTGGCATTTTGCCGATACCTCTATAGACCATCCCAGCCTAAAAATGTAGTTTGACCTTCTACTTCAAAAAAGGTTTCTCCTCCAATAGAATGAATAAGAGGAGAAAATTCTTGTATTTCTAGCTATTTTTGCAGGTTTAATTTTTCTCTAATTGCTGCGGCGATGTTAGAAAGAAATTCATCTTTTATCTTATAATACATAAATCACCATTGACGTGAAGTTGCATCAGGAATAAGATTTTCCAAAGAAGAATTTACATCTATACTGTCGCCGCAACAAATAAGTTCAAAATTTATAATATCCTAAATTTTTTCGCTACTATAGGTAGTTGAAGGAGAAATTTTTGTATCGTCAATACCCACAGAAGAAACTAAAAGTTCTCCAGCATCTAAGGTTGAAGAATCTGAAAAAGTAAAAATTAGGTGGTTGTCTTTAATTTCTGCGGCGGTAATTTGTTTTCCAGAAAGTGGCGCAACCAACTACGTATTATCAAAGAAAGTAAAAATAAGATTTGTGCCCTACAACTCTACACCCTTAATTTCGTTTTGGGGTAAATTAAGGGTTTCTTTTTCGCCGCTTAGATGTTCTACAATAAGAGTAGAATCTTCAAATTTTACATTGGTAATAGGAGAGGAGTTTTCATCCCAAAGTTTGCCTGCAGAAACAATCGAACCATCAGACAAAGTAAAGATAAGTTCTCCTTTCTTTATTTCTGCACCTTGTATGCCTGTTGCGGCCTCAACTTGTTTTGCTTTTAGAAGTGCATATGTAATTAAATCTAACATTTATTTTGCACCTCACAATACTATCCAAGTTGGATTTTCTTTGTCCCCATTCATCATATAAACATTTTTATCTTCTAAACACAAAACCGTTATACCAATCATATTACCATCAAATTGTTCTTTAAGTATAAGAGGTAAATCATTTTTCGTATCACAAACATAAGTTGGAACGGGATCAGAAGGGGCGGAAATTATACGGAACATTGGGTATCACACTCCGTTTTTTTATTTTTTAATGTATCATATAAGTCCCAAAGTTCAAAATATGTTGAAAGATTGGGATTAGTGCGAATTTTCAAGATGGTTTTTCTATCTTCATAGTTTAATTCATCTGTATTTATTGTATAAAAAAAATCATTAATTTCTTTCATTGTAGGAAAAGACCAATTTATATAAGGATTAATCTTTTTACAAATAATAACTAATTTTTCTAAAGAAAGATAACGAGGCATATGGCCACACAAGATAGTGGTAATGCCTTCTTTACATTTATATTGACGGCCAAGCTCTTCAACTTTTAGCAATGGCACAGATTCTAAAGTGGTTTTTATATCTTGTAGCGTAAAACTAACAGCCATAGTAAGCCTCCGAAATTATAATATAAAAAAAATATGAGAGGCCCTCATACTTATTTTGATGATAGGTACTTCTTACACGAATTAAAAAGGATATAATATATTTATATTCGGATGTCCGACCGGAGTTCCGTGCGTTTTGAAATTGGGATTGGATTTTTTCACACGGGGAGGGGAGAGGAGGGGAGAAGTGAAGGGGAGGAGTTGAAATCGCAGCATAGGCGCGAAACCCTTTATTTTTTCCGTGTTTTTTCATTTGTGTCTCCAATTCTAAGTCTTGAAAAATGATGGTGTGTAAATAAAATTTTCATTCTAATCAAAATTTTCTACACTATACTTTTTATATTCTAACCTCTCGTTCCCTCACGACCATCACTGAACAAAATTCCTATGTATGGTTGTTAAGCTCCCCGAAGTAAATTTTTTTCTTCAAAAATCCGCATCGGATATTTTTCCGTGTTCTAGAAACATTCAAATTTCAAAAATCCACGCAACACCATTTCCAAGAGAAAATACCTCAATCATAATAAAATTGGAGAACTTCAAACTTTCGCGGCCAAACTCATAGTAGGAGAAAAAATACCGTTATTTTATTATGGTAAGTATTTCCGTTTTTGTAGGGAGAGGCCAGAAAAAATTTTGCTGTATGATTGTAAGGAGCTACGATGCTACTTTTTTTCTTCAAAATTTTGCATCGGATTTTTTCCTGTGTTCCAGAAAGGTTAGAATTTCAAAAATTACAGGGATACCTTTTCCCGAAAAAAATAGATTGGAATATAAATTTTAAAAATGGACAAATTTGAATTATAATAGGGATGGTGGAGAAGGCAGAAAAATTCCTGCGGCCGCAGCTATGAAATTTAGTTTTATCGTGTCTTCAATCAATCAATCATCATTTTTAAAGCGGGCGCCATTTTAATGGCGGCCGTCTCGTAAGAACTATTATAAATATACTCTCTTAATTCTTCTATTTATTCTATTAAGAGTTTATGATAGAATTTCCGATTAATCTTCCAGAATTTCCTTAGCGCGCTTCTCAGATTTCCGCTAATGTTTCATTTTCCATTAGTGTGGCGCTTCTCAGATTTCTTATCTATCTTCCAGAATTTCTCATATACAAAATCCGAGTTGCGATATTATTAGAATTTCAAAAAATGACAGAAAAAATCTCAAAGTCTCATTCAATAAGACCATCGTCATCAACCACAGCGACATCTTCTGGCAGCTCATAGATGCGTACTCTTTGCTCTAAATTCAAATTGGGGTCAATTTCTGATAGATGTTTATGTTGGAGTTCATCCGCATTTATTGTAGCAAAATCTAAAGAATAGTATGGTATATATACATCGTTAGTAATTTTATATACACGAGAAATTGTAATAAAGCCCATTAAATTTAAGAAAAACAATATATCTTTTATTGATTCGCGTTCAAGACGATTATAGATATTTACATAACCCAAATCTTTTAATAAGGAACTAATAGAAAAATAAAAAACTTTCCCTTCTGATTTTTTCCAAATATATTTATTTAATAAATAACTGTATATTTTAATTGTATTTGGCCGCATATTTTGTAATAAAACAAAAAGCATATGATTATTAACCTACTAATATTTTTCGTGGTAGTTTTTTATTATATATCTCTTATTTAACTAGTCATATTCTATATAGCCCTTATCCATTAAATCGTGTAAGTGATTGCCCATTGTTCTAATTGTACAGTCTAACCAACCTGCAACCATTTTTTTAATGGCAGGTAAGTCTTCTTGTTTAAGAAAAAGAGTCTTTGTTTCAATGTCATAATTTGCTTTATAGGCAAGCAGCCCATATAGTAAATCATCAGTAGAATAATGTAGAAATGCTTCTTCTTGCGGGATTAGGCGCGTGCGCTCTTTATCCTTTTCTATCTACTTTAAGTCAAACTTGCCCAATCCTCATCATCCTTTTCTGTTGGCCAATCTACATCATAGCCATTTTGTTTTAAGTAATACCAGCCAAACTTTCTAAGATTTTCTATTGGTGTATAACCACGGTCATAGTAATCTTCTACTTCACTTGCAATGAGATAGCGGTATCCTAGTTGTTTTAGCCAAAGTGCTTCTTTCGCAGTCGTAATTCGCGGGTCTTCGTTTTCTGGAAAAACAAAATCATCAGGTAATGATTCAACTGGTTCTTCTATGGGATTGGGTTTTTTCTCTATAATAACTCTATTAATGGCACTTTCATTCATAAAGTCATTCAGCCGCTTACGCACAGTAGATGATGATAAACCAACTTTACCTGCAATTTCCTGGGGAGTTAGACCTTTAATTTTATATTCTAATATGCGGCCAGTTGGAATGGTGGGTTTAGTAAAAGCATCTTTTTTATAGGAGTCAATGATTAGAGAATCTTTTCTAAAATTTAACTAATTTTTTAGAAAAACATCTTGTGGATAAATATCATAGTAAGCATAATTATATAGCTCATTAAGGTAATATAAAGCTTTCTCTGCTCCATAATAACTTGCTACTTTATTAATTTTTTCTAAAAAATAATCAGTCAAGACTACCATTGGTATTGTCAAGTTTTAACATCTCCTTAACTTTATTAATTCGTCTGTAGGCGGTAGAGCGCGGCAAGCCTGTTTCTTCTATAATTTCTTTCATAGTTTTGCCTTCGTAAAGTAAAGATAAAAGTTGTTCATTTGTTATGTTTGTTTTAGTAAATTGTTGAGGCGAAACATAAAATTCTTCTATTCCTAATGCAATTATTACTTTGTCTGTGGTTTTAATGTTATTAAAATAATATTCGTTTAAAGCAAATAAAAATTGCACTGTTGCCGCGGCGCCATACATAGAATTTATTGTTTGTAATTTTTCATAAAGTGCTTTTGAAATAAGCATATTAGCCTCCTATTTATTTCTTACTTCATTATTAAGTAAGAAAATGAGATTATTTTATTATGGAGTTTTTATGAGACTAAAAAATTTTTTCTTTGGAAATGAGAAAAAAATATCATTATATATAATATAAAAATTCATTTACCATAGTGTCCTTTTTTTCCTTGGAAACAATGTTCATAGTGTCCTTTTTTTGCACAACCGAAGGTGTGGAGATTTTCATATTTGGATTTCAAAATTTGTTAAATAAAAATTTGAAAATTTGACAAATTTATTATATACTATTAATGGTGGGAAAGAACCTTTTCGCAGCTTCACAGCCACTTTTAGGGAAACATAAAATTAAAATCTCGCCGCCTACCTTATAGGGAAAGCAAAAATGAAATTAAACGCGGAGTATTATCGGGAAGAAACAAAATGAAATTAGAAAAGAAAAAAGAAAAGGGAATTTCAAAATGAAATTCCCTCTTTTTTATTTACACTTATGATAATAATCAAACACTCTGCCGCCAAGAACAGTGATAATATCTTGTAGCGCGCTATTCTCGTCTTTATATGGATAAAGCTCAGTTTTTACTTGCGGCGCGATAAAAGTTTTATAACTAAAAGTATTATTTGTGTTCCAATCAAGGCTTGCCATTTTACGTATCCATTTTTTTACTTCTAGTTTGTATTCTATAGCGGCTTCAGCTGGAAGAATCTCATCAATAATATTATTAATAAATTTCAACTTTTCTTCAACATATCTCATCTTTGTTATGCTCTCTCCAGAAATATTAATCATAAATTTCGCGCGCAAGCGCGAAATAATTATATATTACATATTTGTTAGATTATATATCCTCTCTTTGTTTATATATATATTATATATTACGTATATCATGGTGATAATTCCCATTATCACTGTGATACGAGCACGTTATCATGGTGATAATAAGAATATCATGGTGATACGAGTCCGTATCACAGTGATAATCATATTCTCATAAAAACGGAAAAGGATTATAATCATGGTGATAATGGAAATTTCAAATTTTATTCCATAATTTTTTGATAATTAATTGTTAAAAAATTGTGTGTTCCATCTGTGCTTTCCAATAGTAGGCCCGCGTCAATTAAAGCTTTCTTGGTGCGCACAATATTGGTTTTGGCTAAACTTGTTCGCTGTGATAACCATTCTAAGGATAAACCAAAACCTTCTTTAGTTCCGATAAGAACATACATTAGCCGTAATTGTGCGGATGAATTTCCCAGCTTTTGATTCAGCTTGTCTGCAATAGCTTGCGGAATTTGGTAGAAATTCATATTGTAGGGCGCAACCAAGAATTGTTTTTTATCTATGTTATGTTTTAAAATAGGAGCGGTTTGTGTTTGTGCCATGTGTGTTTCGCTCCTTAAAGTTGAAATTCTTTTTTATGCGCAAGAGCGTACTTAATTGATTCATCTAAGGTATCGCTATATTTAAAAATATATACATGGAACGAAGGATTGTCGCGATTAATTTGAGTCTCTATTAGTTCTTCTCCCTGGAAAAGAAGTGCGTTTCTAATCCAACGAGAAAAAATTACTTTACGATTTATGTTTGTCATGTAGTATTTTTTTCTCCTTTTATTTTTTTATATTATAATATAAAAATTATAAAAATACAAAAAAAGAAGCGCTTTCGCGCTTCTCTTCCATTGTGTCTTAAGCCTTATGGTAAATCTTCTTACGCTTATCATTCAGACTTACAGTTAGTGTACCATCCTCAACTAGAGAGGTTAGTAGAGTACCAACTTGCATTAGCTGAATATGTTGCAGCTCAGGAATCTGGTCATAGATTTCCTTGGCAGCCAGACCATCAACAGGATTGGCAGCAACCCAGCTGCGTAGAATGCTTAGATTAGCTTGCTTGCGGGAAGCAGCAGCTTCCTTAGCGGCAGCGCGTTCAGCAATCTTAGCAGGGTCAGCAACACGACGACCAGGCTTGGCGGCGTATTCGGCTACGGCTTTGTCAATGTCATAAGCTTCACTGCGAGCAGTAGGAGCGGTATTCTTTGCGGTTACGGTTACAACCACAGGAATGAATAGACCAGTTTCCTCGTCCATCTTGTCAGACATAAAGGCAAAGCCGCCGGCAACCTTTTGAGCGTTTTCGTAGCAACCCATTAGCTTCTCTACGACTTCAGCGCGTAGAGCATCACGAACAGATACAGACATTTAATTCTCCTTGCGGCGCTTAATGCGCCCGCCCAGCTTATTGCGGGGCCGGTTTGATTTAGAGTTTTCCTTCTCTTATTTATAAAGCGAGGGAGAGCAATTGAGGAGGTGATTTGTTCCCTCACTTTGTAGATATATTATAGAGGAAATTTTGGTGTTTGGCAAATTTTTTTAGAGGAAAATTTGCAGCTCGTTGGAAAATTTTTGGGGAAAAGAATTTGCGGCGGGAAGAAAATGCAGCTCATTCCAGCTTTTTGCGCGGGAAGTTGCAGCTTATTTAGGAAATTGCTGCGCGCCGCGTGGTGTTGTATAGAAGGGGGTTGGGGAAAGGATTATCTTCGGTGGAGAAGATGGTTCTATTATAAAGGAAAATTTTGAATTTGTCAAAAATGGGAAGAAGGATGGACAAAAGGGACAGGAGTGGATTTTCGTTATGTTAAACATAAGGAATTTTGGTTTGACTTTTTAGGTGGAGTGTGATATTCTATAGATGCTCAAGAGAGCAGAAAGGAAGTTGAGGGATATGGAAAAGATTTGGAATATTGATGGCAATAAGTTCTTTGTTCGGGAAAATGCAAAAGAATTTTTAGCTATGACTTGGGCAAAAGACCCGGAAAAATATTTGTGCAACGACGATATTATGTATTATTTCAATGAGTATTTAGGCGAACACAAAGATTGTTGCTTGGATGATTGGCTGTTGAAGCTGCCAAAGGCAACGGAGAAACAGTTAAAAGAAATGCAAAACACTTTCAAGCAATTTGTTAGTGATTTTGTTGATGAAACCGCGGAAGAAACTGTAGATGATTGGATTGTGGAGGAAGATTAAATCTTCCTCCTTTTTCTTCTTTATGTTAAACATAAGGAAAACAAAAAGGACTTGCTTACTCAAGTCCTCTTACCCAATTATCAAGTTTCTTGTATGCCTTGGCTATGCACTTCATCGGTACAATACAACACAATAGAAACAGCAAAGTATCCGTAAGTGAAAGTGTTGGACAATCTTCTCCTGCAATTTCAAAAGCGGAAGAAATACATTCAGTAAAGTAAAAGGCAAGAAAGATACAAACTAAAATGTGCATGTACTTCACCTCATTGCCATAACTTCGTCGTCAAAGTAAGTAATAATAACACCTTCTTGGAAATAAGCAGGAACGCCATTTCCAATATTAACGGCATTGATAGGATAACCTTCTTCATCGTGCATAATGACTTTTTCTAATTGGACAAGTTTAATAAAAAAGTTGTTGCCATAGCGAAAAATTTCACCTTCAGGAAGTTCCTGAAAAGTCCTCTTACAAAAATCTTCGGAAAGAACCTTCATATCTTTCACTCCTTTACTCTTAACTCTGCATCTACGACTTCCACTAAAGTCGTTTCTGCAAAACAAGTTAAACTTCCATCTTCTAAACAAACAACAGTGGGGTAAGCTCCGCTTTCGTATCGGGGTAAATTACTGGTATCTGCATATTTCAGTTTTATGTAATATTCATTATAATATTTGAATACTGCACCATAGTCAATACAATGGAGAGAAATTTCTTTTTCTTTATCAACAGTAGTAATTTGCATACATTTCACCTTTCTACTTGAAGTTTTGCAGGAACAAACATCACTTTTGTATCAGCAGGAAAATAAATTAGTTCGCCGTCTCTCATTCCAACGGCATTAGGGACAAAGTTGTTATTAAAAACAATAACAGGTTCCGATTTTTGCGCGAGCTTCATATAGTATTCATCTTCGTGCTTGAAAATATCTCCCGCGATAATTTTAGAAAATGATTGAGTTTGATAGGCGTAAATGATTTCCATCTTAGTTCATCCTCCTATAATTACTAACAGTAAGCTCACTTTCAACACAAGCGACTTTTTCATCATCTTTAATATAAGCTAAAGCGAAAACCTCTAAACTTAGAGCATTCGCGATAATGACTTTCTTATAGGCAAAAGTAACAGAGAGAGAATGCACTTTTATATAAAGTTTGTCGTTATAGTAAAAAGTATCTCCTGCTTTAAGATTCTTAAAGCAATGAATGCCTAATGTGTCTGCGTGTTTAATCTTCATATTCTACCTTCCTTTCTGTTCCTTGGAACATTGATATAATACCATATCGCCGCAGAAATGTAAAGGTCTGTTTCTGTATGTTTAACATAAGGAAACCTACTCTTAAAATAAAAGGGGACTTTCGTCCCCTCTTACCTTAACGCTTGGAATAGCACTTCTTCTTTTCAATCATATTCATTTCGGCAAGCCCTTCCTTCGCAAGCTGGGCAAGGTCTCGGCCTGTCAGCATTGCGCCCTGCGTATTAACGTCAATGCCGTAAATATCAGGCAGAGCGTTGAATACTTCGGTGCTGGTGTAATCGTGACCATATTCGGCTTCATTCTCCCACCAACGGCGCAGAACCTTCATGCGTTCTTCACGCTTTTCAGCCACAGCCGGGTCACCGCCCTTGGGCGCGGACTTCTTCGCGGGCTTGTTTGCGGCGGCAGTCATCTTTTCTTCGTAGGCGGCTTTCGCAAGTTCCACGTCAAAACCATCACGAGTTTTCGTTCCTTCAATGTCGGGAATCTTCACATACAACAGAGCCGGAACGGGACGGCCTTCTTCATCCTTCTTGCCAGTGTCAAAGCAATAACATTCCTGCTTGGAGTGGAGAACCTTGAAAGCACCTTCGGGAATGCCCACCATAGATTCAGCCAGTGCCAGAACTTCCGCCTTAAAATCCTTTTTCATATGTTTTCTTCCTCTCTGGTTTGTGAGGTGTCCTTCCTCTTTTTTCCTCTCTCAAGGAACATATATAGTATAACAAGATTTTTATTTTTTGTCAATAATCTTTTTCTGTATGTTTAACATAAGGAAGAAATTTTTATAAAAAGGTGGGACATTATTCGTCCCACAAAAGAGAATCACGTCTTTTTTCTATCCGCGCCGTATGGTTGATAACTTGCGACAAATACGGTGTTTGTTGTTCGCTATGCTGGTCAATATAGGCATTCAGAATATCAAGTGCATTTTGTGCCATAGCGGGAGTAATGCGGCTATCTTCTACAATAAAATCAGAAACATAACCAAGTTTTCGGAAGGGAAAAAACTCAATTCCTTCAACCTTCTTGCCACGCTTGAGGGCTTTAAGAAGGATTTCTGTTTCAATTTCTGCGTCAGAAAGTGCTGTATGTTCTTCAATAAAGCCGTATTCTTTATAGATGAAGCGTCTAACATTTTCGGTATTAGTGCTAAAATACATTCCAGACGGAGAAATAAGAGAATGTTCAAGACAAGCTCGTTTATATGTAGGGGTATTGATAATGTTTTCGCAAGCTAAGCCCCAAATATCCATCACCTTATACTGTTTGTTTCGGAAGGTAAAATACAAGGGGTCAAAGTCTTTGTCATTTTTCTTTTTGTAGGGTTGATGGGCGATTTTCCAACAGAGCGCAACCTGATTTTCATACCAACTTTGATAGTTAGGACTATAAAGTTTGTTGATATAAAGCTCGGTAAAGTTAATTGCACGGAGGTCAAATTGTTCATTGAAAGCGCAGATTAAATCTGCCTGTTCGCAGTCTGCGAGAAAAATTTCCATTACTTCGCGCCAACAACGAACAGTCAACTCACCGTTGTTAATCATATCAAGATAAATGGGGCGTTTTTCTTTATAGTAAGCAGTATTGAAAACGGAGGGAACGGAGAATGTTTCGGCAATGAGATAGTTTTTCTTTTCAATAATACCAGCAGAACGAGAAGAAATTGTCCAGCCAATATCATAAATAAGCGGACGGGTAATACAGATTTTTTTCTTCTCGTTGGCAGTCAGATTCCAAGAATCAGGTACAGAGATAGTGCAAGTCTCTGTATCAAAGGTTAAGAGTAATTTCTGTTTGGCCATGTAGTTACCGCCTTTCTGTTCTCTTTAGAACACTGATAGTATAACAGGAAAGACACGAAAAGTCAAGAGAGATTTTCTTTATGTTAAACATAAGGAAAAAATAAAAGGGAGAATCAGTCTCCCTCAATTTCTGCCATAATCGCATCATAAATTTCTCGCTTATTTCGCTCAATAAATTTGCGGGCATAATCTTCTTCGCAAGAATAGTAGTCTTTTTTGTTCTTCTCTCGCCGCATACCTTTAGCGTGGTCAAAAATATAGTGAAGGGCATCTTCTGCGGCGGTGCTTTGTTCCTTGTTTTCTACAGGCAAGTAGTACATGTGGAGAATGTCGTTGCTTGCTTTCAAGGAAGAATAGCGCTGACGCAAGTTCTTAGTTTCGCCGCACTTCACGCCAGAAGGAAGAATAGCGATATAAACTGCGAAGATAGGGGAAGAATCATTGGAACGAATGGTATCAAGAATGTTATACCATTCCTGTTGGCACTGTGCTTCCCAAGCGGCGCGGTCAAGGTCATCTTCATCACGAAGCCAGTCATGTTTGAGTTTGCATTTTTCCATTGCTCCCAATTTATTAAAACAGTAATCAATATAATCATTCTTGTTTGGCTTGTTCTTTCCGCAGGCACGGCAAACAGCATTAAACTTTACAGTAGCAACACCAATAGAAGCGCGGTCGGTCAGAGTGGTGGTTCGTAAGTCTTGAAAATCATGCATTTAACTTCCTTTCTTTCTTCTGCCCCTCAAGGACAAATTTATTATATCATATTTAGGGAGGAAGTCAATGGAATTTTCTGTATGTTTAACATAAAGAAAACAAGAAAAGGACGATTACTCGTCCTCATATTTCTTTCTAATAAAGTTGGGTGCATACCGGAGAATGGCTCTTATTTCTTCGTCCGTAAGCTCGTTGTAGGAATCATTTTCTTCTTCACCTTCGTATTCTTCTTCGTCCTCATCCTCGTTTTCTTCTTCTTCGTGTAATTCATCATCACTAACGATGCTACCGTCTGCGGTCATCTCGTGAAAGCCACTTGTACAAATAGCAACGGGATTAACAATACGATAGAATACATTCCATCCGCAATGGTTCATTAGCACACAGCACACTGTCTGTGCGGCTTCGGCGGCTTCTTCGCGGGTATTGTATTTACGTTCAGTCAGAATGAAGTTCTTGAGAACCTCGTTCTCGTCATTCAAGATAAGGAACCGAATCAGATAAGTGGTGTTTTCCATGTCTTTCTTCCTCTCTTTCTGTTCCCCTTAGGAACAAGTATAGTATAGCATAAATTAGGAAAAAGTAAAGTGTGTTTTCTGTATGTTTAACATAAAGAAAAATGGTTTGATGGATTACTCCATCAAACCCTTCAACCACTCTACAATGTCAATCTTTGTTGGGTCTATCGTTTCGCAACCATCAAACCGCTGGAAATTTTCCCTAACTTCTTTGTTATCGTCAATTAGAATATTGATACGGTTCTTGTTTCTCAAGTATTCTTTGGGATAACCATAAGGTGTAATGCGACAGGAAGAACAAGGAAAGTCAAACTTCTTCAACCATTCACGTTTTGCCTTGCGGACTTCATCATCATAAGTCTTCGTTGCGTGTTTTGCGCACCAACTTACAATTTTAATTTCTACACCAATTTCCAACAATTTGTTCAAAATGGTGGAAAGTTCTGCCATATCCCACATTGGGGCGGCGTCAAGGTAAGGGGAAGTATCTTCATTGCGAATTTTTTTAAGCCAGTCGGGAACATCATACAAAGATACGATTGTTCCATCCATATCAAAGATTAGGGTAAAATTTGCATTCATATCAAAACTTCCTTTCTTTCAAGTTCTCCTTGATTATATCACGACTTTTTCAAGATGTCAATAGGGCAAGACAAATTTCTTTCACGCAAATATTGGATTGCTTTTTCGCTGTCCCAATAGTTAAGAATATCATTAAGAGAATAAGGCATAACTTCATAAGTGATAACAAGTTTCATATTAAGTTCAGGAGTTTTCCATTCTTTAATATCGCGGCGATTCTTGTCAGTGAGGCCACCTTCAAAGAAACTAATAACACGACCGCGCTTGAAGTTCCAAATATTAAAGGGGAGTTTTAAGCCATAGTCATAATAAACTTCTTCAAGGTTTTCCCAAGTAATGGAAATAGTTTCTTCTTTGACTTCACTTTCGTCTATAATACCAGAGCCATATCTTTTACCAACAGTAACTCCATTGTTATAAGTCGTAGAGAGAACCCGATAATAATGCAACATATTAAAACTTCCTTTCTTGTCCTCTTTAGGACACTATTAGTATAATGGAAAAGAAAAGAAAAGTCAAATATTTTTTCTGTATGTTTAACATAAGGAAAAAATCTAATAAAAAAAAGGAAGGACTTTTTGTCCTTCCCTTTAATCTTACTTGTTGAAAGTCCAGTGCTTCTTGCCTTCAATCTTTTCCATCACAAGACGGTCATCGGTCTTGGCAATCGTTGCCAAATCCGCGCCTACATTTAGCACATTACCATCGGGATAAATGTCGGTACAAGTGTTGGCAATGTCGGTAGAAGTGAAAGTCATTCCTGCGATAGTCTCCAAATAAGCTGCCAACTTAGCCTGACGCTCTGCCCGCATCTTAACCTTTTCGGGGTCAGCCTTGGATACTCGCTCCTTCTTGGGGGCATTGGCACGAGCTTCGGCCTTGGCTTCCTGTTCTGCGACGAAAGTCTTGTAACCTTCAACAGCGGTTTCAAAGTTGAAAGCAGGGATTACCTTGCCGTCCTTGCGCTCCACGTCCTTAGAAGCGAGCTTGGAAACGGCAATCTTGATGTAAGTACCTTCTTCGGTGGGGACAGCGATAAAAGTGGCCTTGTCGGGGCGAACCAGTGCAGAACCTTCATAGTCGGACAGAATCTTGGAAATGATTTCGTTAGTAGTCATACATACCTCTTTCTTGCGGTTTAACCGCATCTTTATTTCTCCCTCTTGGGGACGGTTAGAGTATAACACATTTGCGGACGCTTTGTCAAGACTTTTTTGAAAATCTTTTCGGTTGCGGTCTGCCGGTTATCCTTGCCCCTCATCAGGAACAATTATTATTATACTCAATTTTTCCTGAAAGTCAAATTTATTTTCCGTATGTTAAACATAAAGAATTAAAAAAAAGAAAACGGATGTTTCAAACATCCGTTTTCATTTCAGTATAAGTCACATTTACTTCATTCAGAACCGCGCCGAGAAAGAGTTGATATGTAGTATAATCATCTTTATCATAACAATCAGGGAAAAGCATAATAACATCGTTAGTGGCTACAACAAATTTACTAACAGACTCTGACCAACCATATACAACATCATACTTTTTAAGCCCTGAATCTTCAAAACCGATAAGCCAAATATCAAAATATTTAATGGCATCTATGTCAAGAAGCGCGCCGCCGAAAGCGGTCAGGTACATTTCTGCATTATATCCGTAATCGTTGAATGCAGTATAGCACTCTTGGGCATCAGAAACGGTTTTGACAGTAAGAATTTCAAAGTCAGGGTCAGAAGCGGCAAAAGCCGAAGTGCAACCGAATAGGAGAATTACCGTAAGGAGAACCGCGAGAATTTTTTTCATATCTTTTCTTTCCTTTCTGCTCTCTTTGGAACAACTAAAGTATAACATAAGATGGGGAGGAAGTCAAAGGATTGTTCCGTATGTTAAACATAAGGAAAAATTGGTCGGAATACGAGGAATCGAACCCCGAATCGCTGGATATAAGCCAGTTGCAACGAACCACATCACCTTATTCCGAAATGGTCGGTCATATGCGACTTGAACGCATGACTCTCGCATTAAAAGTGCGATACTCTACCAACTGAGTTAATGACCGAAAAGAATGAGAGAAAGTTGCGCACCTTTCTCCCTTGAAAACGTACCCGCCAAGGTACGTCCATCCCTGAAAGCGGTCAGAACAGTAAATCTATTGGCGTAGATACTTATTCCTATCTTTCTCCACCTTACTCACTATGCAACCTACGCCCCGCCCGTAGGCAGGCCGGGAGTTGAACCCGGATAGTTTTTGGTCAGGATGTACCCCACTTCCGGAGGGGATAAACCGAAGTGTTCTTTTAATGTAACTGCCGCCAACACATAAGGCATTTGGTGGCGATGGTCGGATTCGAACCGACAATGTTTCTAATGTGGCGCATTTTGAGTGCGCTATGTCTCGCCTATTGCATCACATCGCCAAGCGGGATTTTATTTTTGTTCCTCACCCTTGGAACATATTTAGTATATCATAAGTTTTCTTAGTTGTCAAGTATTTTTTTCAAAAAACTTTCAAACTCGTCATCTTCCAGATAGAAGAAATCTGAGCACTTGGTTTCATCAAACACTTTGGCGCCAAGATAGGACATCATCTGCCAAAACCGCATATCTTGACATTCGGGACGATTCCAAAATTTTACCAAAAGTTCAGTAATGCGGCGGATACGTCTAATATCTCTCATAGAATAACTTCCTTTCTGTTCCCTTAAGAACAGTTATAGTATATAGGAAATTTTCATTTTTGTCAATTTTGTTTTCTGTATGTTTAACATAAGGAAGGAAAATTAGGAGAGATTAACTCTCCCAACCTGTACTTTGCTTTGCAACTTCAATAAGGTTCTGTTGTTCAAGAATGGCTTCGGAAATTTTCTTTACTTCATATTCTAAACAAGTCCATTCATCATTATCATATACCCAATGAGCATTAAGGATAGGAACGACTTCTTCATCATAGTCGTGCGGTTGATAGCTATCACCTTCAAAAGGAAGAAAACTTGCATCTGCATTTTCTTCAACCTGTTGAAGAATCTCATAGGTTTCTTGCGTTTTACAGAAGAAAGATTTAAGATTTTCAAAATCCTGATAGGTAGTAGGAAAGTAACGCTTATTCTCCATATCAAAGCAAAACAAGTTATTCTTTACGTTGGTTTTAGCATAAAGTTGCCGTTGTTCATGTTCCAAACAATCTTCTTCGCTTTCAAAGGTCTTGCCGTCATCAGTAACATAAACAATCTTCTTAATCATTAGAAACGCCCTCCCTTTCGGTTTCGTCTGAATCCATTTTCGCATACAAGGCTACACAAGAAGTGCAATTCAAATTGTCGGGGCAATCTTGCCCCACCTGACACGGGGTTTGCGGTGCAGAAATTGAAACACCGTGTTTGCGCTCGTCAAACATATCTTGTGCCATTTCTGCGGCTATTTCAGGGGTTTCGGCCTCAAGAATATAGGTTGCTTTATCCCACACATGACAAACGAAAGTTCTATTCATCTTAAAATTCCTCCCCTTTTAGATAGTCGCAGGTTGAAGGATTGTAGTAGCGGCGAATCCGTGGAATGTAATCTATTACAATGTTGAAGTCTTTTTCGCAATTTTTACAAACGCCAAAACTAGTTTCTACTAATATCCCACCTACATAGTCAAGCCGGGAATCTTTGAAGAAAATATCCTCGCTTCCACAATAAGGGCAACATTCGTCTAGTGTCATGGTTCTTTCTCCTTTCCTGTCCCTTTTGGAACAATGATAGTATAGCAAAGATTTTAGATTTTGTCAAAACTTTTTTCTGTATGTTTAACATAAGGAAATAATAAGGGAGTTAGTCTTATCTAACTCCCGCTCTAACATACGCTGAAACCTTGATGTTATTTTCGTATTCTTCTTGCGAAACCTCTTGCACCCTTAAAGGCACACGGGAACGTTTTATTCCACCTTGATGTTTTACTTTATTCATTGCGTCAAGGGCGTTTTCTGCCTTGTAATAAAATGCTATTGTATTGGTGTTGCCGCGCCCAAGATGGGCGCGTTCTGCAACAACCTCATAGTATTTATTCTTCATCTTTGTTCGCTTCCTTTGCGTCAAGTTCCGCTCTGATTCGGTCTTTCTCCGCTCGTTCTTCTTCTCGTTTCTTCGCAAGGGCTTCACGCTTCACTTTTTGTTCTGCGGCCTTTTTCGCCTTTTCCTTTGTAAGTCGTTCTTTCTTGTCGGCCTGTTCGCGGATTTTGAGGCCATAATCTTCTCGCAAAGAATAGCCGTCATATTCTTCTCCCCTTGCACCAGCAGGAACGGAAACTTTAATTTCAATCCAGCGTTCATTCTCGTATTCATCTACCGTGGGGAGGTTGATGGTATTCCCACTGATGAAAGCTACATCTTCGCCTTGTTCTGTGAGGAAGTCCTTGATTTTCTGCATAAAGTAATCCCTGCGTTCAGTTTTCAAAGCACCTTCGGTTTTCTTCGGCATAGTCTGCACGTCCTTTCTGTCCCTTTTTGGAACATACTCATTATAGCATAGATACAAGAAAAGTCAAACGAATCTTCCTTATGTTTAACATAAGGATTTCCGGGAGAACCTTACGGTTCATCCGTTAGAAAGGAAGCAACCCAATAGAAAATCAAATTAGGGTGTTCTCGTTCTTTACGCAAGCAGTATTCTTCTGCTTGCTCTAAAGAGGGCACAACACAATCAACAACCGATTTAAGCCAATTTTCGCCTTCAATTTCATACATAATAACATAAACTCGTTCCGTCATTCCAAATAACCTCCTTGACGCAAGATGCGTTCTACAATTTGAATGTCTTTTTCTCTGCAAGAGATGGAAAAGAAAATATAATTTTTACTTGCCTTTACTTTTCCCAAACAAGGGACAAGTCCGCAGATTCTTCGCATAGTTGCGTTTGCGTCGGGAGTTTTGGGTAAGCAATAAATCTTAGTCATACTATCCCTCCTTTATCTTACATATATATTATACCATATTTTTAATTTTTTGTCAAGCACAAAATTGTTACAAAATTGTTACAATTTTATTAACTTCAACATCCCGCATAGTCGGTGAAGATAAGATGACGCGCCCGCTTAGAATAGCCCCAATTACCGTCGTGAAGGTCGTTAATCCCATAATCTTCAAAGAAGTCAATAAGACGATTAACGACTTTTTCATGTGCAATATAATGTGGCCATTTATCAATTTCATCAGTATACAAAGCACTGCAATAGCGTTCTACGATTTCATCTGATACTTCTTTTTCCTTCAAAGGGCTTTGCCCAGCTTCGCCAATGAAGTATGCTTTCTCGTAGGCGTGCCAAGTATATAGCCCAGCATTTATAATAAATAAAGGTTTTGCAAACCAGTGTTGCAAGTTCTGCTCTTGCGCCAGCTTGTAGATGCGGGTTTCATTTTCGTTTTGTTCGTCTCCGGTGTCGGTTTTGCCCAGCTTCAAGATGAAATTTGCATTTTTCGGGACGATAGTCAAACGAAATACGCCAGCATACAGATTATAGGTAGGGTTGGAAGTTTTGGGGTAATTAGCATAGTATTCCCGCTCCATACCGAACTCGGCGTAGAAAGCTGAAATGAGTTTAAGTGCGTGTTCCTTTTGGGTCATAGGTCAAACCTCCTTTCAAGTTCGTGAATAGTATAACACGAAAATGAAATTAGGTCAAGGAAGTTTTCTATATGTTAAACATAAGGAAAAAAAAGGAAGGGAGAATTACTCTCCCAATTCCTCCACAACCTTTTCCAAAGTCTTGAAGAAATTTTCTGCCCGCATATTATACAAGGCTCTCTGCTGGACTTTATTTGCACTCTTATTTTCTTCATCGCTCTTGGCAAGCAAACAGATAGCTTTATTTGCAAAGGTGCGGTGGCCATTTTTATACAAGTTCTGAATCAGAGGATTGTCACAGATTTTGTCTGCAACAATTTTTTTAGTTTTCCTTGCACTAATATAAGCATCCATGTTATCTTTGAAGTCATAACAACAAGTAGTGCCGTGCCAAGAATTTTCGTGTGTGCTTGCATACTCCATGATGAGAATGTGAATATCTTCATACAAATTGCCGAACCCCATATCCAGCAACATAGCATGTGCGCCGTAACTGTTGCCGTGATAGTTCATGAGGGTCTTAACAAGATTAACATCTACCTTGCCAGACTTGAGGATTTCCATCATTTCTTCACTTGCATACTTCCAGATGATTTCTTGGAGGTCTTTTACCGTGCAGTCCTTGGAAGAAACCTTGGCATAAACTTCACCGTAAGTATTGGTCATTATTCTCTCCACCTTTTTTATTTATTTCGTTCCCTTAGGAACAATGTTAGTATAACAGAAGGCGGCATTTGTGTCAATAAGATTTTCTTTATGTTTAACATAAAGAAAAATAAAAGACGGAATTACTCCGTCTTAATTGGCATTAGGTCTGGATGCAGGGGAATTTCCAACGCTTTTGCAATTGCAATGGCGCGGCCAATGTTAATATCAAATTGGTCTCCCTTTTTGCAATAGGCATCGCCCCACGTCATAATACCGTAATCGTTCCAAAGAACAACACGGATTTTCTTCTGCTTGCGATAGGTGCAGATGACGTTTTCCTTATATTTGCTGTTAATCCTAGCTGCCCACTGACCAATAGTATTCATAGTCCCAGCTTCCTTTCTTAGAACTTAGAGTTATCTGCGATAATTTTGCCAACTTCTACCGACGACACGCCCAATCGTTGCATTGTACCTGCGAGCGTGCCAACCTCTTTAGAAAGATTATTGACTTCAACAGATACCTGCTTCAACCGTTGAACACGGGAAGCCAAAACCTTCTTGAGGACTTCAACATTTTTGGTATACATGGTGTTTCTCCTTCCTCGTTCCCTATTGGAACAGTGATATAATATCATTTCGGGGGAAAATTGTCAATATGGTTTTCTGTATGTTTAACATAAGGAATTAAATGAAATAGGGAAAATCCCCATTTCCATTAGATGTCAAACGGCGGCTCAAGGTCGGTTCGCTTGGGATTGTAGATACCGCTGTCGTCTTTGCCATCTTCCAGACTGGAAAGCGCACGATACAGCGCAATGGCGCGGCCAATATTAGAATCAAAGTGGTCGTCCTTGTTGCAATGAGCAGAACCACGGCAGAACACATTATCAACCTCATCGCCCACATACACAACCACATTGCGGCCCTTCACGAAGGTTTCCACGGTGTAGCGGCCTGCGGCATAGTTATTGACGGCATCAGCCCACCGATAGGTGTCTTTGTTGTTAGCTTTCTCGCTAACCCACTGAAGGAACTCATACAAGTTATTGTTCTTGCCAATGGTTTCCTTCTGGAATTGCACTGCGCTCTGCCAAACCTGATGAGAGAAATTTCCGTCCATCTGATTCATATTCATACTTCCTTTCTGTTCCTCTTGGAACAATTAGATAATAACATAGTTTGCGAAAAAATACAAGGTTTGTTTCTTTATGTTTAACATAAGGAATTTGAGTGGAAGGTTTAACCTTCCATCAACTTGCGATGGAGCTGGAACCAACGTTCTTGGAGTATCAGCAGCTTGTCATTGAGCCATAAGTAGCCTTCTTCTTCTGTTAGCAGCTGGTCTTTAATCATACGGAAAATATTAGCTTTTGTGCTTGCAGCTTCTGTCAAAATTGCCTGTTCTTCTCTCTCAAAATTTGTCATTACAGCTCAACTCCTTCAAAATTATACAGCTCCATGGCTTCATCCCAGCTATACCATTCATCATAGAAAAATGTAAACATACCAACAGGAATACGCAACTTGACGCAACAACTATTCCAGTCCAACACATAGGCATAGTATCCCAATCGCTCACCTTGACCAAAAATCATAGGGTACTTTGAATTATCCATATCTTTCAACCCCTTTCGTAAAAAGATTATAACAGAAAATTATTTTTGTGTCAATTATTTTTTCTTTATGTTTAACATAAAGAATTTAAGGAAGGGAGAAGTCTCCCTTTAATCAATTTCCGTAATTACAATCGTGCTAGTATAACTCTTGTAAATAATAGTGCGCTTACCTTCACTTTCAAATACAATATAATCGTCGTGCGTTTCCAAATCAGCCTTGCCGCTAAATTCGTAGGAAACAAAACCATTGCTTTCAACAACTTTAATGTCGCGGTTGATACCGTTGTTAAGATTGCTCTGCTGGTCTTTCATTGCACGGAGGCCAGAACCAGTATTATTATAAAACCAAGACAAACCAAGGATTAGACCACCAATTACAATAATAGTAATTAGTATAGCCACCAGTCCATGAGTTTTTTCATCGTCAAGAAAATAAAATATAGCAAAACCAATTCCAATAATACCCAAGATAATAACCAAAATCCAAGCACCAATCGTCATACCTTTTACTTCCTTTCTTGTTCCTTAGAACATCTATATAATATCAAAAGTTTTTGTTTGTGTCAATGCCAGCTTCCTTATGTTTAACATAAAGAATATAGTGGAGCTTTTACAGCTCCACATAAAATGCCGGGTAGCGGCCACGCGCAGAGTCTCCGCAGTTATAATAGCTAAACTCATTGATGAGCTTATCAAAGTCCTTAAGTTGCTTCCAGCTCGCAGAATTTACATTGATTCCAAACTCTGGCCGCAGATTGCAAGATACCATAGTAAAATTTTTGCCCTCATTCCAGAGTTTGCGCGCCTGTCGTTTATCAATTTTAGTATACATAGTTTGCACCGTCCTTTTCTTTATTTCGTTCCCCTTGGAACACCTATATAGTATCATATCGGGGAAGAAAATGCAATACCATTTTCTTTATGTTTAACATAAGGAAGAAAATAAAATTAAGGCTCAATGAGCCTTAATATATTTGTTATACCATTCGCGTGCATTTTCCAGTTGGGTTCGCCGCTCTTCTTCGCTCTCGGCCAGCTGGTAAAGACGGCGGCAGCTCATGATGTAGCTCGTCTTGCCAGAGTCCAACGGTGAGATTTCTACGCCATAGCCCTCATAGCCACTGTAGAACATGAAGAACTGTTCCTCGTACCAGCTCCCCAACACCATTCCTTCGGTCAGGTGGAAGCGGCGGAGTAGATGAGAAGTCTCGTACCATTCTGCGCGGTTCATACGGCGGAATACGTAACCATTGCGGGCACGGTCAAAGTAGAAGGTAGAAGAAGTCATCATAGTGAAAACCACCTTTCGTTTTTGGTTGCTCCCTTCTGGGAACGTCTTAATTATAAAGGAAGTGGCGTAATTTGTCAAGAGGGATTTTCTTTATGTTTAACATAAAGAAAAACAGAGAGGGATTTTAATCCCTCAATTTTACATATCCCATTGAAATATTTTTACTGATTTTCTTTTGCAAACTTTTAGGAATTTTTCCGCCGTACAAACGATTTGCTTGTCCTTCATCTACCAAATAAAGAGTAATGATATAATGCTTATCATTATCTACCACAAACGCCACGCCAGTGTCAGTTAGAAAATGATAACTTCCGCGCCAATAGGATTCTTTTACAATCTGCCCATAACCAATTTTTTCCTCAATTAGATTGATGCGGTAAAGACGTTCCTGCAAACAGTGATTGGAAAAGACGAGTTCCGAAACCTTTGTCATAGTAAAAACCTTCTTTCTAAAATTGGTATGTCCTTTTGGACGATATAAGTATACTATATTAAAGGGAAAATTGCAATCTTCTTTTCTTTATGTTTAACATAAAGAAAATAAAAATGAAATTGGGGACTTTACTCCCCAAAAAGTTCTTTCATTTTTGCTTTATGCCTTTCAATGGATTCGGCTCGCGCTTCCTCAATTTCTTCTTCATAGTAGTTCATAAAGGCATCGGCCATATACTCAATATCTTCCTTGGTGAAAAGGTTTTGCGCGATTTTCCACGCTTGACTCAGCTCCACGGAAAAATTATCCTTTACATAGCCGCCAACCGCGACCTGCGCGGTAGTTTTCCATTCAGCTTCATCAGCTGTATCGCCATAATCTTCAATGGTGGGCTTGAGAACGTTGTGGCAGAAAACTTCATCAGAAATGGCCTGCGAAATGATTTCATCTAGAAGATTTTCACGAGATTCAAACATGATCACAACCACCTTTCATTATTCCGTTCCCTTTGGAACACCTACATAATAACATAATGGCGCGGAAAGTGCAAGACCTTTTTCTTTATGTTAAACATAAGGAAAATATGACCTTGCTTATTCGCAAGGCACAACATATCGTGTTTTGGTGAAATATTCCTTCCAGCTTAGAGAATTAGTAGGGTCATCGCAATCATATTCGTTGCGGCAAATTTCAATCATCTCGTCATAGGTAACAAGATAGCCGTGTTCGTTGTGGATGTAGTAGTAATTCGTCATGGTGAAAACCCCTTTCGTTATTTGGTAATTGTATTATACTAAAATAGGACAGTGTTGTCAAGATTATTTTCTTTATGTTTAACATAAGGAAAATAGGGGATGGCGTATTAGCAATACGCCAAGTTCATTTTACGCCAACCGAGAACGGAAATCTGATTGTGCCGCCGCCCAATTTCCAGCGCCTTCTTTTTGGTATCTACACGGAAGCTGTGGTCAATATAGTAAATTCCATCACTGTACCAAATACCACAATCGCCGCCCAGCCCGCGCACAGCTTTGATAGCAGCTTCCGGCGTTTTGCATTCTACACCATGGTCGGCTACTTGCCAACCGGTTTTGTAGGCAATTTTCTTGCCTTTTTTGAGAGTAAGACCGTCGTTATTAGAGAGCTTGCGAATCGTGCGAATGTTAATCATGGTATGACCACCTTTCAATAAATTCTGTTCCCCTTTGGAACGATACAAGTATAACATAGTTTTGGGTTTTGCGCAAGGGGTTTTTCTTTATGTCTAACATAAGGAAAAAGAAAATGAAATAGGTGGCCGCTTAGACATAAGCGGCCAAAACCAATTCAATTTTGCTCAAGGTTTCGGGATAGTTCGGAGCAGTAAAGGAAAGATAAAAAACGATTATCTTCCACTTTTGAAATTTGAATATTGACGCAGCCCAAGTATTTCAAAAGACGGCGGGAAGTGGAGCGCAGAACAGAATCAACAAAATACCCTTTGGAAACGGTGGCGGGAGCATAGTAAGCGCTAAACATAGTATAAACCCCTTTCAGAATGTAATTGGTGTGTTCCCTTGGAACGATTATATGATAACATAGTTTTGGGAGAATTGCAATAGGTTTTTTCTTTATGTTTAACATAAGGAAAAAGAAAATGAAATAAAATGGTAAGGCTCGCGCCTTACCAATAGATGATTGCAATTTTGGTTTTTTCTTTGTTGGTGCTGTAGTCGTATCCGTTTTCATTGAGAATTTTTCCAGTATATTGGCAAAGTTGCTTATTGATTTCTGTATCGCGAAAAGTGGGACAATTATTAACTACATAATTGGAAAGTCCGAGTTCGGCCAGTTCTTTCATTTCGGGAATAACCACTGTCTCAATCCAATGGTCTATGACTTGCGTGCCTAAATCCAAACGAGCAGTTTCGGTTATCTTGCGCATAGCGGCGGCGGCGTTCATCATTATAGTTTAACCTTCTTTCTAAATTATGCCCTTTCGGGTTGATTATATTATATTATAGTTTTGAGATTTTGTAAAGTCTTTTTTCTTTATGTCTAACATAAGGAAAATCAAATGCAGTTCGGCATTATACAATGCCGAACCACCAAAGGATAAACGCAACGGGGAAGGAAGCAGCTCCAGCTCCGACCAATAGCAGCTTCAGCAGCTTCCAGCCCAGCTCGCAACCGTAATGTCCCGCGCCCTGCCAGTTAATAACGCTGTGGTAGGAACGGCGCAGGCGCAAACGGTGCACATTGACATGGTGGGTGAGCGCTTTAGCATGGTAAAGTGATGCAGTGGGTGCATAGTTATACATGGTAGATACCTTCTTTCTATCGGCTTCGCCTTATTATAGCATACTTTGCATAAAAGCGCAAGTTTCTTTTCCTTATGTTTAACATAAGGAAAAAATCTTTGTCTTTTCTGGTATGAATATGGCCAAAATATACATTGTATATACATGTATGAATATTCATTCTTTATATATGAATGGTTGTTCATATGAATGACTGTTCATATATTCCTATACGAACATACATTCGCCGAACATATGTTCGCCTATATGCTAAAAAAAGAAAGGGCCTTCGCCCTTCTTCTTTTATTGCATTAGTTTTAATGCCAACTTGATGCCCGTCAATCGCCCTTGATAATAGTTGCAATTTAGGTTGTTCGCATTTATGCTTATATCAATAATGGTTGTATAGCCATGTTTGACGGCGACTTTATGAAGTAGGTTGTTTTTAAGCTCAAGTTGCTCAAGTAACCCATGCAAATACTTGATTTCTTGATGAAGAATTTTCCTAGAATAGTAGTTTGAATTTTTCATTTTATTAACCTCTCTTTCAGAATTGGAGGGAAGGCTTTACGCCTTCCCTTTATTTAGCTTTTTCAATATGAGCGCCTTTATTTCTTCCCGGTGTTTCCGTAGCTTTCTGATTGCCCATTGAGCAAGTGCGAGCGCCGTTCCTGTTCCTATCAATCGTCTGAGCAAGCCCATTACATACCATTTTAGAAGTACCATTGTAAACCACCTTTCTATAAAGTCGGTCAAGGCTTACGCCTTGACCGTATCAACCAGCCAACTACCAGGCAACTTGTCTAGCTTTTCTGCTAACATTTCAGCGTAGGCACATGCGGCGCCAACTTCATCAATTCGCACCAAATACCAGCCCGGCCGGTTGCGAATCTTTTTACCAATAGGACAAGTGGTGATAATAGCCAGCTTCATTTTATTAACCTCTTTTCTTTTAATGTGGGAAGAAGGGGAAGGCTTTTATAGCCTTCCCAATTCCTTGAGCCAGCTTTCCACGGTGGGGAAATTGTGGGATTCGATATAATCCCATGCTCTATCCAGCCGACTGGTGTAGTACTTGATTTCGCCCGTTTCTTTATTCCGCTTTTTATCCACCATGTTGCACATTGTGACTTGTCCGCGCGCCTTGTCAATTTTCAAACCGTAGTTTTTGCCTTTCGTTGTGGCAAGTAACAATCCAATAAAATCTTGGCGCGTCATTACAAAACAGCTTTTTATAACCTGTGCAGGGTTTTCAAGCCATTCTGAAAACGTGTCCGGCGTGTAGATAACAAAATCAGCGTCAGGCAAAATATCCGATTCATTAAAATTATCCAGTGTTTCCGGCAAGTCCAGCGCATTTCCGAAGCCGTCTTTTTTCGCATAAAAAACAGCTCCAGCGCTGCATTTTACCTCAACTTTGCAGCGCTTTCCATTGATGATCATGATAATATCAGTTTTATCCGCTTTACGAGCTTTTACGTCATTGACGGCGAGCCGCTCGCCATTACATGCACAGCGATTGACAGTCTCAACCCATTTGGGCAAAATTGCCGTGTCTTTGCTGCCGCTTTGCAGCTTATCATGCGATAGTGCCGCGTACTGATTGATTTTTTCTGCTGTTTGCTTTTTTCCCATTTTTGCCATTGTGAAAACCTTCTTTCTTTTTTTATGTTTCCGCTTGCCTTGTCTGTTTTCCTCGCAAGTGTTTCACCTACTTCTAGGCACTCGCTCAACATACAAGGGTTCCGGCTATTTAGTTTTCAAATTGCAAGCCGTTCCCGTTAGTTTCCGTTCCCGGCTTGTGCTTTCTTTTGAGCACGGTTATATATTATCATAAACGGCAGAATAATGCAATAGTTTTTTATGAACAAACTGTAAACAAACTATGAACAAACTGTAAACAAACTATGAACAAAAAAAATAAGCGAATTTGTCGTTTTTGGCCGCTATCATTCCCACATGTGGCAATGGCGGGTATGGTTTCGGGGAGGCCAAAAACGACAAATGCCCAGACACGCCGGGTCTGGTCAATTCCCGCCAGAACTCATTTTTCGTTTTCTTCTTCCACTCTCTTCCCTTTCTCCTATCAAAAAATTTGACAAAACAAAAATTTTATTCTAAAATAAAACAAAAAAGAAAAGAAGTCAAATTTCTCTACAACAAAAAAACAAACCTAACCCCGGATATACTTTCCGGGAAAAATAAAAAAGGTGACCCTATGAAAAAAGCTTACAGTTTAAACTACGATATATATTCAACCTATGACCGCATAGATGCCATAGCAGAAATATTGGATGAGTTACCCCAAACCCCAAATCACACCGACCTGGAGCAAATGGCGGATTACATCCTCTACGGCAAAGACGACCAAAATCTAAGTGTAGTTGACACCAAAGAAATCCTCCAACCTAAACGCCGCTACAGCAGTTTCCAAACCAAAGCCGAAGAAACTGAATCCCTTGACACGCTCCTGGAAGACCCGGTTGTGGCGCAAGACATAGAAAACAACGCCAAACCCGTCTCCCCCGAAAACAAATCCCCCTACAAAGTTTTTAAGTAGGAAATTCGCCGCACCAAATACGATGAAAACGGCAACATTTTAGAATATGGCGACGACTTTGACAATGAAGGAAACGAAATACCTTTTATGAGGGAACTTTGGAAATCTATTGACCGCATTTCTTTGCATTATGATATGTATAGAGGCAAAATTCCGCCTGACGAATGGGTAAGGGCGCACCCCATTACGAAGTATTAGTTGTATAAAATGCAACATCTTTTAATTGATTTGCGCCGCCAACAATACTACATTAAAGATTCATATAATCCAACCCTCCATTTCTTTAATATTGCGCCGCCAACCAAAGGCCCAGTTGATTTTGAAAGCAACACCGGCCTATGGCTTGAGGAAGAAGAATGGTGCGTCCGCAAACGCAAACCAAAACCCTACGACACCGAGCAACCTTCCTATGAGGACGCAGAACGCAACTCTGCTTCTAAAATGTATTGGAAGATTTCCGACAATAAATTAAATTACGAAAATTACGAACACATCATCGCCCTACTTGATAATTATGTTTCTCTCTTAAAGCGCTCTTATCCCCACCCTGACAGCACCACACGAATGATTTGTTGGGACTTAGAACGCCTTATTGAAAATACGAAATTAACCGACCTTGAAACCTTCCTATTGCGCCAACGTGTTGCACACCGCAGTATAGCATTAATTCAAAAAATTTTAATTGAAGAAGGTTTTTGTTTATCTGATTAGCAAGTTTCTAATCTAATGAAAAAAGTAATTCCTCAAAAAATCGCTAAAACCGCCACTATTTTGCGGATACAAAGCGATACAGAAACAAAAAAAATTCCTCTCCAACGGTGCACTTGTTGCGGACAACTTAAACCACTTCACGAACTCTATTATGGACGCAACAAAGCGACCAAAACCGGTTATTGTGTATAGTGTAAGGTGTGCCAAAAAATGCGGCGCCAACGCAAAGAAGCAAACTGTAAAAAATAGGAGGAAACTCAATAATGGCAGGAATAGAAAAAACAAGACGCTGCCCAAAATGCAAGATAGAAAAAACCCAAACCGAATATCTAAAAACCAAAAGCCCCTTCCAAGTCGCGGGCACAAGCCTCTTTTGTACTGATTGTTTGGAGCGTATGGTTCCATACGATGACCTGGCCGCAGTTAATAAGTTGATGTAGTGGCTTGACTGGCCATTTAGTGTGGAGCTTTGGACGAAGTTAGCACGCTCCGGAAAAGAGCGCACACTTCACCTTTACGCCAAACAAATTAGTGAAAATCCAACTTACCAATCTGTTGATTGGGAAACAATGAATGAGAAGTGGAAGGAAGAGGAAAGTTTTGGAACATTAGGCGACTTTTTAGATGGCGCAGATGAAGCCTTTATGCTAAGAATGCAACGAAAATGGCCCGCCGAAATTGAAAGAACAGTTGAAGATTATCATTATTTGGAAGATTTATATAATGATTTACTTGCTACGCAAAACCTTGTAACAGCAACTTAGCGCGACGATGCCAAGAGACTGTGCGAGGTCGGACTCTTAATTAATAAGAAAATCCGTAGTGGTCAAGACGCTAAAAAAGAAATGGATGAACTGATACACGTCCATGTAAAATTTCTCTAATTGCTGGGAACACCATACAACAATGGTCAATCAGCAGCGAAACCTTATTTTTATAAGGGACGTTCAACGACTAGCCGAAAGGCGTAAGCCCAAGCGGGCTGAAACGGGAAACACCGCAAGGTGATGATATAGTCTAATCTGCATAGTAATATGCAGCCCCATGGGAAGAGCTTAGCGAACTCTTTTAAATTTTATGATGTATCATAATATTATCAAAGCTGAAGGTTTTGAACCGAAAAACAGCAAATCAACCGGCGATTTTGACAGTGTAGGTGAATTATTCACTTACTTGGAGAAACGCGGCAAAAAGATGAATTGGCATACTGAGCCGCAAGATAGTGCAGACTTTACTATAAAATGTATCCAAGACCATCTTAAGCGTTTGGTGCAAAATGAAAGTAGCATTGGCGATTAGGTTGAAGACCGCCGCAAGCAACTTGAATTGGCTGACCGCTTAGAACAAACCGGCAGCTACGAAGATACCGACACCGAAGAAGAAACTCTTCGTTCCATAGAATATGAAGATACTATGGACCTGGAGGATGATGACGATGACGCAATTAACTAATCCAATTGACAGCTTCCGTGTTAATGGTAATGTTCTACGAGACGGCATACCAGTAGAAAAAGGTGTTGTGCTTGATGAACGATGGGTAGAATAGAATGAAGACCTAATCCAATATTATTGTGAGAAGTGGCGGCTTTACCCTGACCTTTTTTTAGATATGATTTCAAGCCGCGATTGTCCAATTAAATTAATGTATTATCAGAGGGTTATGTTGCGAGCGTGCGCGCGATACAGATACTTCTTCGGGTCATTCACACGCGCAACTTCAAAGTCTTTCATTGCTATACTCTCTCAAATCTTGTCTTGCATATTTCTACCCAATAGTAAGCGCTTTTTGGTTTCTCAATACAAAAAAGCATCTTTGGATATTGCAAAACAAAAAATAGAAGAAATCTTTCGTTGGTGGCCGCTACTTAAAAACGAGCTTGAATATTTAAAGCAAAGCACCGATTATATTGAAATGAAATTTAAGAATGGTTCCATTTTCCACGTTCTTGCTCTTTCTGCTTCAAGTCGTGGCTAGCGTGCAACGGGTGGCGTAGTTGAGGAAGCTGCCTTGATAGATGGGACTTTGCTGAATGAGGTAATAATCCCCATGATGAATGTACCTAGGCCTCAAGTAAATGGTTTCGTGAATGCGGACGAACCTCACGCCCAACAAATTTATATTACTAGTGCGGGTAGCAAAACTACCTTTGCTTATGAAAAATTAATTGAACTAGTAGTTAATGAAGTAATTGACCCAGACGATTATTTTGTCTGTGGCAGTTCATATGAGTTACCTGTGCATTATGGTTTGCTTAATAAGAAGTTTCTTAATGAACAGCGAATGAGCGCGACTTTTGATATGGACAGCTTTGCACGTAGATTTGCGCGAAACTATAGTAATATAGTTATAGAATTCGGTTAACTGCTGGAAACCCCTAAAGCCAAAATGCCACAATAATTTACCTTAAATTATGACGGAGCGAAAGCAGAAATAAGTTTTTGGATGAGCCTAAGCGGCAACGCTAAGGGCTTGCTAATGGGCAATCAGCAACTAATAAGGAGGATTTAATATGAAATATACTCAACAAGAATATCATGATATTTTACAAGAAGCTTTACCCACATCTGATTTTGATTTTGTAACTTTTAATGGTACAGAAAATCCATGTGAAATTGTTTGTAATAAATGTGGTTCTCATTTCACTTTTAAAGTGGCCAGTAATTTTAAGAAGCGGGCTAAACGTGGTAATTTAGATATTTGTAATAAATGTGAAACTGCTGGCAGAACTGGCTTGCAAAAGCAACGAATGGAAATTATTAAAAATAGTTCTTTAATTCCATTAGATTTCGCAATTGAAGACATCCGTTGGTCATGGAAAGAAAAAATAGACTGGCAATGTAGAAAATGTGGGCATACATTTTCTCGGGCGCCCTTTGCTGTATCTTATACAGAAGAAGGAACAAAATGCCCTTGGTGCGAAGCTAACTTTGCTTTATTAAACGATGAAATGATTGATTATCGTATTGAACAAACATGGGGCAATGAATACACCCGAGTTGCACCTACCACTCATAATTCTAAACATCAAAGACGTTTTAAAGTACGTCATAACCAATGTGGTTTTATTTGGGAAGTAGATTGTTATCATTTTCTAAAGGAACGCACTGGATGCCCTCGTTGTAGGGCAAGTAAAGGGGAACGAAAAGTACGAGAATATTTACAAAAATATAATTTTATTTTTGAAGAACAAAAAATCATTCCTTGTGGTGAGCATCGTGTATTACGCTTTGATTTCTATTTAGAAAAAAGCAATAAGAAATATGCTATTGAATATAATGGCATCCAGCATTACCAACCTGTTAAATGGTTTGGTGGTGAGCAAGCTTTTCTTAAACAGCAACAATGTGATAAAGATAAAGCTGAATACTGTAAAAATAATGATATTATTTTAATTAAAATACCATATAATGATGAAACATTATTAAATTCTGACTTATTAGCTCAACGACTAAATGAGCAAGCGCTCTAACGCCGAACCCCTAAATATTTTAGGGTGAAGATATAGTCTTATCTTATATGAAAATATAAGCTGTAAAAACAGATATAAATATAGCGAATTTATATGAAAAAAAATAAAGGAATCGCAGTCAATTTGGACAGGTAGTAATTCTGATAGCTGGTTTAATTCTAACCGTCTTATCAAAATCCGTAAGCTTCTTAACGCTGAAAGAAAAGCTAAATCCTCAAGCAATCCAAAAATGTTCTATATCATTTCGGTAAAATTCTGCCGACTCTCTTGGTGACAAGAGATGCTAAAATTTCTTTAAAAGCTGGGAACCCCGAAAGTTTTGTTATGCTAATTATATCTACCTCAATATAATGACGCCGCGAAAGCAGAAACAAATAACAAAAAGGCACATGGTGTAAACCTAAATGCTACAAAAGGGCAATCAGCACCAATTTTGGAGGTATTCTATTTATGAAAATTATTATCATTGATGAAATTAAACAAAGAATTAATAATAAATTCCCTAATCAACCTTATGAAATTATTGAATATACTAAAGTTAGTAAGCCTTTTACAATTAAATGCTTAACTTGTGGAGAAAGACGAACTTACTCTTCTTTTTATAATTTTATTAGGAATGGACAAGCAATTTGCGAGTGCTTAGGCAGGACGGCTTATAAAGCCATACAAAAACAAAATAAAGAAAAAATTTTACAATTAATTAATAATAATCCCAATCAAACTTTTATAGATTGGGGATACCGCGAACACACACAAAAGGAAACTGTAAAAGTCCTGTGTGAAAAATGTAATCAAATCTTTGAAAAAAGCAAACAAGATTATTTAAAAACCCAAACTTGTCCTTTTTGTGAATCTCATCATGATATGAATGATGTTGTATTTCGCTCTTTAATTCCACAAGACTACGAACCTTTAGAAGAATATCAAGGCACGGATACAAAAATTCTAATGAGACATAAATGTGGTTTTATTAGAAAAATTTCTCCTCACGCTTTGCTATCAGGCCATGCTGGTTGTCCAAGATGCTCAGATAAAATGAGTCATGGCGAAAAGAAAATTGTAGATTACTTAGATTCGCAAAAAATTTCTTTCCAAAAAGAAGCAACTTTTAAATGGCAATCTAATCCACGATATAGATATGATTTTTATATACCTGAATATAATTTAATTATAGAATACCATGGAGAGCAACATTACAAAGAGTTTGTCAAATTTGAATCTAAATTACCTTTGGCTGAACGCCAAGAACGAGATATTTTAAAAGAACGAGAAGCTAAACAGCAAGGTTATAATTATTTAATAATTTCATATACAAATTTTCGTAAAATAGAACAAATATTAGAAAATTGGTTCAACGACTATCCCAATGTGGAGTAGGACGGAAGCGATTGCCGCCCGAAAGAAGAAACATCTATCATAGATGAAAATATAGTCTAATCTTTACAGAGATGTAAAGCTCCATGCGGTAAGCGTAGCGACCTTACCGAAATAATAATGAGACGTAGCACGTACAGGAAATAATGATACTTCTGTAATGATTATAAAAGTCCTGCCTTCTCAAGACGGTTGGACGAAGAAAGTAGTTTATACTGAAAATCTAACAAAAATGTCCTTCCCCGAACAAGCCGCACGCATTAAAGAACTTAACGAGCTCTTTAATCCTCGCGACATCGTAATTGACGCAAACACTATCGGTACTGGTCTACTTGACCAACTTGTTATTCCCTCCATTGGCCCTAAAGGGCAACAATACGGCGCACTTTATGTTTCTAATGACCCCGACACTTATCCCCATCCTCGTGGAGTTGAGGCAAAAATCTACAACATAAAAGCCAACGCTGCCCTTAACAACGAAATATATTCTAACTTTTATATCCAAATGAACAGTGGAAATGTTTTGCTTTTAGCCAATGAAAGAATCGCACGTGAAAAATTACTATCAACCAAAAAAGGCCAACGAATGAATTTATATTAGAGAGAAAAATTCCTCTTACCATACATAATGACCTCGCGACTTATAGATGAGATTAATAACCTAAAATTGCGTCCCACTGGCGCTGCTAACCAGTTAGCAGTAGAATAGATTTCTAGACGTATAAACAAAGACCGTGTTTCTGCTCTAGCCTATGGACTTTATCGCATTAAAGAATACGAAGATAAAGAAACCCGTCGCAACAAAAAACGAACTGGTGTTGGCGCAATGACATTCTTCTCATCAAGTAAAAAGAAGGCAGGTGATTAATTTGCCAGAAAACACCCAACCTCGCGATATTAATGCTTTTATTGAATTTGCAAAAAAGGCATCATATCGCGCGCCTAGAACAGAACGTGCATTAAATGATAGGTATAACCGCGTATATAGTACAACTTCCACAAAAGGTTTTACCAAAGAAGAAATTAATGACATTCTTGCTTCTGGCAATCCAACTCTTATTCGGCAATTATCACTTTACTTTGCGCGATTTAGCGGTATTTATGATAGAATTATTGCCTATATGGCGACATTACTTACTTATAACTATATCGTTATTCCGCAATATAATTTAGATAATGCGCCTAAAAACTTAAAAAATACTTACAACAAAAATTGTAGATTCTTGAAATCTATGAATTTAGAGATGCTTTTGCCTAAAATTAATAAAGTCATCTTACGCGAAGGCATATACTATGGCTTTATGAAAGTGGGAGAAAAAGACCAACCAATTTTCTACTAGTTGCCTGTCCGCTATTGCCGCACAAGGTTTAATGATGAATTTGGTTTGCCCGTTCTTGAATTAAATGCGGCCTATTTTGATAATATCGCATACGATGAGGCAGAACGAAAAAGCATTTTAGAATTATTCCCAAAATATGTTTAGGCTCTGTATCGCAAGAAAAAAGTGAGCGAACTTTGGATTGAAATCCCCGCCGTAGAAGGGGGGATGTGTTTTATGTTTAATGAGGAAGGAGTCCCTCCTCTTATTGCTGGTATGGATGCTATTGCAGACCTTTAGGGCGCCCGTGACAGAGAAGCAGAACGCGACAAAAATGAACTACAAAAACTACTAATCCAAAAATTACCTGTAGACAAATCTACAGGAGAATTGCTTTTTTCTTTGGAAGAGGCGCAAGAATTGCACCAAAGCGTTTGCAATATGGTAGGCGATAACGACACAATTGATGTTCTAACAACCTATGCAGATATTTCTTTGGAAAGCGTACAAGAACCAGATTCCGCTGCGAACAGCTCTACAAGTCGTTTATAGAAATATACTTCCAGCGTTTATGACGATATGGGTATAACTTCTCAAATCTTTAATTCTTCTAATGGTAGCACCGCGATTACTTATTCTATTAAAAAAGATATTTCCATTATGTTTTCTTGGAGTAAGTAGTATGAGATTTGGTTGAATGTGGTTTTGCGCAACCGCACAAAATCTGAAAATAATTATTGCACTATTAAGTTTCTACCAATTTCTACAATCTTTCAAAAAGATAGTGTAGATATGTATCTCAAAGCGGCGCAATATGGCTATCCAAAAACAATGGTTAGTAGCGCACTTGGCTTAGATGCTATAGATTTAATGGAACTTTCTGATTATGAAAATAAGACCGCGAAGTTAGACCAAAAACTCGTGCCATTAAATAATAGTTATACTCAAAGTTCCAACGATAAAAATTCTAAAAATAATGAAAAAACTCCTAATAAGACTACTTCTACTCCCAACTTATCTAATGAAGGTGGCCGTCCTACGAAGAGTATTGAAGAGCGTGCAGACCGCACTAATGAAAATATCGACGGGGCTACCTAATGGGGTGAATCAAATTGGAAAAGCAAATTCCATTTAAATTTGATATTCAGTTTGGTGAAACATTCATTCCTACTCAGGAAGACCCCACCTTAAAGAAAGGCAAAGTTAGAGTTTTTTACAAGGGTTTGAATCGCAATTACAGTTATATTACAGATTCTTTTGCACAAAAGTTAATTGAATCTGCTAATCTCAAACCTATTGTAGGGACTTATTTGTACTCTGAAAAGGATTTTGGCGGTCACGAAGAATCCACCGATAAGCGCGCTTACGGGGTAGTTGTTCCAAACAGCGGAACCTGGGAAGATCATCTTGACCCCGATGGTGTGAAACGTACTTATGCAACTTTTGATGTTATTGTTTGGGCCGAATATTGGGACGAAGCAAAAGAAATTTTTTCAAAAGCACAAAGTATGGAACTGGATAAGAATACAATTAAAGGTTCTTGGAGAGATATTATTTATAATGATTTTGAGGACCAAGCATTTGTATATACCGATGGCGTAATTAAGGGGCTATGTGTTCTCGGCAAGCGCGAACCTTGTTTTGAGGGTGCTGCGTTCTTTGATTTAGCTGACGATAGTTATAAGCAATTTACACTTGCTATGCAAAAATACTTTAATGGAGGTAAGGACGCTATGGAAGAAGTTAAGCAAGAAACTTCTGTTGAGGTTACTGAAGAAGTCTTTACGGAAACCGAACCTACAGCAGAAACACAAGTAGAGGCTCCTGCGGAAGCCGAAGCTAGCGCTCCTACTGAGTCCGAAGAGGTGAAGGAAGAGGAAGAAACTCCTGCGGCAGAAAGCACTGTAGAAGAAACTCCTGAAGAATCCACTACAGAACCTGTTGTGGAAGAAACTCCTAACTTTGAGGATAAATATAACGAGCTACTGGAGACTTACAATGCTCTCCAAACTCAATATGATGCGTTAGTAGAGCAACATAAAACTCTACAAGAAGACTATAACAAGACTTCCGAAGAAAAGGAAGTTGCTGACCAACTCTACGAAGCTGTAAAGCAAGATTTAGCTTCTAAGGAAGAAACTATTTCTGACTATTCTAAACGCATCCAAAAGTATGAACAGGAAGAAAAAGAAGAACTACTCAAAAAGTTCTCTAAGTGCCTACCTGCGCCAGTAATGCAAGAAGTTAATGATTCTATGGCTAATATGACCTTAGATGAATTAAATACTCGTTTGGCGATGGAATACACTTCTTTCTCTATGGCAAAAGAACAAGATGAAGAAATTCGTGTACCTCAAGTACCGAAGGAATCTAATGCTTTTGCTCAACTTCTAAGCAAATACAAGAAATAATTGGAGGGAATTTATTATGGCTAAGTTTCCACTTTCTAAGTATGCCAGCCTAGAAATGAATCGTGCGGCATATCTAAAGAATGGTTTAGTTCGTTCTCAGACTCCTCTGTCTGATGAATTTACTGCCGCTGCTCCTTGTGAGAACGGTATGTGGGTAGACGCTAATATTGCTAATCAAGAAATTAAGCTACCTGCTGCTGATACTGTACAATATGGTATCGTTTACACCACTGAAAAGGAATGGGGCCGCTATGTATATGGTTTAAAAGAGCATTTTGATGTAGCTGGCGCTTATCCCCGTGTAGGTATTCTACACTCTGGCGACATTTTCACCACTAACTGCTTTGATATGGGTGATTTTGCCAACTTAAAGACTTTTGAAGAAGCTATGAAGGCTCTTGATACTACTCCTCTATATGTTGTACCCGTAGCTGGTGATGGCCGTCCCAAGGTAACCGCCACTAAGCCCACTTCCGGTGCTTATGGCCAGGTAGTAAAGTATACTACTGTTCCTAACGGCGAAAAGGCGATTAAGTACACCATCTTAGAAGCTTAATAGTTGGAGGTATAAGATTATGGAAAATAACTTAAAGCAACTATTAGATTGCGCTCGTGGTGTAAATATCCCCACCGAGTTTGAGAATCAGTCTATTGATTATGATGCAGCTCTTCGTGATGAGCTAAAGCGTCTAATGGGCACTCGTCACCAATTTGAGCGTAATGCCCCCGAAGTATTTGAAATTCTAGAGCAAACCGCTGAGGAAATTCTCCCTCGTAAGGTTATTGATTTAATTGGTATGTTTGCCGAAGTAAAGCAATTTGGCAACAAGGACCGCCTAATCTTCAAGAAGAAGAAAGGCCGCGAACGTGGCAAGCAATATGTAACTCGTGCTACCGCAGCTGGTGTCTATGAGACTTTCCGTCTTGATCAAGAGCAATTTGAAGTAACTCCAGTTGCTTACGGCGCCGCTGGTATTATGGACTTTGAACGTTATCTTGATGGTGACGAAAATATTCTTGAAATTTATGACATTATTCTTGATGGTCTCGCCGAGCGTATTTATCAAGAAATTCAAGGTATGCTACTTGCTACTTGGAATGATGCTGGTCGTCCTGGCGCAAACAAGGCTGCTTCTAATGGCTTTGATGCTGCAAAGATGTCTAAGTTAATTTCTGTTGTAAGTGCTTACGGCACTCCTGTTATTTATTGTGGTCATGAATTTGCTGCTCAAATGTCCAATGTTATGACTGATGGCGTGCATTATTGGAAGGTTTCTGACCGTGATGCAGATGAAGTCCGTGAAAATGGCTATATTGGCAAATTTGCTGGTGCTTCTATCGTAGTAATGCCTAATAGCTTCACTGATGAAACCAACTCTCATATGATTTTCAATCCTCGCTTTGCTTATGTAATTCCTGCTGGCAAGGAAAAGATTGTTAAGATTGCTATGGTTGGTGACTCCCATATGCGTTATGTTGACAATAAGGATTGGAGCACCGAAGTTCAATTCTACAAAAAGCTAGGTATGGCTATTGTAACTGAGCCTTATTACTGGGGCATTTATTACAATAGCGCCATTGAAGATGGCGGTTGGGATAACGATAAGATTCTAAATCCCTAATGATTAAGATAAATTCGCGGGAGGCCGCGAGTCGGCCTCCCTCCATATGAGTAAAAGGAGTAAAGATAATGGGTAAAGTTAAAGTTAAGAATTTAAGCACATTTGTAATTGGTATTAATTTACCTAATGTGCGTTTCCGTCGCGATTTGATGCCAAAGCAAGAAACTGCACTGCCGGAAGATGTATTTGAAGAATTCAATTACGACCCTGGCTGTCAGGCTTTTATTAAGGACGGTTTTTTGCAAGTTATTACTGAAGATGCTGAACTTAAGGCTCAAATTAGTGTAAAGCCCACTGCTAAAACTAGCGCAGATGTTAATGTAAAGTATTTATTAACTGAAGCTCCTGTTAAGGATTTAATTACTGTTCTTAAGGGCAAGGACTTATCTCCTGCACTAAAAGACGAGTTTATTGAAACCGCTCGTGAGCTAAAGATTACAGATCTTGGCCGCAGCAATGCTCTAAAGCAATATTTAGGTTTTGATTGTTTAGAAGCCGTTCGTATGTCTATTAAGTAAGGGGTGAAGCTCTATGGCTACCTCTTTTCAAGATGTATATGATGTGTTCTTATCCAAAGTTGAAACCGATGACTGGATGGCCACAGAATACTGGGACATAGTGAAAAAAGATTGGAAGATGCTGCTTGATGCGGCGATAATGCGTTTTCGTTACCCACATATTTCTTTAGATTATGATGTTAAAGCAGAAAGTTTTGACGAAACATTAACTAATGACGAGATTCAGATTCTTGCTTCTTTTATGAAATATGAATGGTTATCTCGTTGCGTGAATACGTGGGATAACATTCGGCACCTTTATTCAACAAAGGATTTCAGTTAGGCCAATTTCCTCGACAAGCTCATCAAAGACCAAGCCCAATGTATGGATGATTGCTTGTTTTTGTTGGACCGTTATGACCGCTCTATTCGCTATAAGCCAAATAAAATTTTTGGTAAATTGGCAGGTAAAAATACATGATTGAAGGTTATTACAATAAGCTTCAAGGGCGGCTTTATGGGTTGCTTTGTGAACGTGAAAAAGGTGGGGCTTGGGAAAAATTTTTAGAAACGATTCTTTTGGAACTTTATGGCCTAGAAAAAATTGATAAAACAATCAATTATTGGCCTCTTATTGGAAAACTCTCTGAACTAAAATATTTGGATTATCAGTATTTTAGAAAAACTATTTTTGAGTGTATCAATTTAGTTAAGGAGTTGAGTGCGAATGAGTGAATATTTTGAAGTCTATCGTTAGCGCGCAACTCATTTAGGAGTAACTCCGCAAGAACGGGCTTTTAAGTCTGGTTAGTTAGAGTTTAAAAAGAATTTATATTATAATCAAGCAACAGTCAGGGGATTGCGATGTGAGGATAACTATTTTGATGGAGTTATTTTGACTGATAAATAGGATGAAAATCGTGTTTCTCAAATTTTATTAACTGAGTTATCGGTGGATTTGAAACCCGGTGATTTAGTAATTTGGAACGAAAAACCTTGGCTTATATATAAAAAAGTTGTGTCTGCTTATCAGCCTCACAATAAATTTTATATGGTTTAGTGTAATTACATTATAAATTGGGTTGATACAAAAGGTAATTTACATTCGTCCGCGGCCTACATCGTAGGGACCAAAGACAGCAAACTTAAGGGGAATTATAGGACTTGACAAGTTCCAGGTCCCTTAACCAGTAATGGTTAAGTAAAATGCCATTGAATTGCTGGAAATTTTAATGCTTTTCTTGCTACAACAGAAAGCCATTTTGGCTTAAATGCGAATGCCGCGAAAGCAGAAAAAAAAGAAAAGATAGCTTATGGAGTAATCCTAAAAGCCAGATGAAAATAAACAATCAGCAGCTAAGACCGAAAGGTAAAGTTCAACGACTATCCGTAAAGGAGTAGGCAAATGCCGAAGTGGTGGCCTCCAGAAATGGATGAAGATATAGTCTATTGTGGAACGAGCTTATTACGCCCCAGCCAAATAAGTTTATGGAAGTATTGATGCCTTATCAACCAATTGAAAAATCAACAGAAATCATTTTATATGATGAAGCTTGGGAACTAATTGAATATGACCGTGTATCTGTTCCAGGCACAATTTACTTATCTTTTACTGAAAGTAAAGTAAATGAATTGCGAGATAGCGTACAAGAACAAATTGCTAATATTGATAAATTGCAAGTTTGGAGTATTAATGCTCCATTACAATTATCAGTAGAAGTAGGAGAAATTATTAATCCTATTTATACTTTATTAAAAAATGGCGTTATTCAAAAAGACCTTAAAGCAACTTTAGTTCCAAGTGAAAAAATATCATACAATGAAAATGGTGAATTAATTGCCACTGAAGCGGGCGAAACTGAATTATTGCTTACTTATGAAAACTTAATGCTTACGCTTAAAGTTATCATTGGTGGTGCCGCGCCGATTGGTTATATCAACGGCGACAATTTTATTCGGATGGGACGCTCTGCTTCCTATGAATTAGTTATGCCAGATATTGGTGCAGTTGAAACAGATTTTGTTATTGATAATACAGTTCTTGCTTCTATACAGAATCAAGGCAATAAATGTATTGTCAAAGCAAATGAACGTAATAAACTTGGCAAAGTTATTCTTTCTACAGAATATAATGGTCAATCTTACACTAAATCAATTGATATTTATGCTTTATGGTAGGAGGCTTAATTATGGCGACACAACGCAGATTCGCCGTAATGGGCGAAAACTTATATAAGATTATTAATAAGTTAACGACTAATTAGCGCATTTGTCGTCTACTTAAATATCAAAATTCTAATCCGTTTGACCCTACACTTCCGGATGTAGATGGGTTATCTTTGTTGAATGAGAATTTCATTATTGTTCCAAAGTATCCTGAAATTGATAATATAGAGCGCTCCTATATAACAATTATATTTGATAAATATATTATCAATCCGCAAAATCCAGATTTCAAATATTCTACTGTGCGCTTTGAGGTTGTTTGTCCTTATACAGAATGGATTGTTGATGAAGGTAATTTGCGGCCTTATTTATTAATGTAGGAAATTGATAGTCTATTTAATCAAGCGAAACTTAGTGGTTTGGGTAATTTACAGTTTGTATAGTGTGTTCCATTGACCCTTTCTCCTTAGATGGGCGGCTATACGATGTATTATTAGATTAATGACTTTAATTGATGATGATAAATTGCGTTTATTGTGTGGTAAGCCGTTAATTTTTAAAGATATTTGTTTAATATATTCTCCTATATTAGAAGATATAATTTCTGTTGGTTTGTCTAAATTTTATAAAGATATTTCTCTATTATTAATTGAGAAACCTTTTGTAGAAGAAAAAGAAGTTAATGATGTATTAAAAAATTTAAGTGATTTTGAATATTTGTTACTTGTTTGTTCTATGGAGTCAGAAACAAAGAAAATGTTAGAAGAAGCGTTTTATTTATTTACTCAAGATTCTATTATTATTTCTTTGGAAACTTCAAGTATTATTTTAGGCGACCCATCTGAAAAACGCATTTTAACAAAAGATAACTTCTATGATTTCCAAACATATATTGGTTTAGCTTGTGCGATGGAAGATTATTCAGAAGAGCGTATAGAGTTTTTAGATACAGACTCCCAAAAAGTAAGAGAGCTAAAGCTCCAAATGCTTGAGGGTAGAAAAAAACGAAAAGAACTAAAAGAAAAGCAAAAGAAATCAGATAAAAGTACAATTAACTTTTCTGATTTGGTAGCTTCTCTTCCAATTGGAACTTCAGGATATACGCTTCAATCTGTTATGAAATTGAGTTATTATGCTTTTCAAGACCAACTTAAGCGTATGGGTTGGCACGAAGAGTTTAATATAAATACTCGCGCCGCAATGGCGGGAGCAAAAATAGGAAAAGACAAACTCTCTCATTGGATAAAAACAATGACTTTTAAATAAGGAGGATGTTTAATATGGCCATTAACATCTTTGAACGTTATGGTAGAAATGCCACTGTAAGGAGCAATTCTTACTGACAATTCTTGTGAATTGCTGGAACGCCCTAAAGCTTATTTACTACAACGAAGCGTGCAAATGCAAGCGTGAATGTTTAAAAAATAATAAGATGCAACAATGGGCTATCAGCAACTAAGCTAAAAAGGAGACAATAAATAATGTGGAAAACAGTTCCCGTTGATAATAATTATGAAGCTTGTGAGAATGGGCAAATTCGTGATAAAAGCACAAAAGAACTTGTTTCACAATGGAAAGACAAAGATGGTTATTTATTAGTATCTTTATCTCGACATTTATATCGTGCTCATAGAATTATAGCTTCTACTTTTATTAGTAATCCAAATAATTATCCTGTTGTAAATCATAAAGATTTTAATAAATCTAATAATTGTGTTAATAATTTAGAATGGACTACTTATTCTGAAAATACTAAACATAGTTTTTCTGGGAAACATCGTGAAGAAAGTGTAAAAGAATGGGTTGAAAAGGTTCAGCCTTTAGGTGCGGAAGCGTCTAAAATAAAAGTAGCACAATATGATTTAGAGGGCCATTTGTTAAAAGTTTATGATTCTCAACGTGAGGCAAGTGAATAGACTGGAACTTGTCGTAGTTCTATTACGCAATGTGTTCGTGGCAAGCGAAAAACTGCGGGAGGATATGTTTGGAAATACTTTTTAGAAAGCTCAACGACTAAGCGAGAAGAAAATCCTGCTTCTCCTGTGCAAGACTCCGAGAAATCGGATGAAGATATAGTCTGAACTTATAGGAAACTATAAGAGATTGATAACAGGTTCAATCGTAACATAATTGATTAAGGAAGTAGCTAACGTTTATTTCCAAGCTCTAGCCGACGAAGGAGACATCAAAGCCGGCGATATTGTACTTTATTTAAATACCCTAAAGGTTTCTACTGTAGAAACTACTGCTGAAAATGTTTCAGCTCAGGGCGGTTGGGGTTGACATACATACTTAGGTTTGCCTCAACGGAAAAATCCTCTTAATTGCTGGAACGTCCTTAGAGCTTGATTAACTCAACAAATTAGTAATAATTTGACAAATGTAAAAATTTGTAGTAACATAAATCAAGATTGGATAATCAGCAGCCAAATCTCTTAAGGCCAAAAGAGAAAGGTTCAACGACTAATTGTAGTGAGAAGCCTCACGAAACAGGGGACTCTTTAGACCCATCTAAAGATGAAGATATAGTCTGAACATTATGAGAAATCATAAGCAGGAGAAATCCGCGCATAGATTAGCGAACTATGTGGAACACAATGAATCCTAAATTGGTCACTTGGGACTTAATTTTACCATAGGTCCCCTTAATGGCGACATTAAGTTAAAAAGCTGGAGAATTGCTGGGAACTCTGACCGGATAATGCCGAAGACAATCAGCAGCCGAGCCGTATTTACGGAAGGTCCAACGACTAAGAGGGAGCGAAAACCTTGCTCTCCTGCACCAGCCTCTCACGGCCATGTGAGATGAAGATATAGTCTGAACTTATAAGAAATTATAAGAGTTTATGATAAGGCATAAACGTAACATAATGATGGTAAGGACATCAATGTAACCCTAGAAGATGCTGTAGTATCTTGGGAAGAACTACGCATTATCATGGGTGGTGCGATGTATAATAAGTCCACTGACGAACACACTGTTACTATTTATAAGAACGCTGAACGCAACTTTAAGGTTGGTGAAACCTTTACCTTCCCAATGGGTGATGGGAAGACTATGGGCGGTAAGAACAACTTCCCTGGTGAGGATGTTGTAAAGGCTGGCTTCAAGTTTAAGTGGGTTGACATGACTCACGGCCTACGTGGCTCTGGCGAAGTTGATACTGTAACTAATGATGGCAGCGATCCCGCGAAATTCACTGTTACTTTAAAGACTGGCACTAAGCCTTTTGCTGATGCCGCCACCGAAATCACTAAGATTCGTTTCTTCTGGGAAGAGGAAGTAGTTGAAGAAGGCACCGCTTCTGAAATCGTTATTAGTCCTTCTACATTCCCTGGAACCTTTCCTCAACATTGTAGGGCTCCACGCGGGGAGTTAAAAAATGCAAATCAATTCGGTGAATTGCTGGAAACCGTAGCCTGAAATGGCCGGCAATCAGCAACCAAGGAGTATTAAAATGGAAAAACGACCAAAGAGTGGTTATGGATTTATTTATAAATATACATCTCCATCTGGTTCTTCTTATGTTGGGCAAACAACTCGTTCTCTGCAAGAAAGAGCGGGCCATAATGGAAAATGCTATAAAGGGTGTGATTTATTTTATAAAGCAATTCAAAAATATGGCTTTTCTAATTTTACTGTTGAAATTTTAGCAGAAGTCCCAAAAAACCAATTAGACTAGGCTGAAAAAAAGTATATTCAATTATTTAATACTTTAGCGCCAAATGGTTATAATTTAACCGATGGTGGTCAAAAAGGCTGGTCTAAAGAACGTAAAAAAGTATATCAATATTCAAGTCAAAACGGTTCTTTTATAAGAGAGTGGGAAAATATATCAGAAGTTGCAAAAGCTTTTAATACAGTTCCTCAAACTTTTCAAGGTTGTTTAGAAAATAAAGTATATACCCAATATAATTTTTGTTGGAGCTATGAAAAATTAAATAGATTCCCTATTCATGAAAGAATTGTAGATAATAGTGAAAAAAAGATTAAGCAATTTTCTCTAGACGGGATATTGATAAACACTTTTCCTTCTTTAGCAGAAGCGGCGAGAGCAGTGAACGGTGAACGTTCTGCAATTCGTCGTTGTTGTCGTAATGAATTAAAAAGTGCTTATGGTTATCGTTGGGAATGCACAGAAATTTTAATGGTTAAAAAATATAATAACACTGCGAAGCAAATTCAACAAATTGACCCAATAACAAAGAAGATTATCCAAGTTTTCCCTTCCATTACTGCCGCGGCGAAAAGTCTCGGAAAGGAAACAAGTTTAATTCGTAAAGTATTAGATAAAGATACCAATACGGCTTATGGATTTAAATGGAAAACTTGCTCAAGGCTCAACGACTAAATACCTCTAAATTCCTTGAGGTTAGTGCCGAACACTCAAATAATTTGTGTGAAGATATAGTCTAATCTTATATGAAAATATAAGAAGTTTAGGAAACGATAATAAAAATGACAAGGTTGTAGGCGATGCTCTAATTCGTTCTGAAGCCACTGGTAAGGATGAAGCTTTCCAATTCATCATCAACAAGGCTAAGATGTTGAGCGAAGTAACCTTAACCATGCAGGCAGAAGGCGATCCTTCCACGAACCTAATCCGAAAAGTCACGGCTTAAATGTGGAAGTAAAAACTGCTTAATTGCTGGAATCCCCTTAGAGCCTATTTAACTCAACAAATTAGTAATAATTTGACAAATATAAAAATTTGTAGTAACATAAAATAGGATTGGGCAATCAGCAGCCAAGAATCCAAGAAAGGAAAATATGAATACAGAATTATTAAAACAGCGTCCAAAAGAAAATCATGGCTTTATTTATTGCTATACTTCTCCATCTAATAAAAAATATGTCGGTAAAACAATTGAGTCTTTAAAAATTCGTGCAGGAAAAGACGGAAAAGGGTATCGAAATTGTACGGCACTTATGCGAGCTTTTGAAAAGTATGGTTATGAAAATTTTATTGTAGAAATTTTAGAAGAAGTCCCTTATGAAGATTTAAATGATAAAGAAAAATATTATATTCAATTGTATAAAACGCAAAATCCTCAATATGGTTATAATATTAAACCAGGAGGAGCAGTAGAATATATAGCTAATACTTGTAGCTTAAAACGTGAAGTTTCTCGTTATAATTTAGAAGGGATTTTTATTGAAAGTTTCGCATCTATAAAAGAATGCGCAAGAAAAATGGGTATACCCTATCAAGCTGTTTCGCAGAATTGTCGTGGGGAGATTACGCATTATAAAGACTCAATTTATAAATATAAAGAAGATAATTGTGTTATTCCAGTTAATGCCAAGAAAACACACGGACGAAAAACTGGACAATATGATTTAGAAGGAAATTTAATAGCCACTTTTTCTTCAGCCAATGAGGCGGCAAGAGCTTTAGGCAAACCTACGGCGGCTGGTCGTAATATTCGTGCGGTATGTGAAGGAAAACGAATCACCACTTTTGGATATAAATGGAAATTTTTGGATTAAGGTTCAACGACTATTCCGTAAGGAAGTAGGGTGTAAGCGCACTCGAAAGAGCAGTTAAATCAAGAAATTGATGAATGATATAGTCTCATCTTATAAGAAATTATAAGAGTTGTAGTAGCGATACAACGCAAGAAAAATGATTTAGTATGACTTTGAATGTGCTCCGCGATAATGATGGAAACATGTTCTCTCTAGTAAAATATTGATGGTAAGTGCTTTACGCACACTAAAAATGAAACTAACCGCGGGAGCGGGCGTTAATCCGCCTGCTCCCTTTATTTTTTTATCTTCGGAGGTAAATAATGAACACTCTTGAAGAACTTGGTATAAAAAATCTTGAGCGCGTTTGTATAAAAACAAAAAATGAAGTCGCCTTCGGAGAAAGATTACTTGAAGCAGGCGAACCAGTCATTTATTTTGATAACTTACAAATTGCGCTTCTTTCTGAAAATGTCCGCCCTATTATGGCTCGTGGCGGTTGGCATAATGAACCTCGCGTTATTTGGGAGGACCGTCAAGAAACAACATTTGCGTTTTCTAATGGAACGATAAATACAATAAGTTTTAACCTACTTCTTGGCGCGAATATGTTAAATAAAGTAGACGACAATATTTTACCATATAATGAAGTTATTATGTTGGATGAGAATGGAAAAGGGTATTTAAAGTATCATCCTATTTTGAATGATATAGAATATAAAAACTTTTTCTTTACTTATGATTTCAACAATATTCAAGGCCGCATTTTTCCTATTTTAATTGACAATTTAAAGATTGATTTTGGAAAAGAATTTGCCGACCAAACCATTATGTGCGATTATTATTTTGAATATAAAAAAGATATAATAACTTATTCTATGAATCGTGAGAGATTTACGAATTTATATACTCTTGAAGCCACTTTTCAAATGAAGGATGAGAATGAGGGCTTACTACGCACAGGTTATTTGCGTATGCCTAAAATTCGTATATTGAGTAATATTAATTTGAGAATGGGAGAAAGAGCAGACCCTATGGTGTCTACTTTTAGAGTTATAGCGTAGCCAGAGACAAAGGAAGGAAGAGATGATGTTGTATGCGAAATACAATATCTTGATGAAGACATCTCTGGTATATAATATGTGCTCCCATTCGGGAGCACTTATTTTTTTGGGTAAAAGGAGTTGAGAAGAAATATGGCCACAGGACCAAGAAGTTATACAGTAGCTGTTGATTTCGTTGCAAATAAAAAGCAAATGGATCAAATTGTTCAACAATTTGAATCTCAATTAGCTTAGATGAATCCTGGCACTGCTTTGTATACCAGTATGTCTAAAACGCTTGACCAATTAAAAGCTAAAGCGCAAGAATTTGCTGACACATTAGCAGGACCAATGGTGGATAGCAACCAATTAAAAAAAGCTACTCGTTAGGTTGAATCTTTTTATGATACCGTTCAAAATTCCGCACGACAAGTCCAAAACGCGGGATTAAGTAATTTTATTTTAACCGATGCAGAAAAGCGAGACTTAAATACTTTTGCTAATAAAATTTCTGCCATTAAAAAGGATTTGCGTGCTGTTGAAGGCGGCGCAGAGCCAAAGAAAAATAGCCGAGAGTTTTTAGAAACTTATGACGATGGTAAAGGAAGAACAGGCCGCTCTATTTTGGCAGATGCTACTGCCACTAAACTTAAAGGTTTTAATGCAGATAAATCTTTAAGTGCTAATGCTGCTGCATTTAGAGCTGGTATTAGTGATGCAGAAAAATAGCTTGCTAGTTTAGAGCAAAAAGCATCTGATGTTATGGCTAAATTAGCGCCATTGCGTCAAGGAATGGCTGCAGCATAGACAAAACGAACTTCTGCTTAGACTGAAATGGGTGTAACCAGTCAAACTTATAATAGAAGTCGCTTTGCTTCAAGTATAGCGCAAGCGACAACTGTTAGTGGTTTGACAGCGAATTATACAGCAAGAAATGTTCTTAATTCTATTCAAAAAGAAATTACAAGTAATACTGATTACTACAATAAATCTTCCAATACTCTAACTGATGTCGGTAGAGACGTAGTAACATAGATGATGCAGGCATTTAAGATTGATAATGCCGAAATTCAATCTGTAATTAGTGGCCCAGTTGCTGGTTTAAAAGACAGTATTATGGCCGCGATTGCTAAAGCCATTCAATTAGAAAATGATGGAATTGGCCTTGGTGTTGAAGGTGTAGAGAAAGTTCAAAAAGTTAGCGCTTGGGGCCGTAATTACGCAAATAAATTTATGGTTCAACAATCCGTTGACCGTTACACTACTGCGCAAACTCAATTAAATGAAGCAGACACTTATATCCGCGCAAATTAGGGGAAGTTAAATACTTAGGAACAAGAGTATGCTAATATCCAAAATGATATTACTAGCATAACTTCTACTTTAATTCCTTCTTTACGAAGTCTTGCTACAGAATTTGAGAATCTTTCTACTATTCTAAAAGCTCAAACAATACAAGAATTACAAGATAAATTAAATAGTTTAACTCAAGAATAGCAAGGATACCAAGATGCTCTTCGCGTCAGAAAAACTGGCGGCGCAACGAGTATTGATTCTAATATTAGAGATTATCGTACTGGAACAGAAGATAATTTACGTGCACAAGGTGACCTTAACGCTGCGGCATAGCAAGCTCAAAATGAAGCAGAAATGTTTAAGCGTAATTTACAAATGTCTATTGCTCGTTGGATGGGTGCCAGAGAAATTGTAAGTTATATTAGATAGGGTATCCGCGAAGCTTATAATGATATTCAAAATCTTGATAAAGCAATGACTAACATTGCGGTAGTTACTGATTTTAGTGTTGAGGATTTATGGGGCCAAATTAATGATTATATGGCCATCGCAAAACAATATGGTGTAACTACCCAAGGTGTTTATGAAGTAACACAACTTTATTACCAACAAGGCTTGGGAACTGCGGATGTAATGGCAACAACAACCGAGACATTAAAGATGGCTCGTATTGCTGGTATTTCTTACAGTGATGCTGCAGATGGTATGACTGTAGCTATTCGTGCGTTCAACATGGATATGACTGACGCAGCTCATGTTACGGATGTTTACAGTAATGTAGCTGCGAAAACTGCGTCTGATACGCAAGACTTAATTGAAGCCATGTCTAAAACTGCTTCCGGCGCAGCAAACGTTGGTAGTAGTTTTGAAAATACAACCGCGATGATCGCTACTATGGTAGAGGCAACGCGTGAAAGTCCTTAAATTTCAAGGTTTCTTGAATTAGGGTCGTTAAGGAGCAATCCTTAATATGAATGGAGTTTAATTGACGGGGAAAGGCTTAGAGCTTTGACTACTAAACATATCAAAAATATGCGGCAAAGTGTAGTGGCTTTGGTACAGTAAAAAAGTTAAAGATTGCTTAACCCGCAGCCAAGCTTCGCAAGAAGAAGGTTCAACGACTAGAGAGTTACGCTCTCGTAAGGCCAAGCGGTCTGAAAAGGCTCCCGCCTTGTAAAACAAGGATGAATATATAGTCTGCTCTACAGGGAAAGCCTGTAGAAGGAAAGATATAGCGAATCTTTTCGTAACATAAAGGGAAAACATTGGTTCCGCCCTTAAGAGTATTATCTCCCGTTTTGGCGAGATGAAGAAAGGTTCCGCTTTTGACGAAGACGGCGAACTTATAGATGTAAACAAAGTCCAAACTGCTCTTGCTTCTGTTGGCGTTTCTTTGCTGGATACCCAAGGCCAATTTAGAGATTTTGACGATGTAATCTTTGAATTAGCTGATAAATGGGATACTTTAGATAAGAGTTCTCAACGCTATGTTGCAACTATTGCAGCAGGTAACCGTCAATAGTCCCGTTTTATCGCTCTGGTCAGTAATGGCAAGCGCTTACGCGAAGTTGCAACCGCCGCAGAAGATTCAGAAGATGCGGGATTAATTCAATATAGTAAAACTTTGGAAAGTTTGGAAAGTAAGCAAGCAAATTTAAAAACAAGTTTCCAACAATTTTACATGGATATTTTCAATGGAGACTTTTTTAAGGGTTTTCTTGATGGTTTAAATTCAGTATTAGAAGGATTTAACAAACTTTCTAAACCTACTGCATTATTAAATGTAGCAGGAATTATTTCTGCTATTAAATTAATTGGTAGTTTAGGTATAAGTGCATTTGCTAATGCTTTTGGTGAAGTTCGTATGAACTACAAAAGTATGTTAGAAAATATGCGTACTGTTAGCGAAGAAGGCGGAAAAACTAACGCTCAATCATTTGCTAATGGCGTTAGAGTACAAACTTAGTCAAATGTTCCCACCAGTTGGCAAGTAAGTTAGAATCCACAAACAGGTAAAATGTAGTGGATGCCTATTACTGATAGTCAAGGTGGTTCTACTTAGAATTTGACTTTCGCTCAATAGCATCGTGGCCTTTTAATCGGTGCCCAAGTTGGTGGCGGTGTTCTTTCTGCAATAGGATCTTACGCTGCAAAAAGTAATCAGACTTTAGGCGCGGCATTTTCAGGTGCTGGTAACGCTTTATCTATCGGTTCTACAGCATCTATTTTAGCTTCAGCAATCCCTACCTTAGCTGGTGCCGCGGGTCCTATTGGTATTGCAGTAGGGGCCTTAGGTGGTTTAATTAGTTTTATTTCCTCAATTCCTTCTAAAGTAGAAAAAGCTCAAGAAGAAGCTCAAAAAGCTACAGAGAAATATGACGAAGCTAATTTGAAACGAGCGGAAGCAAAACAAAAAGTTTCTACACTAGAAGAAGGTATTGAAAAGCTTAAATCTTTACAAAGCACTCAATATGATAGTGAAGAAGCTCGTAAAGAATGGATTGATGCAAATAATTCTTTATTTGAATCTGTACCAGAATTAAGTGCTTCTTTTGATGCTGCTGGAAATGCTATAATTGATTTAACAAGTGCTGAGAACACTTTGGCGGCTGCTCGTAAGCAAAGCGCTCAGGTTACAATTGATTCTGCAAAAGCAGAGTTAAAAAAAGCTTAGAAAGATTTAGCTAAATATGAAGCAGAGCAAGAAGAATTATTAGGAACCCGACGTGCTTATGGGCCTGGTGTAAATTCTGTTCGTTTGCCTACCAATAATGAAGAATGGAATGCAACTGCGGCACAATTAGGTTATAGTTCTGCGGAAGAAATTCCTATTTTCAAAAAGACTAATAATGGAAAATATTCTTCCGCCTCAGCAATAAAATATAATATTACTAAAATATTAGATTTTAATAATCAAGCTGTTCATGATTTCTTCGAGAAAAGTTATAATAATACTAATGCAGGTTTTTATGGAGACTTCTTAGAACTATTAAAATCCGCGGGCGTTTATGCCATTAAAGATAAATACCGTGATTAGGATACAAGAGCAATTATTAAAGGTTCTTCTGCATCTTCTTGGCGAGATTTCATCGAATAGTCTAATATATTAGAATAGAAAATTGCCACTCAAAAAGCTGTTATTGAAACTACTGAACCGAAAATTGCACAAGCACAAATTACTTCTAAAATTTAGGACAGAATTTTAGAAGGAGATTTAATCGGCCAAGCTTATGAGCAATTGACCGGTGCAGATGAAGTTGTTTCTAAAATCTTGCTTCGTTGGGCAGACGGCGATTGGAGTAAATTAGATGATACAACTATTGATAATGGTTTAGAAGATTTAGATTCTACCATTTCTGGGCTATATGATTCTTTAGTCACATTAGGTGAAGTTGACAATTATAATGATGCAGTTCAAAGACTCATCGCTGGAAAGACTACTTATCAACAATTTTTAAGTCAAATAGAAGACTTAGGAATTAAACTTCCTGAAGCATTTTCTGCAACCTACGAAGAAGAATTTTCTAAAGTAGCTGATTTAACCTCTAAAGCTTTGACAGCACACGGTTTTGGCGAAGTAGCCAATTCTTTAAGTCAAAATGTCCCACAAATTTATCAATCTGTAATCACTTCTTATGCTAAGCAACTTCGTGATTAGGTTGTATCTGGCAGAATGACTTCTGCAAAAGCAAGCGAATTAATGCAAGCTCAAGATACACTTTGGTCTTGGGCCGCGCAATAGGGAGAAAAGGCAGTTAACATCATTGCTGAAGCGGACTTAACTTCTCATTCTGGTATTAAAGAAGCTAAAGAGTAGTTAAAGAGAGCTGGTATCGACGAAACAGCAATTAAGAGTTCTGGCTTAAATGAAATGGCTCCTTATGCTGAAAATATGGTAACATCTATTAATGCTTTTGTTGACGGCATAGCCGAAAAAATGGATGATACTATTAAAGAATTTGATATCGTTTCTTCTTAGATGGATTTTAGCGAAGCTTAGAAACTTGCAAAAAAATTGGGGGTTTCTTTAGCTGATACTAATTTCTTTGATTTTGATAAAGGTACTTACACTTATATAGGCGCGGCAGAAACTTTAAATAAAGTTTTATCTAAAGATTTTGATAATTGGCAAGAAGAATATTCTGGTTATATTGATGATTAGATTACACTTATTAATGAATCTGATAATTTAAGTGCTGATGATATTAAAAAACGTGAAGAAGCTTTAAATAAAACTCGCGAAGGCATAGAGCGTAATAGAACTTCTCTTGAAGTTGAAGGGTATTATGATTCTACTATTTAGAGTTTGGAGGAGCAAGAACAAGAACTTTCTAAACAAGCAGAAAGTACACAATTGATTGCATAGTATTCTTCTGCTGCAGATATGTTATTGACTTCTTTATTAGGTAAAGATTCTAACTTATTAAATGAAGCTGAACAAACCTTTAAGAAAGTAGCTGAAACAGAAGATGCAACTGATTCTACTAAGGCTACTGCGTATTTAGAATATCTAAATAACACTTTTAGCGATACAATTAATGCTCAATTAGAATATAGAACTAAAAAATTAGAAGCTGATTTAGCGCTTTCTGAGCATTTTGGAGAAAAAACTCTTGAGGGTTTCGAGATAACTGACACTTTTAAAAGTTTAGCACAAGGTGGACAGTTAACTCTTGAGTCTTTAAAAAATGCATTAGCTACGGCAGGACTAAGTAAGGAACAAATTGACTCATTACCTGAAATTGCTACTAACGCTTTTGGCGATGTAAAGTTAACTGAAAACGATTTTAAAGATATTTTAACGCAAATACCAGGAATTGAACAATCTGCAGTTGATACAATTGTGCAACTTTTTGTTAATACTCTTCAATCTACTTCTGATAGTTTATTATCTGCTGCGAAAGATTTGGCTGAGTCTTCTGCTGAAAAAAATATTACTTAGGCCGACATTGAAAGTGCATTAGGAACTGATGTTTACAAAAATTTAACTCAAGATGAACAAACTTTCTTAGAAGATATTTTAAGTGGCCAGCAAACTGAGACTTGGGCGCAGTCTCGCAAAAATGGCTTAATCACGATAGCTGAGAAATCTAATATTCAAGACCCAGAACGCTGGGCAGATAATATTTTAGAATCTTATGTTTATCGTTTACAAAGTGTTCTCTCTACTTCCGCTGACATCATTTCTGGTGAATTCACTCAAGCAGACATAGATAAACTTGATGAAGGCGAATATAAGAATAAAGTTCAAGAATTTTTAAAAGATGTCCAAAATGATCTTCAAGGCGCGGTAAATTCATTATTAACCAAAACACGTGAAGCTCTTACAGATCATGATATTTCTTATTCTGATGCTAAATCTACTGCTTCTGCTGCATTTAAGCGTGCATTAGATTATGATGGGATAGTTAATTAGTTTGGTGAAGGCTTTTCTGATATTGCTAAAGAATATACTACTGACCAAATTGAAGGTTTAGATTCTGCTTATGAAAAACTTTCAACAAGTGCAGAAGGTATCTCTGCTTCTGACTTAGTTGATGCTTTAGCAGACATTTATCTTACCTTTGGTGAAAAAGTTAGCCAATATTATCATAATGCTTTACAACTTGGCGAAGATGGCAAGTATCGTCTAAATGTTGGAAAACTTGAAGAAAATCTATCCAGTATTAGTGATGTTGCTGGCGCGCAAGCATATAGTGAGAGAATAATTGAACAAGCCAAGATTTCCGTTCAAGCTGCAACGGAAGATTATATGTCTTCTGTAAGTTCTGCTTTAGAACAAGCTGCTTCTGGCGAAAAGATGAGTGTAAGTGATGCTCAAAGCTTATTAGATAAGATGGGCTTACGTCAAACTCAGGAAGCAATCGCAACTTTAACTTCTGGTAGTTTGGAAAGTATTTTAAATTATCTTGTAGGTTAGATGGATTTAGCGGTATCTGCTGGTACAATTGATGCTTCTATTGTTCAAGAAAAATATACTGAAATTATTCAACTTATCTTAGATGCTATTCGTGACTCTCTTTCTTCTAATCTTGACGCATTAGGAAAAGGCATTTCTGGTGAATTAACTAATTCTGAATTCTTTTCTTTAGCAAAACAATATGGATTAAATTCTCGTGGTAATATTTCTTCTTACAAAGGTATTACTTTAGGTTCTCAAAATCAACAGGCTTTAATTGCAAAAATGAGCCGCCAAGTTCAAGATACTTTTGGCTTAACTGGTGTTGGCGAGTTTGGCCAAGAACTATGGAATTTGTGGCAAGATTCTGACAATCCTTTATATAAGAGTTATCAAGATGCCGAAGATGCAGCAAAAGAAGCGTTTGCCGCTGCTCAAGCTATGGGAGACGCTACTGGTGAAGCAGCGCAAGAAGCGTGGAGCTATGCTCAGGCTCTTCAAGCTGCTGCATCCGCAGCGAAAGAATCTGCTGATAGTGCTGAATTTGATTTTATGGGCCAAGACCCATTTGCAAATAGACAACAAGAACATTGGACGCAATTAGTTGATAACATTGATACCTTTAAGAGCTCCCTTCAAAGCTTTGCAAAAAGCGGTGAAATGGGAGTTAAGGATTTTTATAATATTATTGACCAAATTGATAGATTAGGTCAAGCAGGTTCTTTCTTAAGTAATGTTGGATAGGATGAATGGCTTAAATCTGGACAGACTATTCAAGATTGGGCCAATAAGGTCGTTGCTGCCAGTGAGACTATTGGTAAAGTTGACGCAAAAGGCTTCGTTGATGTTGGGATTGATATTAGCGCCGCGGCATCTTCTATGGCAACCGGAATGACTGATGGCCTAAAAGAGGTTGCTAAACAACAAATTGATTATTTAAATGGTATAGAACAAATGCTTCTTGCCATGCAATCACTGGAAGATATTGGTGATGTTAAGCTTAACTTAGGCATCGGAATTGATGTTGATGGGGATGGAAAAGGCGAGACAATTGAAACTTACCGTGATTTAGTTGATTTCTGGAATGCCAACAAAGACAATGAAGATGTTAAAAAAGAACTATAGTTTGTTTTAGGAGTAGCTTGGGATAAAGGTAATGCTGGTTTAACAGATATTGCTAACAGATTAAATACTTTTGGTTAGAACTTTGGTTTTGATGAAGATAAATTTTTTGAATCAATGTTCTTCACAGACGGCAAATTTAATCCAGAGAAGTTTTTAATTGGTAGTGATTTCTTTGTTACAATGTCAGATTTAGGTGCGGAAGGCATTCAAGGAATGCTTGATTTACTTGCTTCTGACATGCGCAAAGCCGGTCTTGAATGGGAATTTAAAGATGGCAAAGCTATCTTCACAGATCCCGCTAAGGCACAGTAGTTTTTCTTAGATTTATTTGGCGATCCTACAAAATTTGCCAAGCTGTTAGATCAACAAGCCAATTTTGAATAGTATTCTAAAATGCTTTCAGAAGCTGGCGGAAAAGCTATTAGTAATATTAAGCTAAAAGATGGCGAGGCTACCGTTGATAGACAAATTAAATTAACTCCTGGTGGTTTAATATTAGTTGACGATAAAGGCAATGAATTAACAGGAGAAAATTTAGTTGATTATATTAATAAAGATAAGAGCAATCGTGCAACCATAGAAGATTATCTTAATTCCGTTTATGGCGCTTCTTTAGAATCTGACCAATCTTATATTGTAGATGTCGGTGAAGAAACAGTAACTTATAGAATTGGCACAAAAATAGAAAGAAAAATTGCTGATATAACTGGTACTGGTACTGACGAAACTATCCCGCCTCCTTTTGGTACAATTACACTTACTGTAGAAGAAGGATAGCTTAAGGTTGAAGGTCCCAATGGCGCTCCTCTTTCTGATGAATTAAGGAAGGAAGCAGAAGATTAGCTTACTAAGGACTTAGGAAAGCCAATAACTATTTCTGATACTGGTAATGTTACTTATACTGTTTTTGATTCTGTTGAAGTCAGTCTAAATAAAATTGTTGCCACTCTACAGTCCATTTCTGACCTAATGTCTGGCGACGCTTTTAAATTAGATTTTTCTAATTTAGATGCTGAGCCTTTAAATGCAATTTCTACTGCATTATCTACTATTTCTACTTCTGCTTTAGGCTTAGCTGTTGTCGCAGCTTCAATTGCTACAATTGCTTCTAATGCTGGAATAGCAGAAAGTAAGTTAGATAAGGTCGCAGGTGAGTTAGACGCTATTGCAGGAAAAAATAAAGACATCAACGTTAACTTTACAATTAATGGTATTGATTTAATTTCTTCTGCTTTGTAGTTCTTACTTGGAAATATGAGTGCAGAAAACGCTACAGTAGAAACCACTTTTTCTGCAAAAGATGAAAATGTAGATAAAACTGCAAAAGATATTACTAGTTCTGTTGAATCTGTTCCTTCAAGTCATGAGACTTCTTTTAGTGGTATAGTAGGGAATATAATTTCAGTTGTAGAACGAGTTAAAAAAATCATTGCTGAAATTCCTAAAAGTGTAAATACCAGTTTCACTGGCACAGTTAGTGTTAAAAAAACTGGTGGGAAGCCTCTTGCACCGAGTGGTGCAGGTTTAAATGTCGACTTGCCATATTATACAGGCAATGTAGATGGTAAAGCTCTTGTAAATGGTCAAATTTATGGTGCTGCTTTGGCAGGTAAAACTCTTGTTGGCGAACTTGGCCCGGAGTTAGCAGTTTATGATAATAAATATCATCTACTTGGCGAAGATGGCGCAGAATTTGTAAATCTGCCTTCTGATGCAATCGTTTTTAATCATCTTCAAACTCAAGGTATTATTGATGGAAAGGTTGATAAAATTCGTGGCACTCAACTTAATGCTGCCTATAAACGTGCTTCAATGTATAGTGGAAATGCTCTTGTTGAAGGTAATGCTTATGCTGGTGGTATTGGTTCTGCTCTTGCTGCAGTTCGTCGTGCAAAATCAATTTGGACAAATCTACTTAACTCTCTATCTGCTGCCGATATGCTTGGTGGCGACGGGGGAGGTGGAGGTGGCGGTAGTGGAAAGAACGCCAGCCTCAAACCTTATATTGCAGATTTACAAGAATGGTATAACCTTTCAAGACAAATTGTTGATCTTGAGAATCGCATCAATACTCTTGTTGCGCAACGCAATAATCTCTCTAAAGGTTTTGACCAAGGTGCCGCTTATCTCCGCAATCTAAAAGAAAGTCAAGCTTTACTTGAAGACCAACTCAATACTCAACGTGATTTGTACCGTTATCAACAAGATGAATTAAAGCGTCAAGCTGACGCAATTAATGATTCTTCCAACTGGATTAGCAAGTTCTATAAAGTTGGCGCAGATGGCGTATTACAATATGTTGAAGGCAATGAGACTAATGGTGGTAAAGGCGCCCTTGAAGTTTTACAAGAACTTAATGATATGGGCGATAATCCTGAACGCTATACCATTAAAGATTAGGTTGCTTGGATTGAGAAAGTAACTAATGGTCAATTTAAACGCGGCTTCACTTGGGAAGAAGGTCAAACCGAAGATGAAAACGGTAAAACAGTTGGTAATGGCGAATACACTAAGAAAGAATGGACAGATGAAGAGTATGTTCAAGAATTCTTTAGTGCTTTGCAAGAACCAATTGATGATTATGATGGTCTTCGTGATTCTGTACAAGAGACAGAGGAAAAATTAGAAAGCTTAGCAGAAGAAATTCAAAAAGTTAATGATGAAATTCGTGATAATGAAATTGAAGTTAGCCAAATGATTTATGATGCAATTGTTCAAGTTAAGGAAAAAGTCATTAAAGATTTAAAAGAATCCAATAAACTTATTACCGACGCGAACAAAGCATACGCTGATTCAATTCAAAATGCAATCACGAAAGAAAAGAATCAATATTCTACTAATCAAAACATTGCTGAACGGGAAACCTTACAACGACAACTTTCTCTACTTCGTCGTAGTGGCGGTAGTGCAAGTGAGATTTAGAACTTAGAAAAAACTATTAGTGAAAAGCTAAAAGACGAATACTTCCAAAAGCAAGAAGATGCGCTTGAGGTTATTAAGGATGCCAATACTAAGCAAACTGAACTAATGGAACAGCAAGTCCAATTACTTCAAGATACTTTAGATTACGAAAAAGAAAATGGCATATTATGGACTAAGGTTTATGAAATCATGGATTAGGGTAACGCCTTTATGCTTGATTTCTTAAGTGGTGCTGGCGCGGATAGTTTCTTAGAAAAAGCAAACTTAGAACAAAAGAAAATGCTAGAAGAATGGGCATTCAAGATTGGCTTATATAGTGAAAACGAACGTTCTACTATGCTTTCTAATAAGTATGCTGAACCTGCTTTTGAAACATTAAAGGGTAACACAAGTGACGCTTCTAAGTGGAAAGAAGGCTATAAGAATGTTTATGATTCCGTTGATGCCGCAACCCGCATGGGGTGGGATAGAGATTACTTAGACACTTATAATTCTTATATGCTTAAGAACATTAATGGTCAAAGTTCTGATGAATAGATTGCTGCGGCTTAGAAAGAGGCTTCTCGTTTAGCGGAACAAAGTTTCTTTGAACATATTGCTCAAGAAAAGAAACGTCGCGAGGATAATGAGAAAGCAAAGAATTAGACTAATAATAGTTCTGGTAGTGGAAGTTCTAGTGGATCTTCTGGTGGAAGTAGCTCTTCTAGTAAGTCTTCTTTTGGCTCTGGTTCTAATCGTAAAGTAACGATGATTTCTGGTGAAACAGTTACAGTTTCTTATGCAGATGCCAAGAAATTAGCAGCAGAGGGACTTACTAAAAATGGGACTGGCACAAGAACGTCTGCTAAAGCTGATGATAAAAAAACTACTGTAGGTAGAGCACGTATTAATTCTATATAGAAAAAAATTCGTGGATATTCTACAGGTGGTATGAATTCTGAAACTGGATTAGCAATGTTACATGGCACTCCCCAAAATCCTGAATATATCTTAAATGCTAATCAGACTCGCGGCTTAGAACAACTTGTTGCCTTTACTCAAAAGAATCCTGACTTTGTAAATGTCTTAAAAGCTCATTACGATTCTTTTGCTGGTAATCTTGCTTCTCAAAATTATACAACTTCAAACTCTAACTCTATCAACATTTCCGATGGAGCCATTCAAATCTCCGTCGCGAAGCTTAACGATTCTTATGACATTGAAGACATCTCCAATGACATTATGGACCGTATGTATTCTATTGCTGCGAAATCCTCAAGTCGCAGTGTTTCTCGGAGGTAAAGGATTATGGGTATTTAGGTTGAAGAACTTACTAAAAACCTAATGCCTTGGGAAAAAGAGTTCATTGATTTTAGTTTCAATGGCCATCACATTAGTGAATTTGGACTGGTCGCTACAACAAGTAGCGACCGGTACTCTTTTGATGGTTCACCGGAATTTGAAGATGAAACATCAACCATTAATGGCGTTATGGGACAATATTATTGGGGAACAGCAATTAAGACAAAAAAATATACATACAATCTAGCAACAGATGGTATGACAGAACAGCAATTTAGTGAATTTAAGCGGCTCTTCCGACCAGGATATTATGGGCAATTTTATGAGGATACTTGGTGGGACCGCTATTGTTATGTTAGAATTGAAAGTGTAGTTAATTTTACCTTTATTCCTTTTCTTACGGAAGATACTATTGCTGGTATTCCACTTAAAACAAGAATTTATAAAGGTGAATGTAAGCTAACCTTAATTTAGGATAAGCCTTTTTAGTTCGCTTTCTAGCACGTTTTAGATAGCACGATAAAAGACTTAGCTACTGCAAAAACAAATGATAATCAATAGGCTGCACTTCGTATGATGTATCATAGTAATATTCCTGCACGAGATAGTTGGTCTGGTATTGGGGACTGTTGTATTGGCGCAAATTAGTTAATTAATCAGAAAGGCACTTTTAAAGACATCATTTTTACTCAATGTAGCTCTTTTCGTTATTATAATCCTTCTACTTATAATAGTGAATCCGTGCTTCGCTTTTCTTTGCGACACGCCGTTAATAGTGAATTGCTACCATAGTTATCTGCTAATTGCGAGCCGATTTATTTTAATGAAATAAATGATGAATACAATACCGCCGCGGAATTATCTGGCAGTTTATTTGCCGAACCTCCATATAATGTTATTGGTACAACTTATTCTGTATTAGCTTCTTCAACAGGGGATTTAGCTAACCAACAATTAAGTTAGACCTTTAAATTTTCTTTGCCTGAAACTTTTGAACAAGTAAATAAAGCAATAAAAATTGCACACGATTACTATGAGCAAGAAGAAATTACTGCCGCAGTATCATTAGAAGAAAGATTAAGGGAAGAACTTGTTAATGGCAAAGTATTAAGTTGGGCCGCCAATGCAATTCAAACTATTATGAGTTATGATGGCAAGCAAAAATCCCCTCAACTTTACATTCCAGAAAGTGAAACAGTAGATGAGAATGAAGGGACTAATACTTTTACAAATAATAAGATTAAGATTTATACTGGACCAGTTGGAAATAATGCTTAGATTGAAGTAAATTGGTTTGGTTTCTTTAATGTTATTATGTTGTGTATGTTTGCGGATTACAATGGTAGAGAAAGTCCAAATACGAATCGTAAATCTGATGATTTCACGGATGAAACATTTCTAACTAATTCTTTTTATGATTATACTTTAACTTTTGATAGCGAACTTGGAGTTTGTACTGTAGATTATAAATATAATAATGACCTACTTGGCGGCTTACAATGTTTAACATCTATCAAAGAAAATTGCAGTAATATGGCTTTGTCCCCTTACTTAATGTTAGATGGTGGAGACACATTAGATAAAAAAACAGGAAAAATCAATTCCTTCCATTATCTAATTTTTAAAAAAGGTAATTCTACTTTTACTGTTGAAACCGCTACATTAAAATATAAATATACTTACATTTAAAAAGAGTATTGGAGGGATTTAATTGAGCGTTAAATTTAATCTATCTCAAAAATCCCGCCCATATAAGATTGACGTCTATGGACTACAAGACAATTTTATCGGAAACTTGTAGTCCTATGACGACCACTATTTGGGTCAAGTCGTAGAACCGGCGATGGAGATAAAGGATGATGGAACGCAGACCTTAACATTAAAAATTCCAAAATATTTCATTAGTGAAGTTCCTAATGAACGAATTACTAATCCAAGATGGAAAGACATTGAAACTGGAATATTAGCAGAAAATACACGAGTATTAAAAGTTAGTATTCAATTCGCTGATGATTCTGTTGAAGATGGTTATATTACAAAAGTTTTTCCTTTCATTATTGATAAAATTGTAAATCGGCGTGATAATAGTTTTGGAGTTTATAAAGAAGTCACTGGTAATGGATTGGCTTTTGCCGAATTGGGTAAAATTGGTTATAAACTTGAACTAACCGCAGACACATTAGAAATTGATTTTGCTAAAGATAGTGATACTGTCGCCAATATTAATTATTGGCTAGATAAAGTGTTTCCGAATATCCGCGATGAAGCTGGTAATGTCATTCGTTGGCTTACTCCTTGGAGTTATGAAATCCGTATGGACTGGCGCGGTTATTTTTAGGATGTAAGTGACTTCCTTATTGACGGTGGTATGGCCGCACAATTAGATGGATGTAGTTTTTATAATGCACGCGGCGCGGCAGAAACATTAAATAATAAGGATAAAAATTGGTTAGTTATTAATTCTGGCTCAAGTAGATAGTTGTATCAAATTCGTGATGAAGAAACTATTTACGAAGATGCTTATGTTACCAATTGGATTACTTGGCCAGTAAAAGATAAAAATGACAAAGTTTTATATGAACAATTAGTACCCACAAAAGTAACCTCTTTTGAAGAAAAAGCGCGTTATGTAAATTGTTCTAATAGCAATAAATATAATATTACCCAAGACATTGCAGAAGCTTTTGGCGTATTTTGTACTTATGAGTATGAAGTAGATGACCACGGCTATTTTCGTGGCACCTATTGGGATGAGATTGGCCGCGTTTGGACAGGCAAACGAGTTGTATTTTATAATCGCGCGATTAAAACTGATGACCCATATACGATTAATTATCAACATAATTTGCAGTCTATTAGCCGCACTATTGATAGCAGTGAAATTTATACGAAATTGTATGTAACTCCTTTACAGTCTGAAATTTCTGATACTGGTTATGTTAGTATTGCGGATACACCAAGTAATCCTTTACTGGATGAATTTATTCTTAACTTTGATTATCTTCATTCTATTGGTTCAGTCACTGATGAACAATATGATTGGATTGAACATACTTATAAAACATAGTTAAATATCATCAATCGCGCGTATATTAAATTAGAGCAAGATTATAATGATTTAACTATTTCCTTAAATGACACTCAAGCAGAATTGGCTACTGCAAAAGCGGAATTAGCAAGCGCACAAGAGCAATTAGGCAATTATCAAACTTTACGCGATAATGATACTTATAAACAGCCCGTTGTAAAAGATGAGCATAACTCTTATTCTGTTACGCTTGTTCCACAAACAGCTTCAAATATAAACCAAGGTACATTTAGAGTTACTGGTATTGATGCTTCTACGATTGAATGCTATAACAATTCTGCCTACGAACACAATCCTTCTAAAGGCAAAAAATGTTTATTTAAATATGGTAGCACAGACCCTAATATACCGGCGCCTTATTTTGTAAAATCTTCTCCAGGGCAAGCCGCTTCTTTACCTAATGATTGGTTTATTATGACTGATGAAGATGGTTTCCCAAGCACAGTTTATACTTCTTTAGAGAATAGTCAAACTGGTTTTGATAATTTTTCAACTGGCGCCATTGTGTATTTCAAACTATCTTATTGGCCAAAGAATAAATATGCAGCAATTTGCACGCGCTTTGAAGCAACAATTGTGGAAAAAGAAGATGCCATTAAACTTCTTGAAGAAAAGATTGACCACGAAGATCCAAACATTACCAAATGCGGTTTAAATCAATAGATACAAAATAATACTCTTGCTCGTGAAGAATTATAGAAAGAAAAAGAAGATTTAAATTACCAATTTGAACGCTTACTTGGCCCCGCGGTTCGTGAAGGATATTGGCAAGCAGAAGATTATGAAGATCCAGGCCAAGGCATTAATACTGTATTTTCAAGAGAGAATAGTCATCCTGAAACAAATACTTATTATATTTTTGATGATAAATTATTTGAGGACGAATAGAAGAATTATTATGTAATTGCTAATACAGAAACTGCGGTAAAATACGAAAATAAATATTACCCTTATATTGATCTTTCAGAATTATATCAGTCTAACGCTTTAGATAATGTTGAAGAATTTGTTATTGAACTTGAGCATCCTGAATTTAGCGCAGAGATTACGGAAGAATCTGGATTAACAAAAACTCAGCAATATAGAATTTGTTATAACTCTGATTTCTTCTATTTTAATCTTCCGGATACTTTGCCTAAAGGTTCGCATTTATATTTAAAATTAGACCCAGGTGATACTGGCGTTGTAGACAATACTCCTATTTTTGGTTATATTAGAAAAGTTTTATTATATTATAATACTCCCACAAATACAACATTACGACCTATTTTATGGTTATCTAAAGAGGAAGCTTCTTCTTTGGCAATCGACATTACCTCTCGTTTTGCAGGCTTACAACAATTTTTAGGCGTAAGAAGTCTTTATAATAATGGCGGTTTCATTTTCTCTTTCTTAAATACAAGTAAGGATAAAGATAATCCTCATATTATTCCAGTTGCATTACTTAATGCTACAGACATTAATTATGAGAATTACACTCAAGTATCTTATGCTGCGTCCGCAACAGCAGTACGACAATATAACCCAAAATTAACAATTACCTCTAATGACATAACTCAATATCCTATTGTTTATCCACGAGTTAAATTAGATTATAGAAATGTTAATTATAATTCTGATAATTTAGTTGTTCATTGTAATGCTACGCATACTATTAATGCTGAAGGCGAAGTAGAAAATAATCCTGATTTAATTAAATACGAAGATTACCAAATTATGCTTCGTGAAGGGCGACCATATATTACTTTAAAAGTTACAAACAATAATCTAATTAAATATATTCTTGATTTTGATTATAATATTATTTATTAGGTTTCTCGTGCGAATGAGATGCTATATTTGGATGCGCGGCAAGTTGCAAAGGATAATTCCAAGCCTAAATATTCTTATGAAGTTGAAATAGGAAATATTCCTGACGAAATGGAACATATTGAACTTGGCCAACTTGTTTATGTTTGTGACTGGACAATTGATGCTGAACGTGAGCGTGGTTATGTTTCTGGCATAAAATATCAATTAGATTAGCCCTCTAAAGATACAATCACTATTGCTAATTATAAGACAAAATTTGAAGATTTGTTTTCTTCAATTTCTGCTCAAAATGAAGCAATGAAGCAAAATCAAACTCAATATAATATTGCGGCATAGGCATTTACTTCTAATGGCGAAATTGCGCAAGAAACACTACAACAAACTTTAGATAACACAAATGCGCACTTTGAATTTGGTAATAACACTCTTACCTTAGATAAATCTGGCGGTATGATTATTACCAATGAAAGCTCTTATCGCAATGGAGTTTATGGTTAGATTAAGTTAATTGGTGGTGGCATCTTCTGTTCTGACTCTGTTGACGCAGAAGGCGAACGAATTTGGAGTACGGGCATTACACCAAAAGGCATTAACGCCTCGCTTATTACCGCAGGTCAAATTGATACTAAATTTATTCGTATTCTTAGCGGTGATCAAACTCGTTTCCAATGGAATGAAAGTGGCTTGTATGCCTTTGGCGATGATACTACTGTTAGCTCTACTAATAATGCTTTAAATATTGATACTACAACTTTCGTAAGATTCAATGAGAATGGCTTATTATTCCAGAAAAAGGGAACAGAATTACTTTCCTTAGATTGGAATGGATTAAGGATTGGCGCGCAAAATAATTCTGTTCGTATTACAAGTGAAAATGGTTTTGAAGTCTATGATTAGTCTGGTAATCGTTTAGTCCAATTAGGCCGCCATTACACTGGAACTACTGATGCTAATTCTTAGTATGGTTTAGCGATGTATAATACGAGTAAATAGAAAACATTATACACTGATTAGAATGGTAATTTACATTTAACGGGAAAATTAACCATTGGTAGCGGTGAAGGTTATGTATGCCTAAACGGCACCGCAAAGAACGCTAAAGATGTTGTATTAATGGCTGGTAGCCAAGATGCAAGTCAAGCAGAATTTGTCTTATATTATGATGGGACAATCACAAGTAAAGGAAAAACTGTAAAATTAGTTGAAGCATAAAAAAGAGGGTAGCATTTCTGCTACCCTCTTTATTTTTTTATTCTTCAATAAAAGGTTCAATAGTTGCCATTTCTTGAGGAGTTAAAGTTGCATTTTCTAACCAATCTAACTTAATAGGAGTAATGGCTAATTCAATTTCAGTGTTTAGTAAATCAATACTTTCCTTTTGAAAATCTGCTTCCTTGCCTTCCATTAATTTAACAGAATCATTCTCAAAAATTGCTTCGCCATTTACGTCTTTTTGTGCATACTTTAAAATAAGTTCGCGGCGACAATCATTGAAGTTAGTCATTTCCTCGTCTAACTTTTTTGTTAAACGTGCTAATAAAAAAGCCTGTTTAGCTGGGAAAGGTTGGATGACTAACTTTTGGAAAATTGGCATTGATTGCATTAAATTATACAAAGTAATCTTCATTTAAATTTCTTCGCCCCAGGTAATTTTCTTTTTATCATATAATTGATGAGAAAAATAAACTCCCATCGCTATTGCATCAGCTTCATCTTGAGTTGCTGAAATATTGTATTGTGATAAAATCCAATTTTGAGTTGCTTGTTTTGCAGTTTCTCGCTTATCGCCGTGATTTAAACCAACATATGAGCGCCAAGTGGAGGAACCTGCAAGTAAATAGTTGTATCCATTTTCATATAAAAAATCTACTAAAACGCCTTGGAGATTGGCTAAAGTTTGAAAAGTTTTGACTCCACGTTGTTGTTGATACTAAATATTCTCAACTCCAACGCCATTGGGTTGCCAAATTTTTAAATTATTTGCTAACCATTTTTTAACTTCATTAATGCGCTCAGTCGCTGAATGTTCTGAATTTGTTGAAAAGGTTCCATAAGAAGTTAATTTCTTATTATCAAAAATTGACCATCCTGTTGTTCCTGTTGCAGCATCAAGAGATAAAACACGATAAACGCCTGAAGTTGGTGGGAGAATCTTATTTCTTGCAATAAATAAACCGCCTTCTTCACATTCTACGCACCGATGTTTTTTTCTCCAATCTTCATAAGTCTATGAAGTGATATGCCCTTTCGGACACTACCACTTCATAGGGGTTTTAAGATTTTTATATTCTTCGTCCAAAACAATCCAACCATTAGCCATAGCATCGCTTTGGACGGTATAAATATTAATTGCCATTAGTTTCCTGAGCTCCCAAAACCGCCTGAACCACGTTCGGTTTCATCTTCTGCAATTTCAGTAACTTGTTCAAAATCAGCATTATAACATTTTTCTAAAATAAATTGTGCAATTCGGTCTCCTTGATGTATTGTTATTTCTTCATCAGAAAAATTATCAAAGAGCACACAAATTTCTCCGCGATAGCCGCTATCTCAATTATGTTATCGTAAAAACATTTAATTTTTACTTCAATAGATTATTATTCTCTATTGTTCAGACTATATCATCATCTTACGATGTGGGATGCTCGTGTCTGGATTATTGTTTGTCTTAACTCACCAGTTAGTCGTTGAACCTTCCTAAAGTTATTTATTGACGCTTTAGGCTCGGCTGCTGATTACCATTTCAGGCTTCCAGCAATTCTTCCCATTTTACAACCACAGATTGATACTTTTTAATGGCTTCTTTATTTTCCGCGCGATTAGTAACATTTTCTTTTATTCTTCGCATTAATTCATTCGCTCTTTCTTGTTTTCGTTTTAAACAAGGAATGTTGTATGTATAAAGCAATTTTAAAAAACAATATTTTTCAGAACTATTTGTTAAACTTAATTCGCTAAAAGAGTTAGAATATTTCTCTCTTTTTAATTCATTTATATGAGCATCAATGCCCCATTCAGTTAGTTTCTTTGCAATAACTTGCATAGAACTTGTTGGACCAACAATAGCGATTCGGCATTTAGAAATTGTATTGGAAGTATTAACGCGAGTAATACTGCCATCACCATCCATATATCCTAATAAAAATGCACTGAAATATTTATTTGGAATATGAGATAATACTGCATTTAAATCAATTGCCCAAGTTTTTTGTGGAATAATTCCAATATTTTTTAAGTCATTGCCTATTTTATTGCTTGTAATTTGCAATGAGCTCATATAAGTATTTCTGCGAGCGTCTTTAACTGTTTTTATGGGTTTTTCGCTATGTAAAAATTCTTTAAAGTTTAGAAGTAGTTCTTCGTCTGTTTGCTCTACTGATAAAGAAAGTAAAGACTGGTGCCCTTGTCTATCATATAAACAACCATCTGCAGCAATATAGCCAATCCAGTAAGCTTTTTCAGGAGTGTCTATAGTTTCAAATTGCTGTTCATCAGAATAATATATTGTTGAAATAGACCCGCTCAAGTGATTTTCTGTCCAAATCTTAAAGATAAAAGAAGTAGAACAAGATAATTCTTTACTTAATACAGTGCTTGTCTTTTTTCCATATTGAGAACAAATATATTCTGTTTGTTCTCGTAATTTTTTAATTCTTTCCTGCTCAGTAGAAATACCTAATTTTTGTTTATGTTTTCTTACTGTTCCAGGGTCACAAGAGAAAGCTTCTGCGATTTGTTTTGTATTTAGAGTTTGATAATATTGAAGAATAAAATCATCTAAGCCTTGTAAATAATTTGCCATTATTTTTAACCTTTTTAGTTTATGGTTGCTACGCAATTGCTCAAGCGTAGAGGAGTTTTTTTACTCATTCCTGAACGAGGACGAATCGCCACGGCCCATCCTTGTGGAATATTTAATTTAATTCCTGTGTGAATTAAATTACCATAAGTACGCGGTTTTACTATTGTATCTTCTACGGCGTAAATATCGCAACCTTGGTCACCATGATGCGCGTAGGTTGGGACTTTTGCACTTTCTCGCAGAAGTTGAATAGAAATTGTGGGATGTTCTGCTTCATAAACGGGAAGAACTGCATTAAAATATGCTACCGAAGAGGCTTTTAGATTGTCCAAAAACTTCTTCTTTTCTTCGCTTTCGGTTTTTCCTTTAAAAGAGTCTAATAAATTAGCATAATTCTCTTTTAATGTTTCTAAAGCTTGAACAGTTTCCATACGGCTGTATCCTTCTTGACGGAAAACATTCGCAGTAGCGTGAATTGCTTTCTCACCTTCTGGGCCGCTAAGAGATTCAAGAATACGTTTTTCAATTAATTCACGAGAAGCATTAAATACTGAATCTTCAAGTTGAAGTAATTGTTCAATCATTGCAACTAATTCATCCATGTTTTATACCTCATAGTTCATAACTTACTTCTACGGTCACGAGAAAATATTCACTAACTATCTCGCCCTTTGACTTCTTTTGTTTAATCACATAACCAGACTTTTTAACAATATAGCCACCATCAACAGCATTTTCTTTCCAATCATTAATTAATTCAATTGCATCTTCTTCATGTTCAACACGCCAAGTCTTAGTTTCCTTAATTAGTTCAGATACTCCTACCATAATCTTATCTTATCCTTTCGCTTGATGTCTATATTCTTCAGTTTTAAAATCCTTTAATTTATCATACGCGGCCTTATAAAGTTCTTGTCGTGTATTCTTATCCACTAATGCTGAACCGCGAGCAAACTTATTTCCTGCAAGCATATTATTAATTGCTTTCTTAGAATTTTTCTTCATTGCCCTTCGTTCTGCACGATTGGGAACCCACACATCAGGAGGTGGCGCGGCATCCTCAGCATTCACAATAGAGGTTAATCCTTTTTCTGTAGCTTCTGCGACAGTAATTTCAGGTAAATTCTGAAAATCAGTTTCATTCATGTATCAATATCTCCTGTGTCTAAAGCCATAAAATTAACTTTAACTGGCACACCAATTTTTTCTCGTAAAAGTTCTTGAAGTAAAATACGACCTTCATCAACACAAACTTCTAAAGGGTGGTTTTCACTGTATTTTTCTTCTAAGCCCTCTTCATTTATTTTTTCCATTTGATGAAGTGTTAAATAAGTAATTTTATAGTCTCGTTTTACTACGTTATCGCAAAATCTATTAAAACCGTATTGTTCATAAGGTTTTTCCCAAGGTGCAACAATAACATTTCCACGATAAATGGCTTGCCGTAAAGTTTCCGCGGTTTTTCCTTCTCCGCGTTCTGAAATAAAGTACGAAATATTGTTTCCATTAATATAAAGTTGGGTATCTTTTTCTGCTGGTTTTGATTGTTGTATAAGCATTGTTACCCCTTAAATGCGCTACCAGACACAACATTATATCCAAATTGCGGCTGGTTAGACTGGAAGAAGTCAATATAATATTTTTCTCTATCGCCTAATTGGTCTTTTGCACATTCTTCAAGAAGCTCAAAAGAGAAATTCCATAACCCTTCTTCTCGCATTACATCGTGTATTTTTTGATTTGCTATAGTACCGATTCCAATAGAACTTTTAATATGGTCAATTAAACGACGCTTTACATTTGTGGAGCGGCCAATATAGCATTTTTTATTTTCTAAATTCGTAATTTTGTAAATACCAGAGCAATCATTATTTGGAAGAATATTTGTTAAGAGTTCGTTTGTCGGAGTTTGATAATATTCTGACCAAATCAATTTATAGATTGTATCAGTATGTTGAATTTTTGGAATTACATAAGTTGTTAATAATTCTATGTCTGATTTATCTGCATCAGAAATATTAATTATATTAACTAAATTTTCTTCAACTTTATTTAACGCACTTATAACTGCAAGATACTAATCTTTTGCGTCTTTTGCGGCATAAGTATATTTAGCAATTAATAATTCGCAATCCTATCGTGCTTTTGTAATTTTTTCGTCAGCTTCTTTAGTTTCGTTTTCTAAGCGTAATTTTAATTCATTATGCTTTGCCGTGGCTAACTACTCAATTCCATTTTCAATAAAATCTTTCTTTTCTTTAATGGTAGAATTAAGATTATTTAATTGAATCTATTGTATGTCGCATCGTTGCACAAGTTGTTGCAATTCATCATTAGCATATTGCTTATCTACACAAATACAATTATAACTATTAGTTAAATCAGTAAGTTGTAAATGTAAGCTATTTATTTGAGAATCTAATTTTTCAAGATATTCTTCTTTTTCTTGTATTGTTTGTTTGAGTTGTTTATCTTTCTTAAGACTTTTAAATAAATAAACACTAAAAACCGTTGTTGATATTATCCAAAATCCAACAATACATATAACCACAATCCATCCAGGCGCCATATTGATTACTCCCTAACCTTTTTTCTTATTATAAATTAAAAAATATTTTTTGTCAAATTTTTTCTAAAAAAATAAGAGGCATAAAGCCTCTTATTAGTTGTTGTTTAAAATTAGAGTATATATCGCTGCTGGAGTTTCGTTGTCAAGTTCATAACTTAATTGAATACTATTAAATGGACCATACTTGCGCTCAATAATTCTTTCTTCATCTGTTGTAACAGAATTCCAAATTTCTTTAAGCACAGCAGTAAAAGACCAATAAGGTCGTTCCTCGCAAGCTGCTTTTAGAATTTCATAATCTTGCGCAGTTAAACAAGCGAATTGAAAAGTTAATTGATTTAAGCTCGCACGATTACTTAATCTAATAGAATTGTATGAAATAAAAGCTTTATCAATAGTAAGAATGACCTCATCGCATTCGTGATTATATCCATAAATTATTATACTTTTTGCGCATTTCTTTTGTCTTAGTAAATCCATATTTCTCCTTAAAACTTTTCTGTTATATCTTCATATTTGTAATTAACAGTTCCATTTTCTAATAAATTATGTTTTATATGATAAATTCTTTGATTTTCGCTTCCACGAAGTGGTAGAGTAATATTGCGTTGTGCTTCAATATATGGACCGTCAATTAGATAATCTATATTGTGGCTTAAAGTGGTATATTGCTCTAGAGTTAATTGAATGGATAATTCTGCAAGCGTAAAGCCCGTCCAGAGATAAATATCTCGTTTTGGATACTTATCTTTCACTGCTTGAATAATATATAATATTAAATCAATATTATATTTTGTACAAGGTTCCCCACCAAGAATACTTAAGCCGCGTTCAATATTATTTTCATCTAACTTTTGAAGAATTAGTTGTAAAGTTTTTTCTGTAAATTCTTGTCCACCAGTTCGTTCCCAAGTTCCTGGATTTTGACAATTATAGCAATGATTTGTGCAGCCTTGGGCCCAGAAGGATACTCTCACTCCTGGGCCATTAGCACAATCATTAAATTTTATATCAGCATATCGCCAATTATTCACCAAGATGCACCACTCGTTCTTTAATTTCTTGAGTTCTTCCGTAGTTCCAAAAATGACTTCCGATGTAGCCGCATGTACGACGTGCCACATTCATCTTATGCTGGTCTCTATTGCCGCAATTTGGGCAATACCATTCCATATTATCATCAACCAAGATTTCTCCATCATATCCACAAACTTGGCAATAATCAGATTTGGTATTAAGTTCAGCATACATAATATTGTCATAGATAAATTTCATTACTTGTTCTACTGCTTCAATATTAGAAGTCAAATTAGCGGTTTCAATGTAACTGATTGCACCACCTGGAGCAAGTTGTTGGAATTTACTTTCAATTGCTAATTTACTAAAAGCATCAATCTTTTCAAATACCGGTATATGATAACTATTTGTTATATAATTTCTATCATGTCCATCTAATTTAATAAATATATCATCACCGAATCGGCGCTTTAAATTAGAAGCAAATTTATATGTAGTGCTTTCAATTGGAGTGCCATACACAGAATAATCAATATCTTCCGCTTGCCTCCATTGATTACATTTCGCATTTAAAAATTCCATTACTTCTAAACCGAATTTCTCACCTTCTGCACTATCTGAGTGAGAGTGTCCAGTCATATATTTTACACACTCATAAAGCGCTGCGAAACCAAGAGAGGCAGTAGAATAACCATGATGGAGTAATTCTTTAATACTTTCACCTTTTTCTAATCTTGCAAAAGCTCCATATTGCCAAAGGATTGGAGCAACGTCAGAAGTAATTTGCTCTAATCTATCAAGTCGCGCTTTTAATCCTTTATGACAAAGTTCTGTGCGTTCTTCCATTAAACGCCAAAATTCTTTAAAATCACCTTTAGAAGAAAAAGCTGCATCAGCTAAATTAATTGTAGTAACACCATTATTAAATCTACCGTAGTATTTTCCTGTGACGCTACTATAATCTGTAGTTTTTGCGTAATTTTCGGAACATCTATCAGGAGTTAAGAACGCGCGACAACCCATACAGGGATAGACATCTCCTTGGCCGAAACGATTGATTTTATATTCACGCATTTTCTTTGCAGAAATATAATCTGGAACCATTCGTTTTGCAGTGCATTTTGCGGCAAGTTCAGTTAAATACCAATATGGAGAAGTAGGGGTTACATTATCTTCATCTAAAATATAAAGTAATTTAGGAAAAGCGGGAGTGGTCATTACTCCTTGTTCATTTGGCATTCCTTCAATGCGTTGAAGTAGAAATTCTTTAATAAGCATTGCTGTTTCTTTAGCATATTTTGGGTTTTCACTAACCCACATATTTACAGATAAGAATGGCGCCTGCCCATTAGTTGTACTCATACTATTAATTTGATAATTAAAAGTTTGAACTGCATCAGAAATTTCTTTATTTAAATCTTCTAAAGCATATTTTTCTACTTCTTCATTAGAAAAGTTTCTTTGTTGATATTTTTTACAATAATATTCATAGCTACTTCTAACGAATGGAGCTAAATGAGTTAAGGAAATTGTAGTCCCGCCATACTGTGAACTTGCTACTGCGGTAATAATTTGAGTTGCAATTGTAGTGGCAGTAAGCAGGCGACGAGGTTTATTAATATGAACACCATTCATTACTGTACCATTTTGAAGCATATCTTCAAGATTAATAAGACAACAATTTGTTAATGCATTTTGTGCCATATAATCCATATCGTGTTCATGAATAATACCTTCTTCATGAGCATAAACTACTTCTTCAGGTAATAAAAATCGTTTTGCAATATCTGTGCTCGTAATGCCCGCTAAATAATCTCGTTGTGTAGTAACAACAACCGCATCCTTATTAGAATTTTCTTTATTCCAATAATCGTTTGTCCCAGACATTAAAGATAAAATGGCTTTATCAGTGGTCGCGCGGCGAATTTCTCTTTGAAATCTATATCTAATATATTCTCTCGCAGTTTCTTTATCAAATTCCATAAGAAGATTTTCAACCTTGTCCTGAATTTCTTCAACAGACAAATAATCTTCGCTTTCTGTCGCCATTGCTTCAATCTTATCTGCAATAGCATAAACATAATTTGGAATATCTTCTCCATGATAAGCCTTTGAAATTGCTAAAACAATCTTTTCTTTATCAAAAGGTTTAATATCACCATTACGCTTAATAATACATAAATTCATTTAATTCAACTCCATTAGCAATTTAAGGTTTTAGTTATTGTTTGGAATGTATCAATTGTTCCATCGCTCCAGCAAAACGATGGAACAATTAAAATACCATCATTATAAATTTGTTCTACATCTGTTATTTCTTCGTATTGAATATTATATTCATCCAATACTTGCTTCATTGTGCGGCAAACAGGAGAATTAATATGATAGAACTTATTTCTCATTTCGCGCTCCACAAAAACTACAAATACCTTCACCATTAAAGGCACTTGTCCCATCTTCATTTGTATGAGTGCATTGAGCTGCGCAATTATCAATTTCTTTCTTTAATTCTTTAATGCGAGGATTAAGTTCAAAAATATTATTGGTATCATTTAATACTCGTATAAATTCGTCTTGTAAAGTTTTTAATTGTTCTTTTACTTCAAAATTATTCATTTAAATCACTCTCCACATTCCTTTAGTTTTTATTAACATATTTTTTGAATAAGATAAAAAGCCTTTAAAAATTGGATTCTTTTCAATTAAAGTTTGAAGAATTTCTTTTTGCTTTTTTGTTCTAAAAGCTTGCTCAAAAGTTAAATCTTTATTATCACTATTTGACCAACTACGGATTGCTTTATAGATTTCAATATAAGGATTAAGTTCTTTTGTCGGTGGATAGTAAATTTCTGAAAATATGGGGATGTTACGAGAATAATAACTAAATAAAAGATTTATACAATAAGCAATATTTCGTATATAAAAAGTTGAAGTATAGGAATCTGCGCCATAATTCTTGCCTAAATAAATAGAAATATTAGAATTAGTGGTTATTTCACCAAGTAACTTTAACTTATATTTTCCAAAGTATTTCTCAAATTGATGCGGCGGCACATAATAATCTAAAATTATTTTATTAGCACGGCTAACCTTTTCATATTCTTCACGCAAATATAAAAACTGAGAAATTGTATGACATTGAATTGGTTCTACACAACAAATAGTAGATGGACGTTTTTTTATAATAGAATCAAACACTTCCCAGCATTTTTCATTACCTAAAATATCCTTGTCATATAAATAAACTCTGTTTTTTGGCGCCATGGGTGGAACAGGAATTAATTGGTCGTTTACGAAAGCTTGATAGTAAATAGAGTCTAAGAAACTTAGCGCTTTTGCTGTGCCGACTTTATCGTCAGTTAATCGTTTTTGGACAACTTCATTATAAATAGATACATCAGGTGGCATATGATGGATGAGATTTGGTATATCGTCTGGAAGGTATTTACCATAGAATTTTATATTTTCTGTCATAAAAATTTCATCTGGAATTTCCTCAAGAAGTTTATTACTCAAAAAATACACTAAATCACAATTCATCATTTGCACCGTATCTGTTAGCAAGCGAATATGTTCTTTAGGTTCATTTCGTTTATAATAACTTGACAGTTTCATCGCCACCAATGAAGGAGTGGGAAGCCCACGAGAATTTGTAATGAAGTCAAAATCAACAATCCCAATAATACTTCCTCACCTCCTTATTCATCAAATCGCTTATTAGTAAATATTATTGTGCCATCATCATTAACTTCTAAAATTTTCATAATTGGAACACGATATGGGCTACCTTTGTAGGCTTTTGGAATAAAATTGTTGCCGCGACGAATACCTTGAAGAAATAATAAAGTTCCACGTTTAAACCAACTACGTTCCATAATTTTTTTCTTACCATCATCACCAACAATACTAATTTGTTTATCATATTTTGCATATTGATTTTTCCAAATCTTTACAATCACTACGCCATCAGGGGTTAGTAGCGTTATAGAGTTTTTCATTTTATTTTTATCCAATACTGTTCCAGCAATATAGTGTAATTTATACAAAGTAATTTCTTTGCCATCTCTAGTATTAAAAATTCTATCTACTTCTGGATTTTCAGAAATATTTTGGAAATTTTCTAAGTTATAAAGATTTCTATTTAAATTAGCTAATTCATGGTCATGATAATAAAATGACATAGCTTCCATTTCACAATGAGAAATATTGCCGCTTATATTTATTTCGCACATTTCTTCAACAATTTTACGATTTAAATCTTCTAATAAACAATCTTTATTTTCCTTAATAAAATCAGTTAAAGGCGCGATTTGTTTCTTATAAAGTTTTTCCCAATCCTTTAATCTTAAAGTATTACCATCAATTAATAAATCTATATCATAATATTCACAAAAGTGATTTAATGCTTTTTCTGGCAAACTAATTATTCCAGTTTCTTTATTTAAGAATTTCCTAATAAATTTATTAAAATGGTAAAGTTCAATATACTCTTCACAACCATCAGGAAAAACATCATATTTAATTAACATTGGCACATTTGCTAAAGTTAAATTATTTTTTGTTCCGGCAATTTTTCCAAGATATTGATTCAGCAATCCCATCCTATTTGGATATAAGGTATCAAATGAACCACATTTAATTAAAGTTAACATTTGAAGCTTATTAACTTTAACTTTTTCCATAAAATCGTCAATAGAAACATAAGGACGATTTGTAATAATAGTTTTAACTAAATCCGCTGAAATTCTTGTTAAGCCTCTTAGACCAGAAGCAATTGCGTTTTCTTCTACAATAGGAGTAAAACTATATTCGCTTTTATTAATATCTGGCGGCAAAATTGTAATTCCCTCTTGTTGAAATTTACCAATTGCCGCGGCGATTTTACCAAAATCTACACTCTTTACTTTCTTTTTCTTTTTTGCGCTTTTATCTGGTAAATCTTCATAATCATATTCTTCCCAATCTTCTGGTTCATAAATATCTACGATTTGTTCTTCTTCGTCATCTTCAAGTTCTGTCTTTAATGTTTCTGGGTCATCTTCTTCTGTTTCAGGAAGCCCCGCGCTATCCACAATTAAGTTTGCGGTGTTCCAGAAAATAATTGGATATTTGTAAGCAAGGTTCATCTCTTGTAATGCGACCAAGCTGTACCCACTGGTGTGACTTGCATTGCTTACCACACTTACTTTCATAAGCCTTTAAAAGTTGTGGTCTAGACTATACCATCATCCAAATTATTCTTGGATGTTCTTATTATAGTCGTTGAACGTCTCTCTAAGTTTATTATATTTACGAGCCATACCATAAGGCTGGTCATAAATAATATCTTTTAAAATCCTTATATTATATTCTAATGCTGTATCAATTCGCCAAATGCCATTAGTAGTTTGATATGGATGAATATCTTTCATATAAAAACGATGTGATAAAATATAAGTTAGCCAATCCGCGAATTTTTTTGAAGCGGTCACAATGAAGAATGCAGGTTTGCCATAAGAAGTTGTATAAATACAACCATCACCATCAATAATTCCACGAATTAAATATGGCAAATAAACTTCTTCTTCTTCCAATAGCTCAAAACCTGACAATATTTTTGACTTACGTTGCACAATATCATATCGTTTTAATGCTTCAACTTGAGAAGCATCTGATAAAATCAATCTATATCTTATTTTGCGGTTTTCATCTTCAGATGTATAACTTGTATAAGTTTTTCCAATTGTGTCAGATAAAAAAGCAATTGCATCTTCATCTGTTAAGTCAATACCAAATTTATTATTATCACAAATATACCCATCTGTTAGCATTAAACCAATAAAATACGCATTAAAGGGATTATTAATTTTTGAGAAATCTACTGAATACCCTTTACGTTTGTCATGAATTTCTTTAAGTTCTTCTTCACTTAAAGCGCGTCCTAAGTGCTTTTTAATCTTATCAAGAATAGATTTTTTAGATTTATAACCATATTTTTTTTGTAGATTAATAACACTTTCTCCGTTGAGATATTCTTGTACTAATTGTAGTTCTTGTTCATTTGATAAAATCTTCGCGCTCATTAGAACCACCTCCATCATTTATGTAATTGGAGGGATATGGTTTTCAATAGATTTCTTTTTTTAGTTTATTTTTTCCTTAGAGATTTCGCTGCGTTAGATTACCCAATCCTTAATGATTTTACTATACCGTTCCCGTTACTGAACGCCATAAATATATCGCTATATTTACTTAGTTATTAAGGCTCTAAGGGAGTTCCCGCAATTTAAAGAATTTTTAACTATATATTACTACATAGTGGCTCCAATATTTAAAGCCGTAGCCTTTATTCATCGCTATTAGAACATTCCAAGTGTATTCACAAAGTTTCCGAGAAAGATGTTTTTTATCTATATTCTCTAAAAATTCTTTTGAAAGTTCCATATATGCTTTAGGATTCTTTTTTGCAATAGATTTTCTTAATTTATCTGCCCATTGCAAATCATAGCCGCCTAATTCTGGCAATTGAACCAACATCATAAATTGTTCTTGACTAATACAAAGTCCATAAGTAATATCTAATTCATTATGAAGAAGTTGGCGTTCTTCTGGTGTTAAACCATATTGAATCATTTCCTCTTCCCACAATTGAGGATTTTTTTTAAATCGTGCAAATTTATCAATTGGACTTTCACCGCCCTTCTCTTGAGCCATCAAACGAATAACAGAATTTAACGCGGCGAGGTCATCAACACTTTCGGGATTAGTTGCGGCAATACCCTGAATACCAGAAGATTTTTCCATTTGAAATAAACTTACAATTTTGTGCTGATGAATCATTTCCCACATTTTTGGGTCATCACGCTCAAGATTATAAATACCTATGACCTTTTCATAAGTTTCTTTTAATGTTTTTTCTGGCTGCACATAACTATATTTTATTAAAAGTTCTAAACAAGTTTGAATACGGTCTTCGCCTTCAACGGAAAGAACATCATACTTAATCAAAGAACATTCTTCCAAACGATGAAGGTCATAACCACTAATAACTGTTCCATCAGGCGCTCGCATTAATGAGCAACTTTTTGTAAAAGGTTCATCAACAAATACCACACCACCCGCGTGAATACCAGCACCACAAATAACGCCTTCAATGCGTTGAGCTAATGCCCATAACTGTGGTCGTTTATTCATTTCTTCTACAAATGTACTATTTGGTTTTAAGCCATCTTCTTCACTACCATAATACATTTGTTTTAAAGAATAAAGTTGACCACGTTCAGCTCCAATTAATGAAGCTAAATATGAGCCTTCTTCTGGAGGCAGTTCCAAACCACGAGCAGCAGTTAAAATTGCGCTTTTAGATTTTTCAGTTCTTAAAGTTAAAACATTACAAACTTTATCTCGTCCGTAAGTATCAATTAGATGCTTTAATACGTCTTGTCTTTTTAATCCACTAATATCGAAGTCAATATCAAGCACACTAACACGTTGTGGATTTAAGAAACGCCAAGGATACATTTTAGTTTTCTCGCGGAGACAATTCATTTGGATAATATCCAAACAATATAATAACAAAAATCCGCCGCCAGAACCACGAGCGGGACCGATAATAGAACCTGCATTCCAACATTCTTCAATAATTTTTTGAAGATTTAAATAATATGCACTCCAATGCGCTTTATTTACTTCACTTGATACCCAAGTTAATTGCAAACATTCTTCTAATGCAGTATATGCTTTTTCGTTTTGGATGTCTTTATGTTTTTGAATGCCTTCAATAATTGCATTTACAAGTTCTTTATCGCCAACATAGGTAGAATTTTCAAATTCTTTTAAAGTTGGAATTTGATTGATGTATGATTGTTTAATTTCTTGAGAAAACTGTTGATGTTTTAACCAAGGCAACTGAGGAATTTTTAAAGGTTTCTTAATAGAATATTCCTGGCATTTATTTGCGATTTCTTCAATATTTTTAAAAGCATATTCTAATTGTTCAGGAGATAAATATTTAAAATAATAACTAATTTCTTCTGAACTCATAAGATAAGTAAATTCATAAAATGATTTAACTTCGCGATCACCATCTTGTGAATTAAGATATGCTTCATGTAGTGGTGCTTCTTCTTTTTTTAAATAATGCGCATCATTGGTGATAATATATGGAATATCTAATTCATTGCTCAATTGAAGCAACATTTTATTAACATATGTTTGTTCATTTTTATCAGAAGGTTGCATTTCCAAATAGAAATCATTTACTCCAAAAATATCTTGCATATAACAGCACCATTTTTTTGCAGTTTCATAATATTTTTGGTCTTGTGTTTCTCTAAACTTTAATAAAAATTTTGGAAGCTGGCCACCTAAACAAGCTGTGCTGGCGATTAAATGTCCAGGATTAGTTTTTACAATATCTTTTAAATCTTGATAATAAGTTGGAACTCGTCTCATACGTCGTGATACATAAGACCGCATCCATGCGCGAGTTGATAACTCACAAAGCTGATGGTATCCCTCTAAATCTTTAGCAAGAAGAATGAAGTGATAATAATCATCTCCACGCTCCTTGTTAAAGTTAGAAGCAGATAGACCATTACGAGTTAAATAAATCTCATTTCCACGAATAACTTTAAAAGAAAATTCTTCATTATTTTTTTGAGCTTTTTTCTTTAAAGATTCAACATAATTTTCAACATCTACAAAACTTGATAGACATTCATGGTCAGTAATGCCAATACAACTATGCCCTAATTCAATTGCATAATTAATTAAATCTGGCATTTTATTAATACTATCACGAAGCCGTATATTGCTATAATCGGTATGGCAATGAATACTTCCGGGATACTTCTGCACTACTTAACCACTCTCCTTTATTTTTAATATATTATACAATATTTTTTATTAACTGTCAAAATTCATCTGAAGCATCTTCAATATTAAAGTCCTCAATGATTAACTGGCTGGTAGTCTTCCCTTGCCAAGTGTTCTTTGCAAATTTACCATAAACTGTAATATTAAACAAACCATACTGTTGTAAGGTATCAACAAAATCTGCATCTTTAAACCTTACGTATTCTACTCCATTTAAAGTCCATTTTACAGAATCTTTATTTTCTCCCATAATAAAAAGTTGGCTAGAAGAGAGCGGAATATCTTCAACAATAACGTGCGGTTCACTAATATCGTTACCCCAAAGGTCTTCGTTGTCTGCAATTGTTAAAGCAAGTTGAGAAAAATTTTCATTTGCTTTAAAAATATAGTCAACATAATAACAACTTTCTAAGCCTTTATCAGAAATGTTAAAATTTGCATAATTAATTAAAGATTCTAATTGCTTTTCGTGAATGGAAATTCCAGCGGCATTTTTATGCGTTTTATCTTTATGTTTCCATAAAGCCAGACTAGCTCTTAGTATTTTTATAAATACCATTCTCATTTCAAACTACGTATCAATAGTAGTCTTACTCCTCGCGGATAGTCGTTACAAAAGTTATTTTCTAATAGGATAATTCAAACTATCATTATGATAGGTTTTACCAGAATTAATATTATAAACAATATCTTTTTTAATTTGTAATTGTTCAGCAATCTTATTCATAGGAATATTAGTTGTTTGAAGTAGCTCAATAATTCTTTCAACTGGCGCGGTGCGTCTTACATCACGCTTACGAATAGGATAATTCTCTGTCGCATCGTAATGATTTTGTCCAATATTAATCATTGTTACAAAGGAACGCTTAAAACCAAATTTTTCTGCAATTTCTTTTTGTGTAAGCGAAGTTTCTTTTAATAAACGCTTTACCTGTTTGACTTTTTCTTCAATCAGTTGTGCTTCTGAGGGGCGCAATGGATAGTTATATTCATCAATTCGCCAACTACTTCCTTCGTTTATATGACGAATAATGTTTTCTGAAACTCCATATCGCTTTTTTATATCTTTTCGTAAAATATCTGGATTTAATAAATCTTGTTGAATTTTTCGCGCTACTTCTTCTGTAATAACTGCTGCGGGATTTTTTTCCCCTTTTAGAACAGGTGGCTCTTCTCCACCGACCATAACATTATAACCATTTGGAATTAAAGTATTATATTCTTTAATATAATATTTTTCCATTTCATTATAATTTTCAAAATATCCTAATAAATTCATATGAAAGTGTTCTTTTCCATATTTTACGATTGCTTTATGAATTACACTATTTTCAGATTGCTTACAATGTTCAGTAAAACGTCGTTGAGGATTGTTTGCTTGTCCAATATATTGCTTATTATTAATATCATTGATAATTTGATAAATGTATTTTCCCATTAGTTATAACCTTCACGGTATTAGCTCTGCCTTTCGGTTTAGCTTTTCTTACCATCTTATTACGATAGACCGTTAGCCACGCTTGTGACCCCAGTGATGAACTGGAAAAGAATGAAGGGCCATTTAGTTAACCCTGCACATATTCAGTAAATCCGGATGATTCCAAGAAGTCTTTTAAATCTGGGACCTCTTCAAAACTATCATTACCTCTAATACTACCTCGCAAAAAACCTTGAGGATTTTTCCTTACAATAATACAAGGTCGCTGATATTTATTAACAAATTGTGTTGCCAATAAACCAGTTAGTTCTTGAGGAATATTATCTTCTTCATAAATTTCAACAACAATAATTTTATTGTCTAAAAGTCCCTCTTTTTGGATTCTAAAATCAATTAAATCTGTTGCCTTGTCCTTAACACGATTTTGCCGCGCTCGCGCATTAATGGCTTTTCTGGCAGCCTGTGTAGCAAGAGTTTCCATATCTCCTGCTTTAGCGCCGCGTTTATCACTTTGCACAAGTTCATCAGGATTAATAAAAGCTTCAAATAAAAGTTTCTTTTCTTCCATCGTTCCAATACGAATTACTGCATTTATAATTGGAGCGATGTAGAAAGCAATTTTTGTATAATTTAATCCTTGGCTATTACGATAAAGGGAAAAGGATTGTGCATTTAAAAGTGCTTTTAAACCACCATTATTTATATGCTTTAGACCTTCTACAGTATAATAACGAGTTTCTGCATTGCTTGGACTCATCATATCTGCAATGTTGCCGACCGCACATAAGTCCATATATTTTTCTGCATTATGAACTTGAAAGTATTTATCTAAAACAAACAAAAACTTATAAACAACACCTGCACCGCAAAGCCATTTATTAGAATAATTAGAGGAAAGTTGATTATTAACTACAACAGAATTTTTACTATAACCATGATCAACAACGTGATGGTCAAGACAAATACTTTCTTTACCTGCATCTTTAAGTTGCTTATGTTGAACATAATCGTTGCTGCCGGCATCTGCTAAAATTACAAGCTTTGCACTGTTTTCTAATACTCTATCAATTAAATCGTCTAAACCATGACCTTTATGCTCATGCATTACATATGATAATTTAGCATCTGGTCTAATTTCTTTAATGTAATTCCAGAGCATAGCGCTGGAGGTAAATCCGTCCGCATCCGAATCCACTATGAATAAAACTTCGTCTCCTGCCTGTAGATGCCAAATTAACAATTGTGCGGCTTCATCAATGTTATCCAATAGCCAAGGATTTAATTCATTTTCCTTACTTGGATAAACATATGCTTCTGGATCTTCTACTCCTCGCGCGTCTAATAACCATCCTAAACAAGTTGTTGGGTCATGGGGTAGATTGTATTTTAGTTTATAGTTCATAAATAACCTTCTTAATTTATTTTAATTCTTTTTTTCATTAATTTTTCATATACTTCTACTCCGCGGTCAATCGGGCTATCTTTTTGTTGAAGTAAATTATGTTCATCAAAAATGTAATAAAAATTGGCCAAACCGCGATATTTTAAACATTTATCAATTAATTTCTTTCTGTATGTTCTACAAGCTGGGTCATTTAAATTTTTGAATTCTTTATCAAAGGCTAAAGTTATATCTGATACACCGTATTTTTTAACTAACAAATTAATTTGAAAACGATTTAGTTGTGAACCGCAAGTTGCCACTGCGACACTATAATTTTCATAAAAAGTGTCAGATAATAAGACACTTTTCTCACCTTCAAAAATTACTGCTCGTTTAAAACGTTTGATTGCTTCTTTGTTTTCATATATACCATATAAATTAAAACCTAATTGATGATTATACATTTTATCTCCAACCATCATTGGTCTATATTTACCAAATTCTAAATCCTTTTCCTCTAGTGCGCGACTTCGTACACCAATTAAAAAACCACGATAATCATAGTGTGGAATAGTAATACGATTTTGATTTAATGAAAAACCTATATGGAATTTCTTCATACTTCTTTCTGAAATTCCATCACCTAACCATAAGGGATGAGGATAATCAACAAAACAATCTAACACATTTGGATTATATGGAGGCAAATCAATAAAATCTTCTGACCTAACTGTTTTTTCATAATGAAAAGTTGGTTCATTAACAATGACTTCTTGTAATTGTCCAACAAACTGACGAATATAATCTTCTGCATCACTATAAAAAATCTTATAATGATTCAGCTCCATATATCGCATATAAAGTTCAATTATGTTAAAATTTTCACTACATTGAGTATAACAATGAAAGCTCTTATTTTGGTCATAATAATAAAGTTTCATACTTGTTGCTTCTTCTATTGGATTATGACAAATTGTTGGACAAATTAAATAATCATCTTGCACATCAATATCATTGTCATCTACCCCTAAACTTAAAAGAAACTGATGAATATCTTCAAGTGTTAAAGATTCAATAATTTCTTTAACTGACATTGCATTTTTAATTGCAATGTCGTCAAAATTACCTTGTAAAAAATATTTCATTAGAAATCATTGTCCTTTCCAACATCTATTATCTCAGCATCTACTGGAATTGAATCAATAAAATTATCTATTCCTTCTAATGAAACTGCTTCAGAAAACTTTCTTAAAGAATCTATTCTTTCTCCTGCATCAAAAGTCAAATAGTTATTATCTGAATCAGTAATAAATAAATCTTCTTGCCTTCCATTACCTAAATTAATTCTTGTCCAAATTCTTACTCCTCGAAAACGACCGCTACGAATTTTATAAACATCAATAACATGGGTTGGTGCAAGACCTGTTTTGTCTACAATAGTTTTTACTTGTTCCATTTCTGCTTCATCTACTGGGGCAATAATACAGCCAATATCTGCTTTGTCTGCAATTGCTTTACTGCCACGAATCATACTTTGGTCGCGTTTTCGTCCACTTACAAGACCCTCACCATTTAACTGCGTGGAAGACATAATAAAAATATTATATGTCTTGGCGATTTCTTTGAGTTGGTTGGAGAGTAACATAAGAGTTACATCTTCTCGCAGGCCCTTCATATCAGACACCAAAGATGGAGAAGAAAAAATATAGTCATAATAAATATACTTAATCCCATTTTGAATAACATGTTTCTTAATAACATTTTGAACATTCGTCAAATTTGGATCATTAATCTCTTCCCATTTAAAATATCCATCAAAATGTTTCATTATTTTTGCGGCAATTCTTAATCTTTCTCGTTCTCCAGGAGTTATAATATTTGCGCGTATACGACTTTCTTCTATACCAGAAATATACGCTAAAACCATCATCTTAATTTCATTACTTGTTTGCTCTGTTGCAATAAAAAGAGTTTTAACTGGAACAATTGATTTATTATAAGTAAAGCAATTTTTTCTTAAATCATAAATAATTGGATAAACTCCTTCACAAGCATCAAACACACTATTTCTTGTCTTACCTGCATTAGTCCCAGCAGACCTTAAATACATACATCCTAAACGCGCGCCACGGACTATTGAGTTAAACATTTCACCACGAATAGGAAGTCCATAATCTCCCTTATCGCCTAAATTTTCAAGTAACTCATCTATTCCATCTGAAATATCGCCGCCACCAATGCCACCAGAAATATAGTTAGTTCTTAATTCTTCAAATTGTCGTTCTACATACCCAAGAATTTCTTCTTCAGTTGCATTTTCATATCGTTCAATACATTCTAATTCTTTGCGAGAACCGCCGCCATAACGCTCTGCCGCAGCTTCAAAGTCATAGGGAATAATATTAAAACCTCTTGACTTTAATTCAACCAACAATGATGTTTTTTTAAGTTGATTATAAAAGATATTAAAATTTTCTGGGCTTCCTTTGTCTAAACACATTTGAACAAATTCTGACCCATTATAACGATTATAATTACCTTTTAAATTATCATATTGATTTAAATACGCGATAATCATATCGTTAGAAATAAAACGACTTTCATTATTCGCAATATTATTTACCGCAAAGAAAATTGTTCTTGCAATTACATTATTTTTACTAAAATCGTTAATCGTAATAGGGTTGGGAGTATTATGTAGAAGGACTGGCTCTTTCATCACACTGCCAAGAACTTGACAATATAATTCAATATTATCAAATGTCAAACCAATCTCTCCTTATACATCATCTGGACTTATCATTTTAACTGTCGTTTTTGTCTTTCCTTTATGAGAAGGAATTATTACTCTTGAAACCTCTGGCTCTTTATCTAATTTTTCTAAAGCTTCAAGATTTCTTATTTTATTCGCTTGATAATATTCTTTTGCCGCGTCTGCATATTGCGGAATTAAATATAAAGAAGTTCCATATGGAGTTTTTCCTAAAATATCATAAATATAGTGTAATGTCGCGGACATATTAGAGTAAGATAAGTTTCCTTTTTCTTTATATCTTTTTATTTCCGCCAACATTTGTGGGCCAGGAAATTTTATATGAAACAAATTACTAACCTGTTTATATAATCTATTTCTGTCTTCTTTTTCCTTTTCCTTTTTGGCATATTTAGAACTACATTCTTTTGAACATAAATATGAAAAAGTTGGCTCAAGACAAAAATAATTAGTTGATTCATTTATAACTTTCCCACATTCTTTACAAATTATCATGCTATCAACTCACCTTTCTTTATGTATTGTAGCACAATTTTTTATAAAAGTCAAAAAATAAACCTCGGAATATATCCGAGGTTTATATTGTTTCTTAATTAAATTAATTTCTTAAAATCATCAATAACAAGTTCAACGAAATCTTGTTGGTCTTCTGTTACTTTAGATAATTGAACATCATGACCAAAGACATTAGTTATAATTTCGTGCATCTTATTTTTGCCCTCATCGCCTCGTGCAGCAACAATCTTGTTCCATAATTCACGAGCTTCATTCATTGTTTCATTAAAAGAACGAACATTAGAGGGCATTGGTAGTTCAGTGTGGTCGGTTACTTGTGCGCCATCATCTTGGACTTGGCGGTCAATTGCGTCACCAATTGCATTAACTAACTCAGTATAGCCGTCATTATTAAAAGAAATGCGAGGTGCGATATACTTATAACGAGAGCCCGCAAACACATGAGGAGTTGCACGAGTATATAAATATCGTTCAGTAGTCCCATCAGCATTCATTTGAGTAGATAAATACCCAATAATGTCAACCAGACTATTAATAATAGAATAAGGCGCATTGGGAAGGTCTGGCGCAACCGCACGAATTTGCTCACCATCAGCATCACGCATTTCAGTTGTGCGTTCTTTTTCGTGAGCAATAAAAAGGATACCATAACCAAGTAGCGTTATTTCACGCCAGACTTCTTGGAACTCTTGTTTTACAAGCTTAAATCCACCGCCCCAAGGAATTTCGTTAATCTGAGAAACTCCGTTTTGAGAGCAGATATAATTTTCACAAAGAGACCAAGCAATACCAACCGTATCTACTACGATTGAATCATACATTTCTTGCGCACGAGGGTCGCGTAACTGACGAAGAACTTGTTTCATATCCGTCCATTTTAGCATGGGAACGCCACGAATGCCGTCTAAGGCGTTAGTGCCCTGTTCAAATTGAAGAAATAAACTACGAGGAAGCTTGCTGCCAAAGGTTGATTTACCAGTTTTCAATATGTTATCTTATAGGCTCTTTATCCTATAATTCTTACAATTTTTTTCTTGTAAGGTCAGACTATCTTTTCTTCCGCTTGGGAAGTTACTGGCTCATGGGAATTTATTTCACCAAAGAGTTCTTTAAATTTTAAATATTTACGATTTAAATATAATTGATTAGAATCTTTGTTTTTATAAAAACAATGATATAATCTTTCCGTAGCGTAGGAAGCATACTGAAAATAATAGGCGTGTTTATCTTTTACTTGTAAGATATTCACACGAGGAATTCCATAATTCTGTTCTAAAATATTTAAGACATCTTCAAGAAATTCTTTATTATATCCACAAAGAGATGCTCTTGCATAATCACCAGATTTACAAATTGTACCATCTCCGTCCCAAAAACCACGAATATAATCAATAATATATTTAGAAGGAATATTTTTAGGAAATCTCAAAGAATAAGTTTTATTATTAATAATTCCATATTTAGAAAATTCTTGAACAATTTTAGAACTTCTAAAACAAAATTCTGATACTGCAAAACCATCTTTAGTCATATAATCGCGAATTGGATAGTTTGTTTCTAATGCTTTTTGAAATTGCTCTAAAAGATTTTTGTCTATTGAACTCAATCCAATTTTACAACTACCATCTTTTCGTACAGTCCCATCCGCGGCAAAAAATCCTAAAAAATAAGCTTTGTCAGAAGAATCAATACAATTTAAGTAATCATCATTAATAATATATTTTCTTTGATTTTGAGGAGAATATTTATTCTGTTCTTTTTGAGAGCGAATTTGAATTCCATTATCACATAATAATTTACGAATTTTTAAAGAATTGCAATTATATTCTCTACCTAATGATGCTAAACTTGCACCTTGTAAATATTTTTTAATTATTTCTGATGCGCATAACAATCGCAATCACTCCTTAATGTTTAATTTTCCTAGTCGTTGTGCGTGTTATAACTTTTATATTATAACTTCCGCTCTGATTACCATTTCAGGTTTCCAGTTTTTCCAGCAATTATCGTATATAATTACTTACATACGGCCCAAAACTTTAGGCGCACCGTAAATCAACAGATATTTTCCCTTAAGGTCTCGAGAAATTTTAGAAGGTTGAATATTAAAAATATCAATAGCCATATTATATTTATCTCCTAATCTTAAATCTGTTGTCAGTATTTATAATTATATAGTTATATTATTTCTTAATCAAGTTATGATTGGGAATTACTCCCAATCATAACCACCATTATCTACAGGGGCCTTTGCTGCCTTAGAAGCCGCGGCCTTATTGCGAGCATCAATCTTCAACTGCTCACGACGACTATTACGATCAGCATTTAGAGTTGCAATATCAGCAGGATCGTAAGCCATTTCATCGTCAAATACTTCATCCGCACCATTTACAAGAATTAATTCGCGCTTAGTGCGAGTAGTAGACTTAGGAATAACTTCGCCCCAAGAGCTTTCTTCGTGAGTTTCTTCTACAGTAGAAGTATAACGAATACGACCTACAACATTAACAGTATCATTTACATTATAATTACGAGACATAAAATCCACAACACCAGGATTCTCGGCATAGAAATCCATAACATCCAAACGCTGACCATACTGAACAATTGCACCACGAATATGTAGACGACCAGTAGCTTCGCCTTCAGCAGTTACTTCATCATCAATACTCATAATGAAAATATCAGAGCTAAAAGTCGCGCTATCGCCATTGCTGGGACTTGCTTCACCATTACCACGAACTACACCAAAGAAACTGGAATTTACACGCCAACCAGAATTGATAGTTTCACCATCACGGCCAACGAACATATTTTCACTTAAATTACCATACTTACCACTTACACGAAGACGAGTTGCGTGTTCAAGACCAACTTCTTGAATACTATGATAAGAACCGCCTTCCATAAATTCCTTTAAATTATCATAAGCAGGATTTTGAGAACCATCACGCTTAAACTTCATAGCAACAAAACTTACAGGAATTTCACTAATTTCATCAACGCCGCCGTTCGCGCCATAATGTTGATTTACACGCAGAGTAACTGTACCAGAACGATAAGGCTTGCCGCTGCCCTTTGCAACACCGTCACGAATTACTACACTATGTAGAGTACCAGTAATAGAAACTTCATTCTTTGCAGGATTTTGAATTGACTTACTCATATATATCTTTTCTCCTAATAATTAAATAAAATAAAATAAATAAAATAGATTATAATACAGAGTTTCTACGGGCACGTTCCGCTTTTTCTTTTGCTCTCGCGGCCTTTCGTGCAGCAGTCGCTTCTGCTTTTTCACGCGCCAAACGACGCTCTTCTTGAACAGGGTCAAATTTTAATCCTTCATTTGTGATTTGAATCCAACGAATAACTGTTGGTTTGCTACCAGCAGCAAGAGGAGCGTATTCTTCAATGCGTTCAGTCGCTAATCCCTTTTTAACCAATCCATTTACCGAACCAGTTACTGTCGCCATTGAGACATCAAGTTCTTCTACTAAATCTTGTTTAGTGTATTCTTTGTTAGAATGCTCTTGTAAAAAAGCGAGCACTTTTTCTGAATTTGGTCGCATTTTTATACCCTCAATGTTTAATTTATTATAGATTAAAATTTATTCTTTGTCAATTTTATTTTCGTCTGAATTTTCACTCAAATTCTTACAAAAATATTCTTCAACTAATTCTTGCCATTTAACATCATCATTAGAACTTTGCGCTATTTCATATAGCTTGGGAATCAAATCTTCATCATAAGCCTTTACTACCGCTATCCAAGTATTTACATTTTTTGCAATAACTGTTCGGCTAATAGATGCTCCAACCCAAAGATGAACGAAATCAAGAAGAGTTAGTTCTTCATCGGCATAAATCTTATCTTCAAGGTCGCGAAAATCTTGAGTCATTTTCTTAGTGTTGGTTAGATCTTCTTCTGGATTCTTTTCAGAAATAACATCCATTGCTTTCTCACCATTAATTGCTCCATTACGAGCAACTAAGGCAAACAAATCTTTATATTGTTGTGTTAGTTTCATTATACACTCCATATTACAGAATCAATTTGTTCATTTTCTTGAATTACTTTTTTGCCCTTTGCTTGTTTGCCAGAAGGCAAGATTTTGTAGTTTTTACAATTAATAACTTGTTCTTTGTCACCAATTTTTAAAGTAAATTCTTGAGTGTCATTAAAATCTATTGCTTTAATTTCATCATTTTGTTGAAGTTTAAAAGATACTGTATTTGCCCGCGCAGGCCAACTATACTCTGACATTTTAGTTTTCTTTACATATCCATCTTTAGTAATGAATGTAATAATGCCGTCTTCTTTTAAAGAACTTACGCTATTAATTGCAATAATATCATGAGTTTTAAATAATGTGCTAATTGCAATTTGTTTATCAGTTAATTCTTTAATTGCAACTTTATACATTTTACCGTTTTCGGCAAAACCAATTAGAGTATCTTTATTTGTCGTTTTAATATTTTGACCGCTTAGAAGTTTTTCACATAAACTAATCTTTCCATCCTTAATACGGACAATTACAGGGATTTCTTCTTCTTCTTCTTCATCCGCGTCAATGACGTTAGTGATTTTTGTGCGACGAACATCACCAAATTTTTTAGCTACTTCATCAAGAATATTAATAAGAATTTTATCAATCTCAAGAGGATTAGATAAGATGTTGTTTAACTTATTAATTTCAACTTGATTTTCTTCTAATTCTTTATTAATTTTAATTGCTTCTAAGTTTGCAAGTCGTTGAAGTTTTAAATCAAGAATGGCTTTCGCCTGTTCTTCATCTAAATTATAATTCTTCATTAATGCTTGTTTAGCATCTGCTGCACTTTCACTATGACGAATTAAAGCAACAACTTCATCAATATGTGCGATTGCAATTAACAATCCTTCTAAAATATGATTGCGAGCAACAAGAGCATCTAAATCATATTGAAGTTCCCGTTTCTTACATTCTCTAATATGGTTAATATATGCTTGGCAAGCTTCACGCCACCCAAATACTTTAGGAAAACGGCCATGGTCAAGCATAATCATATTGATTCCAAACCAACTTTCAAGAGAGGTATCTTTATAAAGCTTTTGAATCATTACCGTTGGATTAGCAGCTTTAGTAAGATAAATACGAATATCAGCTTCTTTTTTAGTATGGTCAATTACTTTCGCAATACCGTAGTTTTCGTCTTCTTCTGTTAAAGAAGCAAGTTGGCTAATTACAGTATTAGTATAAACACCGTAAGGTAAATGTGAGGCAATAATAACATTATCTTTTTGATGATAAATTAAATCTGCGCGCAACCGAATAGAAGTACCCTTACCTTTTTCAAGACTTTCTTTTACTTCTTTGGCATTTGTAATTGTACCGCCAGTTGCGAAATCTGGAGGGCAATAAATTTCATCAAAATTAATATCTTTATTCTGAATCAATTTAATTAAAGCTTGGTTAACTTCTTTTAGGTTAAATTGCGGAATATTTGTACTCATAGCCACCGCGATACCAGTGCAACCATTTACAATATTCCAAAAGCCAATAGAAGGAAAAACACTTGGAATTTTTTCCGTATCATCATAATTATTATACCACTCATTTCCAATAGCGTTTTTCTTTAAACCATCAAAGAAAATGTCTGATAGCTCACTGGCCCGCATCTCCAAATAACGAGAAGCAGTATGGTCATCAGGAGCACAAGGAGAGCCGACTGCACCCTGAGCATCTTCTAGTAAGTAGCGCGCCGCCCAAGGTTTAGCCATACGCACAAAAGTATCGTAAATAGCCTTATCGCCATGAACATAAGATTGTGATGTTGCCGCGGCTACGGACTTTAATGCTTTTTTATATGGTTTATTGTGAGTAAGTTTATTTGTGTATTGTGCATATAAACCTTGTCGTAAACCAATTTTTAAACCATCTCGTACATCAGCAATTGCTCTTTCCTGCGCTACTGACGCGCCATATTCAAGGAAAGCATCTTGTATTGAATTTTCAAAATCAACCTGAGTAATCAATTTAACACTCTCCTTAATTATTTAATACGCTAAAGTCAACATTTTCAAAAAGATAGTCTCTACGCGGGCTTACTTCTTTGCCCATAAGCATAACAAGAGTTTGATATGTTTGCTCAAAATCATCAATGGTAAGACACTCTAAGTGCTGATTCTCAGTGTGAAACATTGATTCTTCAACATCTTCTGGACGCATTTCGCCTACATATTATTCCATTATTTCTAATGGTACAGACCATTTCTTCCACTTAAGTGGCTGCCTGTTTCCATTTTCGTATCAATAGAAAATGTACTCTCCAACAACGGAGATGGTCGTTACAGGTTCAAACTACAATATTCTTCCAATTTTGATAATTCCAGACTTGTTGAAAACTGCGATAAGTTATTGTTGTATATTTATAATCTTTATATACATCTTTGCAATTTTCTCCATTTTTCTTTCTTAAACGAATTTGATAAACTTGTTGTTCATTTAATTTCGCTCTTGGATTTTTTGAGCCTGGATGAGAATTACGTTTAAATAAATAATATCTTCTATTTTCTTCAGTATAAACATCTTGATGGATATTTTTCCAAGTAAAATTGTTCCAAATCTTATGAAAACCAGTTAGATTAATTTTGTCTTGAAATTCTTCATAAACTTCATTCTTATCTTTATGTTGATTATAGCATTCTCTAATATAATAGACTTCATTAGCAGTAAGTTTATGATTAGGATGTTGTTCTTCTCTCATACCGTAAGAAGAATATTCATATCCAGATGTTTCATTATATCCATGATGATTTGAGTTTGCTTTATATAAATCAATATAATAAGCTTCTCGCTCACCTAATTGAGTTTGTGGACATTCTTCTAATACAGAAAAATCAAAATTGTCTATTCCATACTTTCTAAAAGCTTTGTACAAAGCTTTATTATATTCTTTATTTGATTCTTCATTTCCAGAGAAAGCTTTCTTTTTATGCGCTTTCCAACGTTCTTCTATATTAGTGGATTGTCCAATATAACATTTATTATTTATTTTATTTGTAATTTTATAAATTCCAATCATTAATATCACCTTCTCATTTGATAAGGTAATATTGTAGTTTGCTTCCCACGAGATTACCTTTCATATTATAAGTAATTTCACCAAGTCCTTTTTCGTTAGAACTTTTTTAATTATTTATAATTTTTATACGGCTCCCTCGTTAGCCATAATTACTTATGACCCCTCTGATAAGAGGAAAAGGCAGTAAGGGCCAGACTATCTCTTACCCTTTATATCTTCCAATTTCTGCTTTTGGAAATTTCATTTTAAACTCTTGCAATTCATTATCATTATATGCGTAATACTTTGTTCCACAATTGTTAATGCGATAAAGTGGAGCGCGAAGCCAACATAAACGGCCTTCTTTGACAAAATCTGGAATTAAAACCATAAACAAAGTCGCAACAAGACACATAATGTTAAGTCCGTCTATGTCTCCATCGGAAGCGATGGCAACCTTGCCATAATTTAACTTCTTACTATTGTATTTGTCCATGATGCCACAGCCAAGAAGAGTAATAATGTCACTAACTTCTTGATTTTCCAAACATTCTTCAACAGGATGCTTTAAAAGATTTTTAATTTTTCCTCGCACAGCATAGAGGGCATCGGTTTCTACATTACGAGCAGGATTCAAACCAGCAAGAGCAGAATTGCCTTCTGTAATGATTAAAGTGCTATTTTCACCGTGCTTTTCACAGTCTTTAAACTTTTCTGGCATTAAGACTTTCTTACGACGAGAGGTGGCTTCTTTTTTCTCGTGATTTAGAATTGCTTCTCGCGCTTTTTCAGCCGCAGCGTCTGCTTTTGCAATTTTACTCATTAAGTCTACAATTGATTTAAATTCATTTGGAAAATCTGTAGACATTTTCTTTAAAGCTTCTGTAAAAGCATTTGATGCAAGCGTCCGTAGATTTGGATTATTAATTTTACTTTTAGTTTGATTTGCGAAAGAAGGATTAGTTACTTTGCAATTTATTACATAAAACAAACCATCTCTAATTCTATCGCCATCAAATTTAGCATTAGCTAAATTATTAAAAGTTTTTGTAATTGCCGCTTTTGCACCAGTAATTGGTGAGCCGCCTTCTGGCACTCGTAATCCATTTACGAAAACATAACCTTGTTCTTTATTTTTTCCCCATTGAAAAGCAATATCAAGTTGATCATTTTCATCTTCTACGTGCGCAGTTAAGATTGTTTTATGAAGAGGATTTTCATTGTTTTCTTTAACGAAATCAAGAATACCATTTTTTGCACAATAAGTATTATGAATTTTTTCTCCTTCATAACAACAATCTACATTAAAAGTGATGCCACTATAAAGATAGGAAATATCTTTTACATCACGACAAATTCTGTCATAATCATATTGAATTTCACCGTTTGAAAAAACTTTTTCATCTGGAATAAACTCAACATAAGTTCCATTCTTATCTTTAGTTTTGCTTTCCTTATAATTTTGTAAATTACCTTCTATAAATGAAGCTTCTGCCGCGACACCATCACGCACACTAATCACTTTAAAAAACTTAGAACTTAAGCATACGCAACTACCGCCAATACCGTTTAATCCTGATGAGTTCTTATAACTATTTTTATCAAACTTACCACCAGTATGAGATTTTGTATAGACCGAAACTAAAACATTTTCTCCATCGGATTTAATACCAAATGGGACACCCCTTCCAAAGTCTCGGATTGCGATACTATTATCATCGTAATTTAAAGTGATGTCAATTTGTTTGCCATATCCCGCAAGTGCTTCATCCGTGCTATTATTTAATATTTCCTTAATTGCTTGATATGCGCCTTCAATATCATCTGTTCCTAAATACATAGAAATTCTTTGACGCACACCTTCGCGGAAAGTTAGACTTTGAATTGAATTAATATCATAAGCCAACTCAGTTTTCACTCTCCTTTCTTTCTTTCAATATATTATACTAAGAATTTTTATAAGTGTCAAATTTTATTTTGGTGGCACATTATATAAGTAATAGAAAATAATAACCTTTCTTTTGGAGTTTTATATAAATTATAAAATTATCCCCAATCATCAAAAATTATTATACCATTTGCATTAATGGTTTCTTATGTTTTTATTCAATAATCTCCCATAAAATAATATGTCCAACCTTCTTCTGTTCGCTCATCAAAGTAATGTAATTCTTCTGCTAATTTTGGAAGACTATTAAATGTATCAAAGTAATCAGAGTGATAGCAACAGAATTTAAAGATTTTTTCAAACAGCTCTTTATCTACATGAACTTCTTGTCCATTAATATCTGTTTCTTTTGGGTCAAATTCCTTCCAAATATATTCATATAAGTCCCAAAATTTTCTCCAATAGTAAATTTCTACTTCTAAATCTTTAGCTTTGTTACGCCGAATTAAATACATATCAAGTCCCATTATTCTACTTCCTTTCATACTTTTTATTATTTTCTTCTACAAAATGTTGCCAATGGCGTTGATATGCTTCATGACTTATACGAAGAACTTCACCTTGAGTAGAAATATCGCAATTATCATTTTGATGATAAGCACAGTGATGGCAAATATATTTACCATTTTCTTTTTTCCAACCATATTCATCGCAAATTGAGCCATCTAATGGTTTTTCCATAAGGCCGCAAACAGAACAAATGTAAATCTTATTCTTTAAAATCGTTTTACTAAACCAATTCCCAAGAGGCCGTGTGATAATATCATACCAAAAACAATTTAACCAGTCAAATGGCCCTTGAAAACGCATATGATAATTACACCATTTATCAAGAGGACAATCTTTACATTCATTATAAGCGCAAGGGAAATCCATGATATACTTACGATATTTAAGATATTTAAATAAATTAGGTTGCTTAGTTTTAAGTTCGTTTAAAATTACGACATCATCTTTCATTTTCTTATTCCCTTTCTTTTTCTATATTATACTATAATTTTTCTTTTTTGTAAAAAAAATAAGCGGTCATTTACGACCGCTTAAATTTAATCTAATAGCTCTGCTAATTCGCAAACTTTAGAACGCTCTACTTGCTCCAAACGCACTTGTCCATACAATGGATTGCCGCGATAAACCTTATTCATTCGTAAAACGCCATTAGAACGTTCAAATAATTTATTATCAATTTGTTTATAATCTGAACAAAGAACTAATTTACTATTTTCTCCAATACGTGAAACAATTGCAGCAAGCATCTCGCGAGTTAAATTTTGCGCTTCATCGCATACACAGAAAACATTGTTAAGACTACGACCACGAATAAAGTTCAAAGGGAAGAAATCTAATACTCCGCGCTCCATTAGTTCATCAAAAATTTCTGGGCCGCCAACTACATCAATAACTGGGCCGCAATATGGATAGATTTTCTCTTCTGCGGTCCCAGGTAAATAACCAATTTCTTGAGAACCTTTCAAAGACCAATTATTACGAAGATACAATACCTTATTATATTGGCCTTTTTCAGTTAGAGTTAAACCTGTAGCAATAGCAAGGAAAGTTTTACCACTACCTCGTCGGCCAAAACAAGAAATGATTGGAATAGCAGGATTTTGTAATAAATCTGCATAAACCTGCTGCTCATCAGAACGTGGTTTAATTTTCCCGAATAGATTAGATTGAAGTGTTTCAAAACCTAATCTAACATATTCTTTTCCATCCCAACGAACGATATGCTCTTTACCATCTGGGTCAGTTAAAATACCGTATTCATTAATATCTAAATTAAAAATATTGTCGTGACAAGCAATATTATATAAATCATCCCACTGTTTTTCTGTGGGAACAATTCGTTGATAGCCGTCCCAAAATCTTTCTTTACTTTCTTTACTAAAAAGATGTGCCTCAATTTGAGGAAAAATTTTTGTTAAAAGTAAATATTGGGCATAATCGCCAGTATGAAAAATAACTTTATTTTTTTGAGATAATAAACCTGCTTCAAAAATAATGCGAGTATCATTCTTTTCTTCTAAAGCATAACTATATTTTTTCATAAAAGAGTCATAATCTTTCTTATTAAAAACTGTAGTTAAGCATTTAGAATTTTTAATAATATTCACGACTTTTCTCGCGGCTTGTTTTACTTCTTCGTCTTTTGCCGCGGATGTTTTAATATTTTCTAACTCACCAATAACAATTAAACTAATATAACAATTTTCATCTAATTGTAAAGTATCATTCAAAGTTAATAAAGCCGAGGTGTCATATACTTTTAAAATATTCATTAATATTTCAACACCTTAATCTGTAATTTTAATGGTATTTTCTCCAATAATTTTATCAATCAAACCAAGTTCTTTAGCTTCTTTCGCGCCAAAATACCATTGACGACGATTATGACTATCCCACTCATCTTTTGTGATATTTGTATTAGAGAAAATATAATCCTTAATCGTATCATCCTGATGCTCAGAAAAATCTAAATAATCACGAGCGCTGTTTGCATCATCAGATAATGTTAGATGCCCACAATGAAATAAGAAGAAGGTAAAAGGATAACAATATTTCTTAACATTAGGGTTCTTATTACCTGCACAAAGAATAATTGTGCCCATACTACAAGCATAAGAATATACGATAATGTTAAGGGGCTTCTTATAGTTATCAATAATATTCACGAGGGATAAACCATCCCCTACGGAGCCGCCAGGACTGTTCAAGATTAGAGTCACTGAAGCATTGCTATCGTCTTCTTCAAAGTCCTTTAAAGGTAAAATAACAGTTTCAATTAAACAACCATCAATTTCATCATTTAACACGATAGTTCTATGATTCATTAATTGATTAAAATATTGATACTGTATCGCATTCATTCCACCAGAGGCAACTAATTCAGATAAATCAATAGGAATCAAACCCATATATAAGGTCCTCCATTAAAATACTTCAAAAATTGTATAGTTATGCTTAAGCAAGTCAATACGTGTAAGATGTTTGTCAATTATATTATCAAATACATAAACTTCAACTATACAACCTTTACTTTTTAAACTGTTTATTTGTGATTCAATGAAACATAAATTTTCATCAATCAACATTTTGCTTTCCATCGCCAACAAAGCATATTTTTGCATTTCCATTTTTTAAGTTTCCTTGCGCCCTTGCGGCTTTGCCGCGGGCGCGCTGACTTGAATGAACACGACCGGCGAAGCAGGGAGTGTTCAGACAAGCAGCATTCTTTTATTTTTTATAATTATAAGTAAAAATTTCTTTTTTGTCAATTTTATTTGCTTAAAAAAAGATAGAATTCTGCCGCGTTCGCAAGCGCTCCTTCAAAAGAAGGCTAAGGCTATTGCTACACTTGCCCGACAATAGCAGACTTTACCACACCAAATACTAACTGAACCGCATAAGTTCTTACCTCTGTGTATTAAACAGGGGATGACGTCCTCATGACATTTAAGATGTCAATCATAAACGGCTCTACTTCTCTCAAGGCTCTTGGCTAGAACTAACCAGACCATTAACGCAGTCTACTTCACGGCGAGTTTTACTTTTCTTGCGAAAGAATTTAATTTTTTTTAAAGATTGCTTTAAATGGCCAACTAATTAAACACCAAATAGCCATTACAATTAAGTATATAATAGAAAAGAATGTAAGTAAAATTCCAAGAAGATAATTTTTTATTTTAGTAGATAAAGACATTTATTCCTCAACAGTATTACTTAGAATTGTTTTATTGGATTTTTTAATAGAATCTATAACTTCATTATAAGTCTTGGGATATGCTGATCCATCAAATTCATCATACGTCAATTCATCGTCATATAAAAAATGTTCAAAATCATAAGTATAAGCAGTAATTGGAAACCAAATATTCTTTGAAGCGATATACCCATAATCAATGATATTATATTCTACATGAGGATAGCGAGTAATAACAGACACAATTCCATTTGTATTTTTCATTGAAACAACAAAATCATTATTTTGAAAACGTTTAATAAAATCCTGAAAATTCGCGGAATTTAATTTACAATTATAATATTGTTCTATACCATTAGTCATAATTTTTCCAATGGGATAATCTTTTTTTACTTCATCAAAGGTTCTATACATTATTTATTCCTTTCCAACAATCTTACTCAAAGTACAATCATTAATGTCAATATCATCACGAATTTCAAGAAGTTTCGGATGACGTAATGACCATTGCCCTGTTTTATCTTGACTCAACATCATTGCATCAACCTTACAAGGCTTCATATAATAATCTTCAAAATTATCTCTCAAACCACACATTAATTCCTCGGTTAAGTTAGAACACTTACATAATTCAACCAATTTATCATTTTCATTAAATACACTACAAACAATACTTCCAGGCCAATTATAATAATATGATTTTGTAATTGGTCTTAAAGTACCGCCATTGTAAAAATCAAGATAATAAGCACCTTGAATTTTATCTAATGTTTTTGTATTCTCCCAATATTGCCAAGTGGTAATTTCTTTACCAGTGTAATCTTCTTTTGGCGGCTCAATACCAGTAATAATACAATCAGCCTCAAGCTCTAATTCACGCTTTACTTTAACTGTTTCCCAAACACTTGTGCGACCTTCGCAAGGAAGCATAGTTTTCTTATAAAGAACGACGCCTTCTCCACCAGCAGAAAAAATTTTATCCAACTTATCCCAAAAAGTATTAATATCTGCATTGTAATACTTTGCATAAGATACGAGAGAATTATTAATCTTTTCACAAATTTCTGGAAGATATTTAATTCTATCTACAATAGGAGTATGAGTCAGTTCTTGTCCTTCGTAATATAAAACATCAAAAATATAATAATGAACAGGACTTTCTGCTTGACGTGCTAAGGCTTTAGAATCTAAGCATCGTAAAATTGTCCCAACACTCTGAGCTGTTCCGCCAGGAATATAAACCTCTCCAAGCAACACAGTTGTATCCTTGAAAGCATTTTGAATACTTTCCATAAAAAGAAGTTTTCCAGTTAAATCGCCATAAGTGCCTGTCTTTTTACTTATTGTACGACTTTGCGCGACGGCATATCCATCATCAAAGACAATACGACACAAATCGCCATCTTTCTTTTCAGAAAAACAATAACCGTTAGAAAGCAATAGATTGTCAATTTTCTGACGACGCATTTCCTTAGAGTAGGAACTCGCAATTGTATTATACTTCATCGGTTCCCATTCACTTGGATGCTTAGTGAGGTCAATTGCTTTGCTCATTCATTTTCCTCGCTTTCATTATCTATTAAATCACATAATTCTTGAATAGTTGTCATAAACTGTCCAGATTGATTAATTATATTATAATTCCATTTTTTATAATTATCAAGTTCAGACTCACTTTGATGCTGTTTTTGTTCTTCGGTTAAATCAGAATATTCTTGAATATCGGGACGAATTATATTAATTGTTCTTACAATAGAAGGAAAATTTTTTTCTGTCGTTTCTAACTCATTTTTAAAACGCAAATCAGGAATAATAATAATATCCCAGTCATCTTCAGTGGCTTTTATCCAATTGCAAACCCAATCTGCCCATAAGGTTGGAATTTTCCCACGACATTGTTCTGTTGCATAATGTTGAATATTGCTGCGGCCCCATTCAGACTTATAATCTGTAACGCCATAATATTTTTCTAAAGTAAATTTAACAACATCTCCAAAAGCAATAATACAGCAACGCTTATTTTTAGACTTGTAATAATCCATCATTGCTTCCGCACAAGTGTTTTTTCCGCTGCGAGCAGGTGCATGGATTAAAAAGATTTTTTTAATCATCAATATTCTCCTAAACTACGCTTAATAAATTCTTCATATTGCTCATAAGGCAGTTCAATTTTCTTTACTGTTCGGTGCGGGCCAAGAAGTTTATCATCAAGAAACTCAAAAATAAAGTATCTTTTTGCTTTTTGTCCCATTAGGTCAATAGTTTCTACTCCATAAAGCCATTGACGAGTTTCAATATCCATAGAAACTTCAAGGTTTTCTTGTGGAGTTAGTTTCATTTGAGGCCGCGCCTTTAAACGAAAAATATAGGAAACAGCATCTGCCCTATCAACCTCATAAAAATCCAAATGTTCTAAATAAGTATCTTTAACTTTGCACATATTGTTTTAATTCCTCAATCTCCCAAATTGGTGTGCCACCATAAGAAAGTCCTTTCTTTTCAAATTGTTTTGCGGCGTCTTGTGCCATCTTATCTACGAAATTATTATAATGATTTGTGGAATGTCCCTTTACTTTAAAGAAATGAAAATCTTTATTCTTAAAAAATGGTAAAAGCTGAATCCATAAATCTTGATTTTTAACTTCTTGTTTTGCCGCATTTCGCCAACCATTTTGTTCCCAACCAATATACCAGCCTTGGGAATAACAGTTAATTAAATAAGCGCTGTCACTATAAATGTTATAGGTGTTGCCTTTAGAATATTTTGTTAATTCTAAAACGCCTTTAATTGCCTCAAGTGCAGCAGTAAGCTCCATTCGTTGATTTGTAGTTTGTGGAATTCCACCGCAATCTTTGCGAATAAGAGAGTTATCAAATAATATGCAATAAGCCCAAGCCCCTAAAGCTAATTTAGCTCCGTTTCCTTTGCAAGAGCCATCACAATAGATTTCATACGGTTCAAGTTTTCGTTGAATCATATTTTATCTCCTTTCTTTTATATAAATATTATATCATAAAAATTTACATAAGTAAAAAAAATATGAGCAATATTGCTATTGCTCACAGAATTAATTATATGGACGACTGTTGGGAAGATTATAAATATCATCCCAATATTTTTTACTCCATCCATCTTGTCCAAGAATATGAATTTGGTTATAAAAACGCTGGGCATCGGCCTTCTCTGTTGCGGTAGCCCAACCAGACGGCGAACGATTACAATATTTATCGTGAAGATTTTGAAGACTATGGAATAGCTCAAGTTGAAGACCTACTTCAATTTTACCAAGTCTTGTGTCTTGTGCTTGAATTTTATTAACCTAATCTTGCAACGTCTAAGTGTTTCTATCTAATTGTTTATTAATACTTTCAACAGACGAATTTAAATTTGCGGTATTTGTTTCTAATCTGCTATCTACTGAAGCAATTCTAACTTCAATAGCTTGAATAGATAAATCTAACTTATCAATAGTAGTAGATAATTTTTCAATAGTCTCTGTCAATTTTTTATATCGTCCAGCGAGATGTTCCCAAATTCTTTTAAAAATATTACCAGCGGCGGCGACTGTTTCGCTCATTAATCCCCACCTCCTCAATTTGTATGTAGAGAAGAGAGGTAGATATTCTTAGAGGTCTTTATTAATTAAATAATTTTGATAACGGGAATTTAATTCTTTACAAAACTCAATACCATCTTGTAGATGAGTGAAATAAATGGAAAAATACGGGTAAGTATTTTCAACATTTATTTTTACATCGTATGTATTAATTAAATATCTAAAGAAATCTACTAATGAGTAATTGAAACATCCACTCATTAATTCTAATATGCAACTTTTATGATTCATTTGTAATTGTTCTAATAATGTAGAAGTTGGCAGAATATAAGTATTCTTCATTTTATCGTCTTCTGTTTTAAAGTATTCCGCCATTTTTTTTAACCTCGTTGTATAAATTTTCTACAGCAATATTAAAGTCTATTTTTTCTTTTTTTTCGGGTTCTCGCGGTGTTAAACCATTATAGATCAATTGGATTTGTTTTATTTTAGTTTCATTTGGTTTATAATTTTCTTTGATAATTCTTGTAACAACTGAAGTAGACAT